CGACTCCCATGCTTCAGCAACCAAAAAACAAAAGGAAGTAAATTCTAATGACTGATTTTAAGACTTATATTTATTAGACCGCAAGTAATAAGAAGTTTGTTTATAGATGTCCTCATTGTAATAAGGGAATAATGCAAGTAGTAGAGACAAAAATTGCTAAAAATGAAACTAATTTTTTATCTTGGAATTATACTTGCCCTGTTTGTAAGGAACAAATGGTTACTATTGAAAAAGATGAGTGTTCTTCTTTCAAAAGTGTGTTTCCTCCAATGACTCAAATTAGTGATAAAGAATTTACTGATATTAAAAAGGATGTAGGAGAAAAAGGTATCTATCTGTTCTCTGAAATATAAAATGCTAGCGTACAGAAATTGGTTATAACTGCCTAGACTTGAAATCTTGTGTGCTGACGTTGAATCAGCCTGTGGGTTCGAATCCTACCGCTAGCGCCATGGAAAAAGGAGATTAAAGATGAGCAATAATAATTCAATCGAAATCGAACGTAAGTTTTTAATCTCTGGTTTTCCTAAAGTCGATTTTGATGAAGTCGGAATTGTTAAAACTATCTATATTAATATCAAATATAATTCTGATGGAAAAATTTTACAGGAAATTCGTATAAGACGTTGGTTTGAAAGTGGTAAAGGTTATCGTCCAGATGCTCTTACTTTTAAATCTGGTGGTACTTTAATCCGTACCGAAATTGAAACAAATCTTACAGATAATTCTTTGTTTGACTGTTTTAATGAACTTGGTTATAATCCTATTGTAAAAGATTATAGAGGTCTTTACAATAATGGTTATTTAATTGAATTCAATCTTGTAGATGGCGGTACTGATACTGCTTTCTATTATGCCGAAGTTGAATTTGATTCAGAGGAAGAAGCTAACAGTTATGTTTGGCCTTTTCCTGAAGTATTTATTGAGGAAGTTACTAATAAGCCTGAATATAAAATGGCAAATTATTGGAAACGTACTCGTGAATAAGGACTTTTATTAGTCCTTCATTTGCTGGATTAGCTCAGAGGCAGAGCGCCACTCTTGTAAAGTGGAAGTCGGGATTTCGAAATTCCCATCCAGCTCCATAAACTTTTTTATAAAATAAAAGAGGATTTTTATTATGGATGAGCTTTTATTCTTGGAAGAGGGAATTGTTGAAAAGATTAAAGCTTTAAAGAAAGATAGATATACAATGAAAGATGTTGATGCTCTTTGTGAATTTCTTGGTCTTGAGTTGTTTTCTTATCAAAAAGTTGTTCTCCTTCTTAATTTGAACAAGAAAAATCTTCTAAAAGAAATTTTAAAAAGTACTTGACAAGATGAAGAGTATATGTTATACTTAAGATGTGGTTGAGAGATAAACCAACCTTGCAGAAGTGGTTTAATGGTGAGAATAACGGCTTCCGAGGTCGTGGGTGCGGGTTCGATTCCCGTCTTCTGCTCCAATTCCTTAGTAGTTTAAAAGACGATAAATAAATTAAAATACCCTTCAGTCGGAAAGCCTTTAATGAGTATAGAATGGCACTCAAGTAGGGAGTTCTGGATGGGCGAATCGGAACCACCAGCTAAGGAAATTAAAATATGAGATGATTTATGGAAACTAAAATTTGTACTGTTTGTTAGAAAGAATTACCGATAGAAGATTTTAATTGGAAAAGCAAATCTAAACAAAAAAGGCGTTCTGACTGTAAATATTGTTAGAGCAATCACATGAAAGAGCAATATTAGAAAAAGAAAGCTTATGTTGCTTAGATAAAAGCTGAAAAAGGTTGCGCGAAATGTGGTGAAAAGCGAGATTATGTTTTAGATTTTCATCATATTGACCCTAGCTAGAAAGATGATTCAGTTGCGAGACTAACAAGTAATACAACAAAATTTGAAAGATTAGAGGAAGAAATAAATAAATGTGTTATTCTTTGTGCTAATTGTCATAGAGAGTTTCATTATTTTAATTTTTTGAATTCTGAATTTAGTATTGAAGAATATTTAAATTCTGACTAATATAGGGGTGTAGCCAAGCGGTAAGGCAAGGGACTTTCAAGGATTAATTCAAGTAGAATTCGGTGGATTAGTTTAAAGACTGTTTCGACGGTATATTGGTTCAAGTCCAATATCCTTGACCAGACTCCCTGACGCGAAGGTTCGAATCCTTCCATCCCTGCCATAAGCAACAATTCAAATTATCGTTTACGTGTAGACGCTTACAGCAACAATAATAAAAATCAAATTTTATAAAAAGATTCTAATATTTAAAAAAAGATTTAGGGTATTGTTCCTTGCTAATTAGTTTATGATGCTTTCATGATTCTCCTTTGTTAGTATTATGCGTCTAGTTTATAAGTGCCGTTCCAAGGATGGAGTTACTCGACGGAGAGCTTAAGAAGGGGTTCGAATCCCCCACGGTGCAAGATTGAATTGTTTGGAGTACTACAAACAAGATGGTAAGTTATTGATGATTTAAAAGTAAACCCTTACAGCAAATTTTATTACTTAATTTTAGCTTGAAAAAAGATTATGGATAGGGTTTAGATTAGTAATGCTAGCGATAATATAAAACAGCTAGAAGTAGACACTAACAGCAATTAAAATAAAAATACTGGAAAATATATTTAATTGGAATAAATACTTTTTTAGATTTTTATATGGTGTCTAGAATTTTATATGGGGATGTATCTCAATTGGTCAGAGGGCCCGACTTATGTTTTAGTAGTTTAAAAGTAAAACTTTCAATGCAAGTGCAAGACTTGTCTAAAACACCAAATCGGGAAGTTGAGTGTTCGAGTCACTCCATTCCCACCATTTATAAATAAAAAAATAAAGTAGACTCTTACAGCAATTATTTAGAGACTTGTGATTTGGGATTACAAATGTTTTGAAAAATGAGTCTAGCCTATAAGCTCCTATAGCTCAATTGGATAGAGCAAAGGATTTCTAATCCTTGGGTTGGGGATTCAAGTTCCTCTAGGAGTGCCATGAGGAATCGGCTAACGGCTAGGTCAAAAGACTCTAAATCTTTGGGCGTGGGTTCGACTCCCACTTCCTCTGCCAGATATTGAGGGAATTAAATAATAAATCTTAATTCCCTCTTTTATATAAAGACAAAAACAAAGTAAACAAAAACAAAGTAAACAAAAAACTAAAGTAAAACAAAGAAATTAAAGGAGACAAAAAATTATGTGTGACAACTGCAAGAACGACATTTCCCGACCGTCTAACTCTTCCATTGCTTATGGTGTTTATGAGAGTGGTGGCGTAGTCAAGGCTGAGGTAACTGATACTGCATTTGATGCAATGCATGTTATTACTCGTCTTTGTGAAAAGGCTGATATGAAGACTATTTCTCTTGAAGGTATTTGGGAGAACACTCTTCTTGAAAACAGCTATCGTGGTAAGGCTAAGGTAAACCATGCTGATGGTGATAAGTTCGTTGAGGACATTGGTAAGGAGTTTGCTCGTGGCAAGGCTCTTGAAAAGTATCATCGAGCATTTGACCGTAAGATTCTTGCAATGCTTCTTGATGCACGAGTTCTGGTTGCAACCATTGAACATTATTGTGCTAAGAAGAGCATCAACACTGAAAAGATTCCTTCGATTGAAGCGATTTCTAAGAAGCGCTTTGGTTGTAAGTAATTAAAAATAAAAAGTAGTCCGTTTAAAATTTTCATAAATTCACTCCAAAAAGAGGAAGAGGTCGAATGGCTTCTTCCTTTTTTTACACATTCTTGAGAGAAACTTTTAATAAATGCTTGACAAGAAAAAAGATATATGGTAATATCTAAATAAATAGAAAGGAGAGTTGATATGGCAATTAACAATGCAATTACATATGGAGAAGTTGAAGAATTCTTTTCTACTCTTTTGTCTCCTGAGACTCCTAAGATTCGTAAGTATCATGTTTACGGAATGTATCAGCGTGAACAAGAAAATGAAAAGAAAGTTGCCGAGTTTGAAAATGCAGTAACCAAGAATTCTGATGGTTGGCGTTTTTTTGGCTCGATGATTGGCGAAGATATGTGCATTGTCACAGGAATCAATCGTAAAGAGGAAATTTATTACATTCCCACTTATAAAGATAAAGAAAATAAGATTCATGTTTGTAATACTTATTTTATAGATTTTGATGAAGCAGTTCTTGCTTGTGTGATTTATAAGAAAACCGATTCTGTTGAGTCTGTACAATGGGTTTGTAAATTAATTAATAATTAAAAGAGGTAAAATAAAATGCGTAAGCTTAATACAATTCAGAAGAGAAACAACCTTAATACTGTGTATGCAGTTGATGAAAAGGGCATTGGTAATGCCAACCATGTTTACAATGTTATTGTAACTGATGGTCAGGGTAATGAGACTCCATATTCTATTGCTTTCCAGAATGGTCCTCGTAAGGAGACTGATTCTATTCATGGTCTTCTTGATACAGACCTTCTTGAGATTGTTCGTGACCGTCTTCAGGGTTTTCAGTCTGGTGAGTTTGCTTGTCGTGAGAATGCCCTCGCACTTACTCATCTGGAGGAATGTTTATTGTGGATGCATAAGAGAGTTGAAGACCGTGCAGAACGTGGAGTACTTGGTACTACCAATAAGTAATTGATATGGCTAAGATTAGTTTTACAGTGATTAATGAGGGAAAGGATGAAAATTCTTCCCCCACACCTCAAAATCCTCAAGACATAGTTTATACAACTCCGCCTAAGTGTAAATTTTGTTCTCAAGAAATGAAGCCAACTGGTACAGGCAATTATTATTGCACTTGTCAGGCATTTAATACTTACATGGGACTTTTAGAGAACATTGAAAAATTGAAAAAGTCGTATGAACAAAACATGTTAGCTTATCAAAAGATTGGTCAAAAGCTTGTTGAGGAATCTGATTATTATAAAAAGGTAATTGCGATTTCACAAAAGAGAATTGCAAATAAAGACCCAAAAGACAAAATTAAAACTGATGGAAAAACTATTGACCTGAACACTTTCTTAGAGTATAATAAGCAAGACAGGGAAGAAGCGGAAGATATTTTAGGTTATTATTGGTTTCCTCCAATGAGTTAATTTAAAATATTTTAAAATAAACAAAAAGGAGACTACACTAAATGAATTCATGGGAGAAATGGCAAAAAGAATTGCTTTGCAGTCTCCAAGACATTATAACATATAGCCATTTAGGACTTGTGTTTACTTTAATTTCAAACGAGGAAATTTCTATAGACCAAGAAGAAAAAGGTTTGCATTTATCAATTAAAGCAATGGTTTATAAGAAATATTATAATTCTATTTCGCCCCCAAGATGGACTTGGAATGATTCTTTAGCATTTGCAAAAAATAATTTAATGGTATTTATCAATGAATGGTTAAAGAGAAGGGGGTTATTGTAATACAAACAATGGAAAATAATAATAAAAAGTTGCATGGTATTTTAGGATTAATTCTTAATGCTTTTTACTTTTTTATTGGAGCACATTATTTAACTACTTGTCATACGACAAGTATATTGTCGTATATTGTTTTAGTAATAGCCTTCTCTGTTTATATCGGGTATTGTTATACTTTTGGTGTTAAATGGGAAATTAAGCACATTCAATCCAATCAAGAAAAAATTGAAGCCATGGAAAAGAAAATTGAAAACATGGAAAAGAGTATTAGTTATCTCATGCAACACACGCCTTTAGATGAAGAAAAATATCAAAAGTATTTAGATATTTCTGAACAAGAAGGGTTTGACCCAATTACGCATCAGAGACTTTAAAAAATATTTTAAAAAGTATGTAATAAGTACTTGACAAAATAAAAGTTAAGTGCTATTATATAACCAAGCTAAAGGTAACACTTTAGCGAACTAGAAAAGGCTTAAGACAAGATGTAGCAAGCATTCAATAATTGATTTGGTTGTAAAGCGTCTCACCAACGCAGATTGTTACGACGAACTAAACTTGCTTAAAGGTAGCGGGAGCAATCCTCTAAAAGATTTCCGATGGTGGTTTGGAACTTCTATATTTGGAGTAAGAAGGTAAATGGATAAGGCAACATTCGTGTTAGCGTTTATCGTGTAGGAAATTTTAGAGCAGATAAAAGAAAGGGGAATACAATGTCTACTAAAATTTACGAAATCATTCCTTATGAAGTAGAAGCTTTGAAGTGGGAAAAAGACAATTGGGAAGAAGTTGTAGAATTCTTTAAAGCTCATAACACTGAAATTAAGAATATCGTTAAATATTCTGAAAAGGCACTTGAAAGTTTTAAGAAACTTAATAAGACTTGGTTTGAAAAGAATATTGACAATGAAGGTAGACATGCTTTTGTTGCTTATAGGCCAGAAGATGATTCTCATGATGAATATAGCGAATTTGTTGAGCTTGGAGATTATTTTGTAATTGGAAAAGATAATTTAATTTATACAAAACATGGGTTCAATTTTGAGAATATGTTTAGGGAGAAAGAAAATGTTTGAAGTTAAGTTCCTTCGTCATAACAAAAAAAAGTACAATAGCAATGTTTCTCAAGAATATTCTTTTAAGAAGACTTTTAATACTGTAACAGAACTTATGCAGTATTTAGATAAAGCTCCACGAACCTCTGTTTCAGTAGTTGATTATAGTGGTCTTAGTCATTCTGAATGGTATGCTTTTTGTCAAAAGAGACATCAGCAACTTTGGAATGAAAGACTTAAGTATAAGAAAAACCATCCTGAAATTTCTTGGATTGACCAGTATCTTACCCCTGAACATAAGAGATTAGAATTCTATAATTTGTTAAAAGGCGGAAGGTTTGAACCTACGCATAGACTTCCAAGAAAATATTATAAGAAGCATGATTTATAATTAAATTAACAAGTTGCTGCAAAGTTGTCAAGAAAAAAGTTTTTAGAACTTCTTGACAACTTTGTTTCTTTATGCTATACTTTATTTATAAAAATATTCAAGGAGTTTTTGAAATGGAAAAAACTTTTAATATTAAGTGTACCATGGAAGAAAGATGGATTGATTCTTTTCTTTCTATGTTACGTTACATGGAAGCCTGTGGAAAGATTGGACATTCTACTTTAATTGGTTTCTATAGTGATGGCGATGGAGATTTTAGACCTCAGTTTGAATCAGATGTACAATTTAATAGAGATGATGGCTATGTTCCTGAAAAGGATAGTGGCAAAATCCCTTCGAGGATTTATGATGCTGGCTAAAAGTTAGCCAAGATTGGAGACTTTGATGATTGGAAGTATTGGAAAGTAAAACTGTTGTTCCTTTTACGCCAGAAGAATTTGCTGAAAGAGCACAAGAAATTGTAGATTTATGTCAAGGTGATGCAACTCTTTTAAATGGCTGGGGACATAGAGCAATGGATAGTTTAATGGAAGATGTGTTATGGTCTTTAGGCTTTGATAAACGGATTGAAATTTTTGACCAATTACGTCGGGTAAGGTATTAATATGAAACAAATTAGGAAAAATGTTTTCGAGACTAATTCTTCAAGTGTTCATTCATTGAGTATTTGTTATAAAGATAATTATGATTATACTCAATTAGATGATTACATTGAAGAAGATTATGGTCACAATGGTTACGGTAAATATTTAAAATTGAATTTTGAAGCCTTTGGATGGGGTTGGGAGTCTGATTTAGATGAAAATAGTGCGATAGCTAAACTTGAATATATTTTAACTGCTATAACTTGTTTCCAAGGTTACAATATTAATTGGAGCAGTAGAGAAGATAAAGAAGAAGCTATTAAAGAAGTTATGGAATCAGATGATTTCCAAAAGTTCGAAGATGATGTAAAGTATACTCTTTCTAAGCATGACATTCACATTATAGGAATCAAAATTAGTCCTGATGAAGATGGTTATGTAGACCATCAAAGTCTTGATTATTATGTTTATGATGGAATGTATTATATTTTTGCAAGAGATGGAATTACATTAGAAGATTATATTTTTAATAAATGTTATAGTTTGATTATCGACAATGACAATCACTAACGCAAAAATAAAATAAAACAAGATAGAATAAAAGTGAAATTTTATCGTATCAATTTTTATTAAAAAATTAACAATTTCCCTTGTTTTTTAATAAAAAAGTTGCAAAAACAGGGCGAAAAAACAATTAAGGAGTAATTAAAATGTCTAATAATAATAGTTGTATGTTTAAGTGCAAGAAGAAGAACGCAATTGACGGCAAGATTTATCGTGTGTATTAGATTATGCCTCTTCCAAATCAGTTTGGTGCTCTTGGTCTTGTAGGCATTATGTATTGTGAACAGGATAAGAAGTTTGACGCTAACGATTTAAGTCAGTTTGAAATTATTGATGAGGTTTCTCCTCTTCTTTAAGACAATAAAATCGACAAGAAATAATTTAATAAGCACTTGACATTTACCTCTCCTTATGATATTCTTTTAGTAGAAAAAATAAGGAGAGGTGTTTTTATGAACCTTTGCAATCAGTATAATCGTTTTGTTCGTTTTGTTGGTGATATTCTCATTACTGACCCTTGTTATATTATCCGCGAAGACCGTAAGATGAATTACAATACTTATCCTAAGATGGAAGATTATTATTCCAAACATAAGATTATTGGGGATGGACATAAAGGTTATCCTACTCCTGATATGTACGAAGATGTTATTTATATTGAAATGAAGAAACCTCTTCGTATCTACGACCTTCCTGAAAGCCATCGTACTCCTGAGAGAGAAGCGAAACTTGTTGATGCTTATGAAACGTGGATTAGAGGGACAAGAACAAAAGACCCTAATATTCGCGTGATTCCTCTTTCTCCCACTTACGAAACTGAAAATGAAGCTTACAACAAAGCTGTAACAAAGTGGGAAACTGAGCAGGAAGATGATTGGGGAAAGTGCTGCTGTGGAGAAGCCATGGAAAAGCTTGGTCTTAATACTTTTATCGTCTGCGACACTATTTACGGTGATTGGTCATGCACTGTCCGCAACAGCTTGACCAAGGAAAAGATGGGAGAGTTCTGTGCTGATTCTGGCCAGGTTGGTGTCTTCCTTATGGATGAAGTTTTGGAATATAACCCCAATCTTAACCTTCCCAAGCATTGTGCTACTATTATTAAAAACTTTGATGGACATGTTCGTGTCAATAAAAAGAATAATGGTAAATACACCTATGATGGCAAAGAATATGATGATATTGTTGCAGAAGTTGAGGGGGTTAGCAAGACTTTGAATTTCAAGAGTGCTCAGACTGGATTTTAAGGAGATAATATGAAACAGATTAGATGTAATGTTTTTGAAACTAATAGTAGCTCAAGTCATTCTTTGGTAATTACTACTGATAATGAGCATTATACTAGAGAAGAAATTAATAAAAATTTTTATATGACTGATGGTATCGTAAGATTGTGGGAATCTTCTCTTGAATTTTATCGTTCTCCTTTTGATATGCTTGTAACTTTTAAGGATAAGCTGAGATATGCTATTGCATCGTCTAATGGTAATCTTGTAGATGAATGCAGAGAAATTTGTAAAAAGTATATTGATGGATTTACAGATTTTGAATTCGATACCAAAGATTATGTTTGGGATTCAGAAGTTAAAGATTATGTAGTAGCAAATGTGCCTGTTCCAACCTATGGCGGCACTGACGATTATCAGATTGAGGGGTGGCTTAAGAAGTATAATGTATCTCTTGAGGAATTTTTAACTAATAAGAGATATATTGTAGTTGTGGATGGCGATGAGTACAATTGCTGGCCTCATATTAAGGATTCTGGTTTGGTAGACACTTCCAAAATCATCCATGATAGTTATGCTGAAGAGGAAGAAGAATGGCACAAGCAATATTTAGCTCAATTGGAAAAGGAGAAAGAAGATGCAGACTCCAAACATGAAGACTAAACGCAAAATGAAGCGTTATGAATTATCTGACTATTTTCTTTCTTTAACTACAGCAGAACAAATTATTCTTCTTACTGATGCAGGATTTAAAGAGGGGTTTTGGAGAGAATCTAAAAAGTCTGACCATTATTGGATGACTTATCATTTTTGTCTTTTCAACTCCAAAATAGAAAGAATTTCGTATGAATTTAGCTTTGATGTAGCAATTGACCTTGATGACCTTAAGTCTTGGAATGATTTTGATAATCTTGAAGTCATTGATGACGATTTTGGTCAGCCATATAATGCTTTTTTCAGAGCTCAAGATAGTGGGCATAGTTTTACTTTTCTTGACATAATTATTAAGAAATATGAAAATAAAATGAACAAACTGGTAGAATCTAAAATTTTAGAAGAGGTAAAATTAAATGAAGCAAATTCGTAAAAATGTATTTGAAACAAATTCTTCTTCTACTCATACACTTGCTATTTGTACCGAAGATGAATATAAAGACTGGAAAGACGGTAAATTGCTTTTTAATAAATGGCATGAAACTTTTGTTAAAAATTCTATTAGAATTACCAAGCAAGATAGAAAAGAAGCAGAAGAATACTATACCAGAGGTAAAGGTAAATATTACAAAGACTGGTCTGAACTTACAGATGCAGAAAGAGAAGAATACACTTATAATTATATTGCTCAACAGCGTAAACAGGAAAAGAATAGTCTTTTCGACTATGAAGGGTCTGGTTTAACTTATCAAGAGTTTATGCAGGATTGTAGTACCGAGGGACTTGAAACTGAAACTTCTCGCTATACTTCCCCTAGTGGAGACAAGCTTGTTATTACTTGTGCTTATGGTTATAATTAAATAATTAAAAATTTTAATAGGTCAAGGAGAATATTTTTTATTAACTCCTTGACTTATTTGTTTTTGTGCGGTATAATTTAATTACTCGAAAGGAGATGTAATTATGCTCGAAGGAATTAATATTATTAGTACAGAAGTAACTAAAGATGTAGATGTTCCTCTTTTTATTTTTATTTGTGGAATTGCTTGTGTTTTAATGTTTTGTTCAATCCAACTTCTAAAAGTTGGTTTTGAAATTACAAAATCCACTTCGCACAAACTCTTTAAAATTGTTTTTAACAGTTTAAATATTGTTATTTTAGGAGTTTGCTTATTCTTTTCTTCTATTATAGTAAGCAGAGCTCTTAATGATTGTTTTTTCAATCCAGTTTATAACACGAAATATACCGTAACAATTTCTAATGAAGTTAGCTATAATGAATTTACTAAAAAATATGAAATTCTTGAATACAATGAAAAAGATAACACTTATGTAATTAAGGAGAAAGAAAATGTCAATTGAAAACAATCCAGCAATTGAAGTGCTTAATACAGTCGTAACCACAAAGAATGGAGACCTTTTTGTTCTTATTTGTTCTATTATTGTTGTGCTTTGTGGAATTGCGTGTATATGCGTATTTATTGTAGATTGGATTAAAAGATGTGGGTCAATGGATGGATTTGGTGCTATTGTTGCAGCAACAATTATTTTTTGCGGGATTGCAGGATTCAATGTTTATGCAATGAAGCATCCAGTTGAAATTATTTCTTATGAAGTTAGATTTACTGACCCCGACCATTTTTCTTTAACTGAATATGAAGAACTTGAAGAAGACTATATTGTTTCCAGAGAAGGGAAAATTTACACATTAAAAGAAAGGGTTGACAAAAATGATTGATGGTGTTAATCTAATTACTACTGAAACTATTTGTATTTCTGGTAGTTTTTTAAGTAATTTAATTCCTGCTGTTATTGCAGCACTAGGTTGTATTGCTGCAATTGTTGTAGCAATTCTTTGGATTAAGGAAGAAGAAGCATGGGGAGCATTTTTCTTTTGTCTATCTATGGGCTTTTGTTTAGGTATTGTTTCTTTTATTTGTTTCAATGATGCCTTTAATCCAAGATATGAAGACCGATATCTTGTTCAGTTAGATGATAAAATTTCTTCTGACTTTATTGATAAATATGATATTATTGAACGAAAAGGCAATAATGTCTATGTAATTAAAGAGAGGGATGCCGATGATTGATGGTGTTGAAGTTTTAACTTCTGAAATGGTTAGAGTATCTGCTGATTCTGATGCTTTAATTTTTGTAGGATTCATTTTTTTAGCTTTTACTTTAATGCTGCTTTGGACATTTGGAGAATGCCTAAAGCAAAAACTAGGTTGGATACTAGCTCTTATCTGTGCTTTAGGTTCTATTGGACTTGGTTTTGTTGCTGGCAAATTGTTTCAAAGTGCTCTTCATCCAATTTATGAAGAGAGATATATAGTACAGTTAAAAGAAAATGTTCCCTTAGATTTTATAAAGAATTATGAAATTCTTGAAGATAAAGGAAATAATATTTACATTGTTCGAGAAAAAGGAGACGAATAAAAATGAAGTTTTATTGTGCATATGACCACCTGAATTGTGAATCTGCTCCAAAGTCTCAGGAAGAGGTTCATGCTTGTGAATATTATGGTTCTTACCTTTGTAATGCTTGTCCCTCTCGTTATGATGGAGACAAGGTAAAGAAGTATATGGAGGACAATCCTCGTGAACACTAATGGAGTTAAACTGTATAATGAACGTGTAACGAAAGAATTCCTTAAGTATCGTAAGGTTCATCGTATTTATTGCAGTGATTGTGATGTTGAGATGAAGCTGGGTGAAATGAATTATACTACTTATGCTACTTATCCGCCCATTTATGAGTTTGTATGTCCTAAGTGTAATCACAAAATGACTTCTTCTGTTATGTATCCTATAATTAATGAAGTTTGGGAAAATGAAGATGATATGAAAAGAGAGGTAATGGATTAATGAGCAATATTAAGACTTATCAGAATGGTAACTATGTCGTGACCATCGACTTGGCAAATGGAACCAAGACTCGTGAAAATGATTTGGACTTTTTTAAGGCTGATTTTCCAGAGTGTTGTGATTATAAAATTACTAATAATTGCGCACAGGGCTGTAGTTTTTGCCATGAGAACAGCACTCCTAATGGTAAGCATGGTGATATTCTTGGTGAACAGGGTATCAAGGTTCTTGAAAGCTTCCATGAATATACCGAGCTTGCAATCGGAGGTGGAGACCCCCTTTCTCATCCTGACTTGATTCCTTTTCTTCGCAAGTGTAAGGAATTGAATCTTATTCCTAATATGACTGTTCATCAGTTTGCCTTTATGAAGAATCAGGAGCTTATTGAACAGCTTGTTAAAGAAAAGCTCATCTATGGTATTGGTGTATCTCTTGTTGACCCACTTCAGCCGCAGTTTCTTAAGACTATTTCTAAGTATCCTAATCTTGTTCTCCATGTTATTAATGGTATTGTAACAATGGATACTCTTCGTGCTCTTAAAAATCGTAGTCTTAAAATTCTCATTCTTGGTTATAAGACTGTTCGTCGCGGCGAAGAGTATGTTAAGGAAGACTGGGCTAAGGAACTTGTAGCGAACAAGCAGAAAGCAATTTATGATAATCTTAGTCATATGATTGACGAGAAGTGGTTCTCTGTTATTAGTTTTGACAATCTTGCTATTAAACAGCTTGAACCTCAGCGTCTTATGTCTGAGGAAGACTGGAATACTATGTACATGGGCGATGATGGTCAAGACGGTGAACAGACCAGCGCTTCTATGTACATTGATGGAGTTGAAATGCAGTTCGCAAGAAATTCTTGTGATGTAAATCATCGTTATAATGTTGGCGATAAGACTGTTACTGAAATGTATCAGTTTTTGAGAGATTTGAACGAGGAGAAGAACAATGAAACAGATTCGTAAAAACGTATTTGAAACTAATTCAAGTTCTTGTCACTCTCTTGTTATTTCAAAGGATAATTATGGTCCAAAACATATTCCAACTTATCTAAATTTTAATGCGGATGAAGATTATGGCTGGGAAAGAAGTTGTTATTCTTCTACAGAGGATAAAGCCTCTTATCTTTATACAGCTATGCTTAACTGTGACATGGGTGCTCAAGCAAAGGAATTTAAACGTAAACTTGAGGAAGATTTTAAGATTAAAATTTTCGTTCCTGATTACAAAAGAGCAACAAGTAAGTATAGCGGATGGGAATTTTGGGACTGTAGCGGTTCAGTAGACCATGCAGGAGAGCTTATTCCTTTTATTAATGAAATTCTTGAAGACGATGACAAATTAAAACGTTTTCTTTTTGACCCAAGAAGTTGTATTTACACTGGCAATGATAATGGTTGCGACCCTGATGATAATTGTTATGTTGCTGATGTGAATGAAAATGGTGAATATTCTGATTGGAATACTGACAAGATGATTAAACATCCTCTTTGGGATGGAGAACATTATGAGTATTACTTTAAGGGGAATTAACAATGAATACAGGAGATTATTATCCCACTAAAGGGTATTGTAACGCAAAGGGCATTTCTTGTGAATACGCCAATATTAGAGGATATTGTGGTTTAACTGCATGTTTGAAGCACAATTTTGTTCAATTGAACCACACCTCTGATTTCAGTTTAAATTTTTCTCGCTCAGAAAAGTCTAAGATGTTTGTTAAATTTGAACCAAAAGAATTTAACATGGAGAAAAATTTCGATGATACAGTTAATTTAAATTTTACTCTACCTATTGTAAATCAGGATTCTAATGAAGAAACTGGTACTTTGAAAGTAAAAATTCCTCGTGCCAAGTATGAATTCGAGGAGGGTGGAATTAAAATTTCTGTCTTAAAATCTGAGTAAAGGGTATAACTGGGTATAAAAGGGTATAATTATGGTTGATATTAAATGGCTTTAGACTCAAGAAGGATAGAAAGCTTATTAGACTTGGATAAGAAAATTAGCAAATCGAGCTGAAGATAGAACAGATATTCCAATTTTAGTAGACACCAACGGAGAAATTTAGGTTTGGGTAACAATAAATAAAAAATATCTATCTAAAGAGCAATTTGAAAAACTTGCTGACAAATCTGATGGTGAAATTACTACTAAATTAGAATTTAAAACAAAAGATATCATTATAAGAGAGCTTACTTCTATTGCAAAAAGTAGAGATGCTTTAGCTGACAATGAGAATGAAAGAGAACTTTTATGTCCCCTTGTTTCATTGTTTCAAGGAATAGAAGATGCTATTACTAATGATATTTGCTATAAAGCTCAAAATGCTAAACAACTTTTTATAAACAACTTTGAAAAAAATTTAGGAAAAGACGAAAATAATTCTAATAACCTCTTGACAAACTAAGATACATCTGTTATAGTATCTATTGTCATAAGTAGTTAGACTCTCACAGCAAACTACAAAAAACTTTTATTTTGAAAAAAGGACAAAAAGAGTCTAGTCCTTTAGAAAAGGAGAAAATTATGTATAACTACAACAATCCTAACAAGAAGAATAACACTAAGGCTTGGGCTCCTAAGCCTGAGAAGACTGTTACTAAGTCCAACCGAGTTAGCCGTAAGGCTTCTTTCATGGACAAGGTTGAGAATACTGCCAAGGGCTACTACACTAAGGTTGCAGTTCCTTCTCTTCCTGCTGATAAGCAGTACACTTCTAATGGTGCTATTGCCTATAAGTCCTCTGGTTCTGCTCTTCTTGACATCAACACTTCCATCTCTGCTCTTCGTAGCCTTCCCGATGGTGATATTGTGAAGAAGTTCCGTGCAGCTTATTGTGAGAATCCTCGTCTTGCTATTCGTTGGCTGTTCTATGCTGGCGATATCCGTGAGGGGCAGGGTGAGCGCCGTCTCTTCCAGATTTGCCTTAAGGATATGATGAACAATGGTGGTGCTCAGATTGTGGCGAACCTGATTCCTATGATTCCTGAATATTCTCGTTGGGATTATATCTATGTTGTCATGGATAATCCTACTACTAAGCCTGTTGTTCGTGAACTGATTCGTAAGCAGTGGAAGGAAGATATGGCTAATATGAAGAAGGGCAAGTCCATTAGCCTTATGGCGAAGTGGCTTGATAGTGCTTCTTCTCACAGCCATGATACTCGTAAGCGTGGTCTTAAGACTATGGATATGCTCGGTCTGACTGAGCGTGAGTATCGCAAGGGTCTGTCTGCTCTTCGTAAGCACCTTGACGTTGTTGAGCGTAAGATGTCTTCTCAGAATTGGCAGAGCATTGATTATGAGACTGTTCCCTCTAAGGCAAACCTTAATTACAATAAGGCTTTCCTTCGTAATGATGAGGAGCGCCGTCGTGCCTATCTGAACGCTCTTACTAAGGGAGAGGCAAAGATTAATTCTTCCGTATCTAATCCTTGTGACATTGTTCACAAGTATTGCGATGGTTCGTGGGATAGTGTCCCTCGTTCTTATGATGCTGCTCTTGAGGGTATGTGGAAGTCTCTTCCTAATCTTGTAACTGATGATAGTTCTACTATTGTCGTTGCAGATGGTTCTGGTTCTATGGGCGCTACTATTGGTCGTACTTATATGACTGCTCTTGAGGTTGCTAACTCCCTTGCAATTTACTTTGCAGAGCGTGCTAAGGGTGCATACAAGGGTCGTTACATTACTTTCTCTGCACGTCCTCAGATGGTTAATGTTAATCATGACTCTTTGCGTGCAAATCTTAGGGAAGCTGCTCGTCATACTGAGTGTGCCAATACTAACCTTGAAGCAGTATTTGACCTGATTCTTGATACTGCAATTAAGAATCATTCTCCTCAGAGTGATTTGCCTAAGAATATTCTGATTATCAGTGATGGTGGTTGGGATTCTATGGTAAATATCCGTAATGTTAGCACTGGCAGTGGCTATGGTTATTGGGGTTATAACAGCACTCGTGCTACTGCTAAGGAAGCTCCTGCTTTCCTTAAGTCCATTGAGCAGAAGTACAAGAATGCTGGATATGAGATGAGCAAAATCATCTTTTGGAATGTCGCAGGAGCAGGTAATACCGGAAATGGTCTTCCCATGACTAAGAATGACTATGGTATCATGGTCAGCGGGTTTAGTGTAAATACGCTGAAAGCCGTTCTCAGTGGTAAGATGAATCCTTGGGATGCGCTTATGGAAGTTGTCTTGGATAAGCGTTATGACAAGATTGAGGAGCTTGCTTTTAAGTAAGTTTTAAATATGAAAGGGGAAGAGAGTTGTTCTCTTCTCCTTTTTATTTATAAAGGAAAGATAATGTCTTAGTATATTAATTAGATTCCATCTTTAATGAAACAATGGGATTTTGACAAAAATACTGTTTAGCCTAATGAAATAACGACAGGAGCACATCAAAAAGTTTTTTGGAAATGCCCTGTTTGCAAAGGTGAGTGGAGCAATATCCCTCATACAGCAGGAAAAAATAGTTGCCCTTATTGTAGCAAAAGAAAAGTTTTAAAAGGATTTAATGATTTAAAAACTAAAAATCCAGAATTACTTTGTGATTGGGATTATTCTTTAAATTAGTTTTTACCAGAAGAAGTTAGCTTTTATTCAAATAAAAAAGTTTTTTGGAAATGTTGTAAATGTGGATATTCTTGGAAAGCAACTGTTCATAGTAGAACAAGACTTCATACAGGATGTCCAAATTGTGCTAAAGGACATAAAACAAGTTTCCCTGAGCAAGCAATATTTTTTTATTTAAGTAAACATTTTTTTTGCATTAATAATTATAAATACTATAATACTAAAAAAGAAATAGATATATACATACCTTCGTTGCGTATCGGAATAGAATATAATGGAAGTTATTATCATTCAAAATCTTAGAATAAAGATGAGAAAAAGAAAATAGATTTACAAAATTTAGATATTTAGTTAATCACAATAAAAAACAGCAAAGAAAATAAAAATAATGATAACCTTATAGAACATAAATTAAATGATTCTTCTTTAGAATGGGCGATAAAACAACTTTTAAAAAATTTATATTTAGAAGATAACATTTCTTTAAACGATGACTATCAAGATATTTTAAAATAGTATAAACAAAAAGAATATCAACATTCTTTAGGAGAATTATATCCAAATTTATTAGAAGAATGGGATTATAATAAAAATGTTTTAAATCCTTTGTTAACACCTCCTAATTCTTGTAAAAAAGCTTGGTGGAAATGTAAAAAATGTGGAAGAAGCTGGCAAGCTACCATTAATAGCAGAACTCCTCCTCATAACAATGGCTGTAAAATATGTTCTGGAATTTATGAAAAAGCGGCTGTTTGTTTAGAAACTAGAAAAATTTACATTGGGCTTAATAAACTTTGTAAAAAACTTAATGTCGCAGATGGAGCTATAACAAATTGCATAAGAAGAAACAGAAACAAAATCGGATATTGCAAAGGATATCATTGGAAAATATATATCCTACATGAAGAGAAAAACTTTTCTTGGCCTTTCTCATCTGAACTAACTTATGAAAGAGAGGGATAATTCCCCTCTCTTTTTTTATTGTTTTCTATTGACAAGCAAGGAAAATTGTGTTATTCTTTATATACAATCACAATTATATTAAGTGAAAGGTGTATTATTATGGGCTATTTTCGTAATTTAACTAATGCAGAACTTTGGTCGGCTTGTTCAGAGCTTAAAGAGATTGAAAAAAAGAATCCTCCAAAAAACAAAGAGAATTGGCCTATTAAGTACGGAAGCTATTTTTCTAAGGCAGTAGATTATTATGACCATTTCGTATCTATGCCAGTTACAGTAGCAGTAAGCGAACTTAAATTTGAGGTAGAAAGACGAGGTATTATTAATGACTGTAAAAGAGTATAATGAATGGCGTAAAGAGTTTGGTCGCGTTCAAGTTTTACTTTATGCTTTTCCAAATGTTTTAAAGAAAATTGGCAATGAAGATTTAATTAGAGAGCTTAAGATTTTAGGTTATGATGAGCATACTCTTGACTTTCTTAATTCAGCCATGGATGCTTTAGAGAAAGCTGAAAAGGAAGAACTTATGAAAGATATGAATGTTCAACCTGACCCTGATACTATTCCAGTTCCTAAGAAAATTCCCATTGCACCAGAAAAGCCACCTAAGAAGCCATCATATTATAATTTTTAGACACAACCTTTTTATTTATGTGGTAACTGTATTCATACTTGGGGGGTAGATTGTTTTAGAGACCATGTAAATGATATACCTTGTCCTAATTATAGAAGAGACCCGCCCGATGGAGGTTTTTACGGATAATGAGAGTTTTATCTTTGTTTGATGGTATTTGTTGCGGTCATCTTGCACTTGAGAAAGCTGGAATTAAGATTGATTCTTATGATGCTTATGAAATTGAAAAGAACGCAATTAAAGCTACAGAAACAAATTTCCCTGATGTGATTCAGCATGGAGATGTGACCATAGAAGATTTTACAAAATATAAAGACAAAGTAGATATTATTATATTTGGGAGTCCCTGTCAAGGTTTTTCTTCCTCTGGTAAACTTTTGAATTTCAACGACCCAAGGAGCAAACTTTTCTTTGAAGCAGTTAGAGCAATTAAAGAGTGCAAACCAAAGTATTTTTTAATGGAAAATGTTGTAATGAAGAAAGAATGGCAAGATATTATTTCTTCTTATCTTGGAGTAGAACCCATTGAAATTAATTCTTCTCTTGTTTCAGCACAGAACAGACGTAGACTTTATTGGACTAATATCCCTAATGTAACACTTCCCGAAGATAAAAACATTACTCTGGAAGATATTCTTGAAGATATTGAATTTCCTAATCCTGCGGCGATTAGAGGTCGTAGATTAAATAAAGCCACTATTGTTGGTCGCAGATTAGATAAAAACGGGCATAGAAAAGATACTGATAAAACGATTCCTATTACACAATGTCTTGAAGTCCGTGCTACAAATACAGACAAATCAAATTGTCTCACCACTGTAGACAAGGATAATGTTCTTACTCCACTTCCTATTGGTAGACATCCAGATGCTTTTAAAAAAAATTTGCCTTTTAGATATTACACTACGAAAGAAATGTATCGTTTACAGACTGTTCCTGATGATTTTCTTAATATGATTCCAGATAGTGCAGCAAGAAAAGCATTAGGTAATGGATGGACAGTAGATGTAATTGCTCATATTTTTAGTTTCCTTCCAGATGAATATAAAGAGGACAAAATAAATGATTAAGATTGGTGAAAAAGAATTTGTTAATGGAGATATCTATTACAATCCTTTCTTTGGGGATTTGTGGATAATTCAAAATAACACCGAGATACGCAAAATCAATGACACTTATACTACTGATGTTAACGATGTTGTTGGTTTTATATATGTCGGACATGTTGATTTGGAGGTAATACAATGAGTTATGATATTAGTTATAGAGTTCAGTGTAAAGAGGACCCTAAACTTTGGGCTGATGTTGGAAACTGTGAAGCAAATATTACTTACAATTTGCGTGAAATGATTTAGAAATCTACAGGCTTAGAATGGAAAAATGAAGAAGATAACGGTCTTGTAAAAGATGTTATTCCTTTTATCATTCATGGGTTAGAAGAGCTTGAAAGATTCCCAAATAAATATAAACAGTACGAATCTCCTAATGGATGGGGAACAATTAGTGGGTGCAAGAATTTCTTTACTCGATGTATTTTAGATTGGACTACTTTTACAGAAGATAGTTGGACCTCTCCATATAAAGACATTGTTCATTTTTGGATTGTATGAAATCAAATCGACATTTAGTAAATCTAAATTTGGCAAATTGTTTGTTTTATTTATATTATTTTATTTTAATTGGAATAGCAGGATTAGATAATTCAACTGGAGAAATATTAACTCCTTTTTGTTTATTTATAAGTGGTTGTTTATTTATGATTGCTGTTCATTTTTTCAAACTTTATTTAAAGGACAAAGAAAAATGACGATTGAAAGACTAAGAGATATTCTCAATGATGTAGCAAACGGTGCAAATTGGGAACTATACAAAAACTCATTAGTAGTAATTAGCGTAGAAGATTCTAAAAACACTGTGGGAAGTAGACCTTACACAAAAGTTCGCTCAGTAGGCATGGGCTTTGATTGGGAAACAGGTCAATTTAGAATTGAACCTGAAAATAAATTAATGGAGGTTAGTAAAAGAAAATGAACACTACTCAAGTTGCTTTGTGCATCATTCTTGCTATTGGAGTTTTAGCAATTTTCTTTTTAGCAGGAACTATTATTGGTGGTATCCACGCTTATTCGAAAGCTTTTACAGAAGCAGAAGAAACCCATAAAAATTTAGATGAGGCTAAAGAAGGTCTTATCAAATCTTTAGAGGAGAAAGCAGAAGCACAAAAAGAACTTATTGAATCCTATGAAGAGCTGGTAAAAACTCTTCAAGAAAAAAATAATAAACCCTTGACAGAGAACTAATCTTATGGTATATTAAGATTGTCCCAAGGGAAAGGATGAAAAAAGTGCGGAAGAGATTCCCACTGATTTGCACTACACGGGCCTGATAGACAAATCACGTTCTTGACTGTAAGACAGACAATTGAATATTCAATAATAGCTGAGATGCAATGACTTCTTAGACATGTATAAGACGATTTATACTGTCGGAAGCACCCTTTATAGGAATAGGAACTATAAAGATGCTAGAGCGACAAGCTCCTCCTCTGAAAGATAGAGGTGGAAATTCTTGCAAGAATTATTAAATCCTAACTTCCGAATTCTTGCTCGGTGGTATTTAGGTTGGCTTGCTGATGAAGAGAATCGGACAAAGAGCGCGGCATCGTTCAGAGGCTAGGACCAGAGGCTCATAGTGAGGTGAACGTCGTCTATTCCTCACCTTTAATAAGAATCCGATGGGGGTCGGAGCGCTTATTATCGTATTTGAATAACCTACGGGTAGGTTGTTCGCAGTTTTACAGAAGACTTATAAACACTTGTCCGTCGAAATGGGTAGCCGCAAACGGGAAAGTTTCAATGAGTGTAGGAAGTAATGTAACGGGGAATAACTTCTAAGTCTTCGCAATTTATTGAATTAGCTAATTTAATAAAAAGCCTCATGATTAATTTAATATTAATTATGAGACTTTTATTTTTATAATAGAGGTGTAACATGGAAAACATTTGGAAAACGTCACTGGAAAATAAGAAGAAAGAATGGAAGACGGTTCTCGAAAACAAGAAGAAAGAACTTTCTGAAATTAACAAAGATTTAAACGAGCTTACAAAAAAATCCTATGATGAATATATCATGAAAGAACTCGCTCCAAAGCTGATTGGAAGTTGTTATATTCATCGAGGACATTATATTATGATTATTCAACCTCCTAAGTTATTAGAAGGAAGATGTGATGTTAACTATTCTTCTTCATGGGGTTGTATTGAGATTAACAATTTTGAAGATGAAACACCTTATGGTTGTTACACAGATTCAGAAATTGATGTAGCTCCTTATTATAACGAGGACATTGATTTGTTTTTCCTTTTAAATTATCCGAAAAATTTTGACCATTTTCAGCCTATTTCTCGTGATGAGTTTTACGCCAAAATGGACGAGGCAATTTGCGAGTCTAAAAAGAGGGTTGAAAATATGCTGAAAAAGGTAAATCCACGCAAATTTTACAGGTTTTAATGTCAAAAATAGGTCAAAACGAGTAAAAAGAGGTAAATAAAATATGTTTTTTAAGAAGCCTGAAAAAGCACGTGTTATCGGATGCGATTTTCACGCTGCATCTGGTGTAGATTTTGAAGAATCTTCCAGTGAATCTTACACGAATAATCTTCCTAATCACACAATTATCAACAATCATACTTGGGAATATGAAAAAATGGAAGATGTTCCTTTTCCTATTGGAGAAGATTGGGAATGGATTGATTGTTACAAAGCTCTTTATAAGACCTATTATCTTTCTGATGACAAAGTAAAATATGTAGGACCTAGTCAAAACTTTGTATACGAACTTAATAGAGTCTATTCTTTACCAGAAGAAGGAGAATTTAGCAAAATTGATTATTGCGGTAATGGTTTTCATGCTTGTTTAACTGTAAAAAATGCTTTAACTTGGTATAATTACATTTCTTATGATGAATTCATTGGTGATTATAATTATAGTTATAGTATTGCTGTTAAACTAGTTGTTGTTGCTAAAGCAAAAGTTTTGGTTAATAAAAAAGATTTGGCAAATTGTTATGGTAAAACTAAACTTGACAATGGTAAAATTGTTGGTAAAGCTATTATCTTGACTGATTTTGTTAATTCAAAAGAAGTTTATGATAATCGAAGAGAAGACAAATGTTGGAGCATCGGCGTTCTCAATAACTACGCTTGTAATTATTTAAAAGCTGTTTGTAAAAAAGAAGGCATTAATTTCAATGTTTTAAAGAGATTGACTGAGAAACTTGAAATTACTTCTCCTGATTATGGAAAAATGCTTGATTCTATTGATAATAAAAAATCCACAGCAATAGCTTATGTCGAGGCTATGTTAAATGCATATCGTATTAATAGTGAAGAAGTTTATCAAGTTTTAAATCAAAGTTATGGCTATATATTGGCAGAAGAAATCCTCAACCATCTTGACTATCAATTTGCAATGCGTTTGGCTGACAGTGATGATGCTTATAGCAGAAGCTTGTCTGTAGCTGAAAAGATGCAAATTCTTTATTCTCACCAGATGCTTCTTAAAAAGTAATTATTAAGTAGTTGACAAACTCGAAAGAGTATGTTAATATAACAATAAGAACTGTGGTACGAAAACCTCCTTATGATGATTTTAAAATTGCTAACAAAGTCTCCTCCTTTTTCGTATTTTGTTCATGTTTGTTTCCTCCAAAAACAAATTTTGTACCACAGTTCTTTTTTATTCCTTTGCAAAGGAGCTTACCAATGAGATTGAATGATGTATCTCTAATAGGTTTTGCTCTTTATCTTTTATGTGGGTTTGCAGTAACATATAATGTTTATAATTGTCCTGCTAATAAAAACGATAAAGAAGTAACCTTGTTGCATTATTTAACTTTGATTTTCTGTTGGCCTGTTGCTCTCGTTATGGCGGCAATTTATTGGCTTAAGATTCAAAGAGAGATAAGAAAACAGAAGAAAATTAAATAAAGCTCTTGACAACAGACTCTTTTTGGTTTATACTATTGATAGTAAATTAGACTGAAAGGAGTCTTTTCTATATGTGTAAATGGTGCGAAAATTACAGATTTACAATTAACGCTACCAGTAAAAAGAATCTTGCTGACCATGGAGATTTTTATGTCCCTGCTAACTATTGTCCCGTGTGTGGTACACTACTAAATAAGAATCTCGAAAAGAATTCTAAAGAAAAGAATAAGCCAAATAAGCTCTATATCATTCGTGTTAAACCTAATGTAAGACACAATCTTCCTACAGATGGACAGAATTATTATTGTAGTGCTTTTGGTTTGCATTATGATGAATGTACTTTCGGTAAGAAGGAAGAAGCGCGTCCTTTTAAGACACGTTTTGAAGCAAAGTGTACTGCTGATTGGTTCTTCAATGAAAACGATTATGAAATTGAAGAAATTACAGTTGAAGAACCTTTAAAAAAAGAGACAGAAACAAAAACAGAAGAGCAAGTTTATATTGCTAAAATTAATTCTAAATTTATTAAAAGCTCCAATCCAGAAGAGTGTTATTATAAAGGAATGAGTGCTTTTGGAAATACCCCTCTTCTTACAGATAAAGACGGGGCAAAATATTTTGCTTCGAAACTCTCCCTAGAAACAGAAGTGGAATGGTTTTATAATCCAGAAGATTATGAAATTATTACTACAACTCGTGTTGTTGTGGAGATTCCTATCCAAAAAGCTAAGACAAAGCTTCCTTATTTCACAAAGGAAGATTTTTATCTCAAGTCTGACTCTGGTAGTATAATTAGAAGAATTTATGATAAAGACACAAACAAAAGTTATGAATTCTCTTCTAAAACAATCGACAAAATTAATCAGCTTGTAGATAAACTTAACAAGCTATAATTAAATTAAAGTAAAGGAATGATAATATGATTAGTCCGACATATGGACGAGTAAATATGCGCCAAATAGCCGAAATTATTTTTGACTATATTAAAAATCGCACCGATGTAGCAGAACATAATCATATTGTCATTGGTACTGATAGTCAAAATCACAAAGATGAAACAAAAGCCGTCATTGTCATTGCTGTCTATACCGATGGCAAAGGTGGCAAGTTCTTCTATGAGATTCAAAAGCTCCCAATTATTTTAAATTTAAAAGTTAAAATTCACAAAGAAACTGAATTAAGTATTGCTTATGCTGACCAATTGATTGATGAATTGACAACTTTGGCTATTCAAGAAAACTTTGACTATGAAAAGTATACCAGCATTGGAATTCATGTAGATGCAGGATATGCTGGACCAAGTGGTCAAGTAATTCCAGAAATTGTAGGATGGCTAAAAGGTGCTGGTTATGAACCGACAGTTAAGCCAGATAGTTTTGTAGCAAGTACAATTGCAGATAGGATAAGCAAATGAAAAGATTAATTAGTCTTTGGAATTATATTAAGTTCTATTATATTCATCCTAATAAATCTTATATGGATAAGTTAAAACGAGTAAGTAAAGTCATGAAAGCAAGTCCTTATTCATATAAGCAATGGGCTGAATTTTTAAATAGGACAGAAAAAGATGTAAGAAAAATTGTACATAAAAGATTTTTCTTGACATCAAGAGACTTTGCAATTATCGCAGATAAAACTAATACTACAGTAGCATATTTATTTAAAGGAGACAATTCAAAATGAATTTAAAGAAGAGTTATACTTATTATATTGTATATATGGGCTTGAAACCCGAAGCCACTATTACCACTTATGGCAATGAAGAGCGCACTCTCGATAAGGAAATTGACAGTATGGATGATATTACTGCAATTCAAGCAAAGCTCAATGAAGAATATGAGTTTGCTGATTGTGTAATTATGTTCTATAAGCTCCTTAGAACTTCATATAATACTGTTCAGCAGAACCCCAATGGCATGGCTGATATGATGGGAGCTATGGCAGGAATGATGGGTGGCGGTCTTCCTCAGACCATTACTGAAGAAGTAAAGGATGAAAATAATGTCGAAGAAACAAAGAAAGAAGATAAGACAAGCGAAGTACAGTGATTATCAGTACAACGGTAATGACCCTCGTTACAGAGTCTTATTTCGAAATGGAGACTGGCTTGTAATTAAATTTATCCATGATGGAGCTTTTTACTCTTACTGTACAAATTGCAGAGAATATATGCACGCAACTTCTACTTTATCTAATTCAGAATTTATTACGAGATATGCTCCTGAAAAAGAATTTATTTATTGTCCTTATTGTGGTAGCAAAAATCTTAAAGATATGAAATCTTCAAAAAAGAAAAATGATTCTTATCTTATTGAAGAAAAAGCTATCCAGTATAAAGATTTACCAGAAGAATTAAAATTATATCCTTATAAAATTGGTAAAAAAACTTAATAACCACTTGACAACTCTCTTTGCTTGTAGTATTATATAAATACAAACTAAAAAAGTAAGGAGAGTTGTTAAACTATGTTTACTAAACAGGAATATCTTGAAGAATATAAGAATAACAACAAAAATAATAACATTACCAAACTCCTTGGTTATATAGAGGAACGTCTTGACCATAATTCCAGTTTGGGTTATGCTGTAGCTCGTTTTGAGAACTTTCAGCTTACTCCTGCTATGTGGAAGATTATGACCAATGATAAGCGCTTCAAAGAGCTTTGTGAATGCAGAGGTTATGAACTCGCCTTTCAGAAGGCTGAAGACGATACTGATGTTTGGGTTGATGTAACCAGCGCTAAGGCAAGAGAAGATGCTGAGGTTTGGAATCAGACTTTTAAGGATAATGATGTAAGTTATTTCTTTAATGTCATTATGGGGCGTCTTTTTGAAGTCGGTCGTGAAAAGAATGTCAAGCATCCTTATTATATCATTCACAAAGATTGTTGCAGTTCTATTGTTTGGAAGCTGACAAACAACAAAACGTTTCTTTCAAAGATTGTTGAAAATGGTTGGGACTTTGATTGTGGCCCCGAGTCTATTCCTTATATTCAAATTAAGGGATAATAACATATATAGGAGAAAAATAAATGTATATTCCAAAAGGTGATAGATAGATATCTTTACTTTCTTTTACTGGCTGTGATGAGAAGAAATGCCCATGGAAGGATTGTGTAAGACATCCTGAAAGTGGATTTACATATAATTCCATGGGGCATTTATCTTATCTTTGTAAAAAATTCAAAGAAGTCCCGAAAGAAGTTGAAGAAGTAAAGGAGAAAGAAGCAAAGATAGATGATTCTAAAAATTCTAATTAATATTTGGCGATTTGTTTTTATTTTGGATGTTTTGGTTTTCTTTTATCTTGTTAAAGAGATTACCAAATATGTAAACGATTTTTTTAATGCAAGGAATGTTGATATTAAATTTTCCAATACTGGTTCTGCAATTCCAATCATTCAAATTCTTATTCTAAGTGCTTTTCCAATCATTAATATTATTTTAGGTTGGACATGGATATTTAATTACAATGATTTTATTAAATTAGCTTGCATTAAACTAAACGAGCGTATTCACAAGATGGGGTTAATTTCTGATGAATTAAAAGATGAATTTTATTATAAAGTAATCAAAGATTTTGAAGGGTCTTAATTAATATGAAAACCGAAAAAGAATTAATTCCAGCTCAAGAAAAAATTCGTTGGGTTGCAGAAGATGGGCGTATGTTTAACACAGAAGAAGAATGTTTTGCTTATGAAAAGAGAGCAGATATTCGCGCTGTAATGCTTGAGCGTTGTTTTTATGTGCAAAACTCTTATGAAAGCGAAACAGAATATTGGTTTATCATGGGAGAAGAAGCTACTCCTGCTTACCTTTTAAGTTATCTTGAATATTCTTTGAGAGTTTATATCAGTTCATGGCAAAAAGATGCTTTAGCTAAGGCTTGTTTAGAACAGAAAAAAGACCAAAAGTATTATCTTATTGGATTGAAAATTGATGACCGTGGAGATAATGCTTCTTTTGAAATTCTTACTATTGATTCCGCAGAAGAAGAAACAAAAGATGCTATTAGCAATTATAACCAGATTTTAAAAGAGTATACAGCTCTTAGAGAAAGACTGTCTATTTTCCCCAAAATAAATTAATAAATACTTGACAACTCCTTTTATGTCTGATATACTTTAATCATAAAGTAAATCGTTCTTGAAAGGAGTTGTTTAAATGTATAATCGTAATTTTCATAATAAAATTGGTTCGGACAAAATCAAGCTTACTTTCCACTCTCGTGACCGTGGTTTGGAAAGATTGGGTATTAAGAATGAAAGAGAACTTCGTCAGTTAGCTTGCAATGCTCGTAACAAAGGTGTCAATCTTGACGCTGTAACTATTTATAACTATGAAAAGATTGGGCTAACCAATGAAGAAATGTATGCTTTTAAGCGTCGTTTTCGTACCAAGTCTAACAGCGAGCGTATTTATTACCACAAAGGTTTTGTCTTCGTATTCGCTGGTAAAAATGCTTGCACACTTAAAACTGTAATCGAATTAAAAAATATTTGAGGTGGTATTATGATTTATAACGCTGGAGTTAACGGAAAAGAAAATAAAACTGTTACCTACTATCCCGTTTTTGTGGTTGAATTTAATCAGTATAAGTGCGTTTACTATATCGAACGAAATATTTTTCATTTTGTTTTCAACTATTTCTTTGCTCAAGATTGTGAAGCGGATAATATTCTTTGCGCTCATTCCGCAGGAGAAGCTTTGGCATTTATTGGAGAATTTAAATCTGACCCTAATAGCGAAAGATTAATTGATAATTTTGTCAAAGCTGTTAAATCATACAACAATCCTTGTCATAGTCCTAATGCTCCTCAATATCTCAACCACTATTTTTCTATTGTTCGAGATGAGCGTATTTTTAATCGCGCGCTAATGGATAACAAATATCACACTTCCCCTGAAAACTTTTAAGGAGGTTTAACATGGACAACTATGAAGCTATGAAGCCTTGGGAGCACGGAAAGATTGTTGAAATTCATCATGATATTAAGTCTATTTCTGTGTATCCTGTCGTTTATGAAAACAAAGATTTTTATGTCTGTCGAGTATCAGGTTCTACAGAAGTAATTACAATTAGAAAAAATTCTTATCAAAATTACGTCTTTGAATCTTACGAAAAGTATATGATTTGGAGACAAAACAACCCTCTTGCTAGTCTTAATAGCAGACATTTTTTTGTATATATCCCCAAGGATGGAAAAATTTCTTTTGCTGATAATTTTCCCGTTAGAGATTCTCTTGATGAAGCATTGGCTAAAGCTGAACACGCTTATGATGAAGAGGAGAAATCTTTTAAGCGTTTGCAAACCAGCTTTGAATATTATGCCAATAGAATTGAAGACACAAAAGAAACTTTAAGACAGAAAATGTCACGTATTGAAAATATTAAGGCTCAAATTGCGGAAAGGGATAAGAATAAAGATGGTATTTAATATTACTGATAACGGTCTTGCTCATTCTAATATGGAAACTTATTACTGCATTGGTATTCCTAGAAAGAAGCTCCCTCTTAATTATGGTGAATCACCTTCTTATGGTTTTGCTAATAGAGGTTGGTCTAATATGCCGTATCTCATTGCAGAGAATTTCACTCTTTCTTGTTTTTCTTTTGACAATGAAAAGTGTGCTAAGGAATGGTGGAGTAAGAACAAGAAGTTCTTCCTTGAAAATAAAACTTATACCAAGGAATATGACTTTAATTATGCGAAGATTATCAAGGTAGAAATTGGTAGTAAGTATACTATTATGCGTTAAAGGAGAATATTATGGTGGCTCTTAAAAATCAGCCTGTGTATTATATTACCATTAAAGCAAACCGAGATTCTGAAATTAAGACTCTTTATGCAGGAGAAGATTATCTCGGTCTTGCTGGCTTCTTTGTTGATTTTGATAAGGCAAGACGCTTTAGTTGTCCTGTCTCGGCAGAAAAATGGTTTAAATTCCATTTTGACGAAGAAACTCTTCCTCCTGAATATTATGATTGGACAAGCATCACTATTGAAGAGCTTAAACTCGTTCCTGTCATGAATATCTATCTTTCTAAGGAAGAGACAGTTTCAAATTCTAAAACTCTTGAAACAACCACAAGGAGAGAAAAGCCTAAACGCACTTACAAGAAGAAAAAGGTAGAAGATAAAATTGACACCATTCCAGATACCTAATTCATAAAAATTTAACAGTTTATCTATTGACAGATATTCTTTTTTATGCTAAACTAGTTATAGAAAAGGATATCTGTCCTTTATTTTAATTTAAATAAATCTGTTGAAATACACAGAAGAATGGAGATAATATGGCAACTGTTTAGTATCATTATGGTAAAAACAATTCTTTACTTCGTTGGTATCATCCTATTGTAAGAGGGGTTACTTATAACAATGTAGTTGTAATTGAATGGCCTAAAAGCGAATTGAAGAGTGCAAGTATTGATATGTGTACTCAGCCTAAATTAAGTCCTGAGAAGATGTATAACCTTTATGGTTATAAGCCTGATGTTGTAACTAACGCTTTTTTCTTTGATACTGCAAGCGGTACTTCAATTTGGAATTTAAAAAGCAACAACACCATTTATGCTCAAGATGGTAATTTCTCTAATGGCTGGGGTATTACAAATTCTGGAAAGATTATGAATGGCGTATTTAACAATGGCGTTGGTTGGAGAGATTTTGGCACAGAATATCCTGCTTTGTTTAAAAACAAACAGCCTCAATCTGTAAAAAACTATGCTGACATTGATTATGAAGCTAAAAGACAGATGTTCGGTTGGACAAAGACAGATGGTAATCCTAAAAATGAAAAGTATTTTATTGTTTCTGTCGTATCTGGTGGTATGAAACTTTCCACTGCTCAGAACTTTATTAAATCTCTTTTTCCTGATGTAGATTATTGTTGTAATCAAGATGGCGGGAATTCTACTTATACAAACTTTGAAGGAAAACGTCTTTCTGCGTCTGGTTGGTTAAGACCTGTTGATTCTATTCTTGCTTTCTGGCTTCGCTCTAACGCTGAAAGAGAAAAAGCAGAAACAGAAGAAAAGAAGCAAGATAAGGCTAATAAGAAAGAAGAAAACCGTCCTAAGAAAACTGGTTATCGTTGTCAGCTAGGAGCTTTTAGTAATTCTACTCGTGCAATTACTTACAGAAATGAAATTAGAACTCTTACTGGTGTAATTGATTATTCAACGGCTTTCTGTGTTCAAGACCCCAAAACAAAGCTCTATAAGGTCCAAGTAGGTTTCTTTGCTAAAAAGTCTGGTGCTGAAAAGGTTAAGGCAGATTTGGCTGAAAAGGGATATAATTGTTATATCTGCTATGTGGAGGAATAATGAAAATTTTTGATACTTGTCTTAAAATTGAAGAAATTTTAAAAGGTTATCTTATAGCTTCTAATAAAACAAGCGACAAAAAGAAATCTGAATATTATAAGCATGAAGCTTACAGGTTAAATTTTGCTACGAGAGAACTTGATTTATTTTATAACTGGGGCTTTTCTAATCTTGTTTATGTACCCAATCTAAATCATTGGGCTTGTGTAATGCCTAAAGACTATGAATATCTTAATTCTACTTCTTATCCCTATTCCAAAGAAGACCCTCCTATTATCTTTGTAAGTGGTAATGTTGATAATGTATTAGATGAATATTTAAGCGAATTAGACGGATATTTAAATGAGGAAAAAAGCAATGAATGAAAAAAAATATGAAGTAATTTCTGATATTACCTCTCCTATTGATTAGGAAATTGCAGATTTTATCCAACGTATTATTAACAACGATGAAACTCTGGCTACTTTAACTGATACTTTTTTTATCAGTTATGATTATGAGTATGAAAATGTTTATATTTGCACTACCTATCCACAGTATTTAACTGTAATTAATCACCAACTTTTTAAAGATTTGTGTGATATAATTAATGAGTATTATGGATTTTCTGTCTTTGTTAGAAAAGTTGATTCAATTATTAGCATTAACCCCAAGGAAAACTAACAATTTAATTTAATAAATAGTTGACAACACCTCTCTTTTATGGTATATTGAGTATACTAAAAAAAGAGAGGTGTTTTTTATGCTTAGTAAGTTGTTGTATATTGCAGGCGGATTGTTCATTATTGCTTTTTTAGCATTTATTTGCTTTTTTGCTTATATTATTTATAATGATGGAGACGGTGGATATGCAAATACGCCACTTGAATTTATTGAAGCCCATCATAAAAAGTGGCGTTCATGGGCGCATTTAAAGTTTAACGATTGGAAGAAGTATTATATTTTAGCTCCTGATGAGTGGGAATTGACATGGTTTGCTCCTAATCGAACCATTAGAGACAAAAATGGAGCTTGGGACATGGTTTATATTAACTTTGGTTTTATCGGAAATATTAAATATGTCTTCTTTAAGTATGATATGAAAAATAGACGAAAGAAAGAAGAATTTAACAAAAACTCTCAAGATAATTTAAGATATGTTCTTGAAGCTGTGCAGGGAGATATTGAAGAAATCCAAAAGAAAGCCGAAGCGGAAATCAATAAAGCCAAAGAAAAAACAGATAAGATTCGAGAGTCTTATTTAAATAAAGAAATTGAATTGAAATCTACTGATAAATGGGAGAATTAATATGTTGGCATTAAAAATTTCTATGATTTTACTTCTTGTTTTTTTAAGTGGAGTTCTTGTATGGATTCTTTTTGGGCTTTTAATTGGTCCGCTTATTTTAAAAGGAATATTTGATGCTGATTTAGATGACATTAACGAAAAACGCAAACGTGAAGAATGTGTCAAGATGGATTTTGACAAGTGGTATGATATTTATTGCTTGAATACTAAAAAGTGGAGTTTAGGTTGCCTTCCATCTTGTCGTATTGATACAACCAGACCGAAGTTTGGAGATATTATTATCACCTCAAATTATTGGAATCATAGTTATTGTATTAAAAATGTTTATGTAGATTTTGGCTTTATTGGCAATCTAAAATATTCTTTATGGAGACATAAATATCTCAAGTCTAAAGAAACCAGAGAAACTCAAGAAAGAGAAATAAAAAATCTTAAATTTATTCTTGAAAGTGCTCAAGCTGATATTGAGATTCTTAAAAAGCAATCGGAAGAAGAAATTAATAAAGCGGCAGAAACTTGCAAAAAAGTCAAAGAGAATCTTAGGAAATCGTCTCGTAAATGTTATGCGAATGACCCTCCAATGATTACTATCCTTGATGATGACGAAGTAGATTTTTAAATAAAAGATTCCTTTTATTTAATTAAAAATGTTAAGGAGAACAATTAATGTTTATTTGTTGTGATAATTGTTTGTTTAATTCCGATAAAATTAGTTTTGTGAGAGTTAATGAAAAAGGTGTTCTGATTGGCTTGACTAGTGCAAATTATCTTTTAAAGTATAAAAATGAAGACCTTGCAAAAAAGGCTTTCTCTAAAATTTGTGTTGCTATTACAAAGAATTCTTCTGTTGTAGACATCTCTGAAAGTAAAATTCAGGAGGTAATCTAAATGATTATTAGTTACGATAACCAAATTATCAATTTGTATATGGGTTGGAGAGCTATTCATCTTGACGCTGGAGGCTTTGATATCGCATATCCGTTGGATACACCAACTTATACTATCACTATCGAGCTTAACGATAAATCTTCTTGCAATCTTGGTGTTTTTGGAGAAAATGAGCTTTGTTTGGCAAAAATGATGATGGATAAAATTAAAGAGGGTTTAGCTAATAATACCTCTTTCCTTGACCTTGATAATTATCTGAAAATGTGTAAGAAGAAATTAGAAAAAGAAAAGGAAACTAAGAATGGATAATGGATTTAATTTAAAAAAGGATAGAATTACTTTTGACTGTATGCCAGAAGATATGCAAATGACAGATGCAGGATTTAATGTTCTTATGGGATGTACTATCCTTTGGGGATTAATTTGTAATTTCTTTATCTGTATGTTCCTTGAGGTACAGGTTTTTAACTTCGTAGCGGCTCATCCTCTTCTTTTTATTCTGGGATATTTTGTCTTAGCTTTTCTTGGAGCTATTATTACTAGTGGTACAGAAAATGCTTTGATTGCTTTCCTTGGATTTAACCTTATTTGTTTGCCCATTGGAGCACTACTAAGCGTTTATGTGAGCCAGTATACAGCTTTAAGCATTAGCTATGTATGTCTTCTTACTGCTATTATTGTAGTAATTATGATTATTGTTAGCACAGTATTTCCAGAATATTTTTATTCTCTTGGGCATATCCTTTTAGTATCTTTAATTAGTATTATTTTTATTGAAGGAACTTTGGTTTTCTTCCTTGGGTATACTGGCCATGTAATTGACTATGCAGTTGTAGCGTTGTTCTCTCTTTATATCGGTTACGATTGGTATTGTTCTCAAAGATATGCGGCTACACCTTATAACGCCATTAGTTGTGCAACAGACCTTTATCTTGATATTATCAATATCTTTGTCCGTTTGCTTGCAATTCTTGGCAAGAAAAAAGATTAAATACTTGACAACTCCTTATCTTTCTGGTATTATTTAAGTATCAAAGATAAGGAGTTGATTTTGTTGCTATATCACCTTTCTCGTGACCCTAATCTTACAACTTTAACTCCTCAGATTCCAGAGACAGCAATTCCTTATAATGAGGATGTATCTATTCCAAGAGTTTGCTTTGCTCCTACTATTGAAGGTTGTCTTTCAGCCTTGGGAGATATTGGCATGGAGTATTATGTTTATACTCCTGTTAATCAAAAGCTCAAAGGCTACTCTTGCAGAAGTCATGTATGTGATGCTCCCGCTACAGGAGAAAGATGGATTAGAAAATCTGTTGCAGTTAAAAAGATTGGGAAAATCAAATCTCGTGATACAGGTATTTCCAAGCCTATGACTATTAAATATAAAGGTCGTACAGAACAAATTTGGTATCTTAAGTATACTTATGAATGGAAGGAGCGCTATTAATGGAACGTATTAAAAAGGGACGTAGAGAACCTACTCGTGACAAGAGAGAAAATTGCGGTGTTGTAACTTCTCTTCTCGATGTTAATGGTAACAATATTATTACTGGCAATCTTTACGAAATCAAGGGGAAGAAATATTCCTATATGGGAAGGGTGTTTTATAATAGGTATCAGAAAGCCTTTGGCGTTTTTATGGGTTGCTGGTACGGAGATAGGAATATCTACAATCCCGATAGTTATGGTAAATTTGTAGCTATCCCTAAAGATAATGGCATGAAGAATCAAATTTTTCCTGTTGAAGAAATGGAGCTTTAATATGAAAATTAAACATGTTAAATCCAAAGTTGTTTTACCAGAAGAAAACTATTGGTATGACATTAATTATAATACAGAAATTGCAACTTGTTCTCGTTGTAAACGCAGAGGAAAAATTAGAACCACGATTACTAAGTGGGGTGGTTACGCAATCAGCAATCCTTATTGTCCCGCTTGTGGTGCTTTTATGAAAAACGGCTGTAATTGAGGTATAATATGGCAAAAATTGTTTGTGCTGCTATTAAATTTACAAGCAAAGCAGATGAAGATAACATTATTGTTCTTCCTTGTATTCGTCATGGTGATGGATACAAGCAGTTTGCTTATCTTAATTTTGTATTAGCTGGAAATTATTCTCGTGGTGATTGGAACAAAGAAGAAGGCTTCGTTGACAACAATGGAAAATTTCATTCAAGAGAAGAAGCTTTTAAAATTGTAAAAGATTCTCTTCCTGCTTCTCTTATTTACTTTAAAGAACAGCATAAAGAAACCGAACTTTACTCGGAGGACTTATATTAATGAATAATAAAAAACATCCTGATACTGTATCTTACGGGGTTTACGAACAGGTTGCATGGGAAAGAAGCCTTGCAGAAGAACAGTTAAATACACTTGGTTTTGGTTTAGGTTGTAATGTGACTTGCAGGAAGAAACTTGTAGCTACATATCAAAAAGACGGACGCTATAATGTTGCTCGAACCTTCGAGGTTTGTTCTGAATGTGGTGAACAGTTGCACTCTGACATGAATTTCTGTCCTTATTGTGGAAGGAAAATTGTTGATGACTAAATTAAAAGATTTTTCTAAAACTCTCACCTTTTGGTTGGTTTTAATTAATATTGCAGTTTATATTGCAATTTTAATTAATCCTACTTTTATTTGTTATCTATGGAGTTACAATTTGCTATATAACAGTCCCATTGAAATTTGGCGATTTGTAACTCCTGTTTTTACTCATGCCCAGTTATGGCATCTTGTAGCAAATTTGCTTAGTCTTGTTTATTTAGGAAACCTTGTAGAAAAATATCTTACAAAAACTGAATATCTTTCTATTTATTTGGGAACTGGTATTATTTCTGAAATTGCCACAACTATTGCCTATTCTTTATTTAGACCTGAAACAATTGGATTTGGTGCATCTGGCGCTATTTATGGGTTGATGGGTTTTATTATTACCACTATCGTAGATGATAAAAAAGATAGACTTAAAGTTTTAATTGTAGTAATTGTTTCCGCTATTGGTGTAAATCTATTTATTCCCAATATTGGCAATGTCGCTCATTTTGCAGGACTTATTAGTGGTCTTGTATTTGGTTTTATTTTTATGAAATATTGTGAGCATGAGAAGATGAATCAGTTTTTAGAAGAATATACTGTTGGGAGTAGATTCTAATGAATAATATTTTTGCTATGCCCATTGGTCTTAGAGGGACAAGTACTGTTTGGCATAACGACACTAAAATTGGTATTTGTTTAACTTCTAATAATTCTCCTTTGCTTGGAAACTTTGTTCCTTTGAATGAAATTTCTGTTATGGATAATAAAGGTGATAATCCTTTGTCTGCAAATGAACTTAAAACCATTACAGAAATTAGAACAGATGTTTATGAAATTAGCCCTGAACATGAGAGATATATGTTGCTTGATGCAGACGAAGAAATTTATCTCGGAGAAAGAGTAATTCATTTGTTTTACTTATCTCATCGTGACGAATTTCTCGTAACTGGAATTAATTATTCTATTGCGGACCCTGAAAAAATTTCTTAATAAACCCTTGAAATAATCCTTTTATTTTGGTATAATTACTGTATCAAAATTGAAAGGAGATAAAGCTGATATGAGCTTTTATCTGAAAGAAACCACAACTAACTCTTATGTTCAGTTCGTAGGTAATCAGTACAGCTACATTTCAAACCCAGACAAAAAACATTTGTTTAAGGATATTGACAAAGCTGCAAACATTGTTCTCAATCACTCTATTGTTGACAAGTTTTTGTCAAATCGTGTGTTTTCTATTTATCATGCTGAAACCAACAGCTTGGTATACGACCAGCTTGTTTCTGATGTAGCAAATAAAGGATTAATTCGTTTGAATGTTTCTAAAGCAGTCCTTAATATGCAGGAAAGTTTAAGTGAAGCACCTATTACAAGTGGAAACCCTATCGAAATGGAATTTAAGGATTCTATTTCACCTACTGTTTCTCATTCTGCTTGTGCAAGAGTAATGATTGACGGTGATGACCTTCCTATTAAGGACTCAACTAAAAAATATCAAGCAAGCGAATATTCCAGAAATAAAATTCTTCCTTCTTTGGAAGCTATGTCAAAGACTTTTGAAAATATCACTACTGCTATTAATTCTCTTCCGTCTAATGAAGATTTAGCGACTCAGTTGGGGGATTATAATGCTCAGGTAGTTGATATCCTTCATTACATTGAGTTTTCTCATCTTGATGCTTGCAATGGTTATCTTATCTTTAAAAAGCTTCAAGATGTGCTCATTGCAAGGCGTACTGTTAAGGAACAGATGGCAATTATCAACAAGCTTGAAAATTGTGGGTTGATTGCTGAAAAAATTAATGCCGCTAATAATCAAGCTAAGAAAACACTTGAAGAATCTCGTTCCTATTGTCCTCGTAGTGACATTGACATCTTTGACTAAATAATTTCAATTAAAATTTAATAAACACTTGACAGCTTCTTTTTTGCTTGCTATAATATAGCTACAGTAAAGAAAGGAGCTGTTATTTTATGAAACGAATTGAAAATCTTATCGCATACACTCAGGAAGATTTGAGAAAAGATATTGTCAAAGCTCTCTTCGGAGATAACGCAGTTCTTGGCGGAGACTATATTGATTTTCATTACGACGATGAACCCGATGCTGGACTTGTTGTTAATTTTTGTGATAAAGAATCGCCTTTTACAACTAAGACCTTTATCATTAGAATTGAAGATGTGACAGATAAGGAATAAGATAGGGAGGAAATCTAATGGCTAACAAACCTGTACTGGGCATTATTGATTGCCCTCATTGTGGAAGAGCTAACATGGTTGGGTGGAACGGGAATTATAAAGTTCCTTGTTTTTACTGTCATAAGACATACACTGTGAAGAGAACCCGTATGCGTGATACAAAGCCACTCATTCTTGCAGATGAAGATAAAACTCTTTCAAGAGAGGATTAACAGTAACTTTGATAAAAATGAAAGGAAGTAAATTATGATTGGTATTCTTTCCAATTCTCTTTATATTGAAAAATATTTTCCTTGGGCTGTCCAGAAGTATAAAGATAAGAATGGAGACTCTGCAACATCACTTTATGGTATCCCTGTAGATGAAGCTTCCAAAAATTTCCTTTGGGGATGTCTCCATACAATTGAGGGTCCTGTTTACAACAATTCCATGGGTCAATACAAAGAATGTTATGTAATTAAAGGCCCAACTTTTAATGGAGCTATTATTCCAGCAGATTTTTTCGAGCGTGTTGAAAATGATTCTGCTACTGTTATCGACTATAAAGAGGAATCTACCAAAGAAGAGAAGAAGTCTCATAAGGTTGCTGTTCGTAAATCGACCAAAAAGGAAAAGATTTATCCCCTCATTACTAAAAATTTCATCAACATTGCAGACCTTAAGTGGTGGAGCATTGATGAAAAGATTCCTCCTGTTGGACTTCCTATTACTCTTTGTGTTAAGGAACGTCCCTCTACTTCCAATTGTTCTCCTTATAACACTTTCCCTGCTAAATATTGTTATAATTCTACAAGCGGGAAGTATATCTTCATTGGTATGAGGGGAGAAAACTATTGGTGGTTAACAGAAGATGATTTTCGTTGGACAGTAGACGCTGGGCGCTGTCCTGATTTTTAAAGGAGACTATTATGACTTGGCACGCTATTTGGGAAAAGAAACCTAAATATAATCAAAAAGTTCTTGTAGCAGACCCTTCTGGCTGGATGCAAATAATGAAATATAAAGGTAAGTTGCGTGGAACAACAGCTAATTATAAGTTTGCTAAAATTACTCGACCTGAAATTTATTATACCCCGATTGCTCGTGAATTTCGTTGGACTGAAATTGATTCTGAACCTGTTTTTGATTAAAAGACAACTATGGAATGGTATACATTTATAGAAAAAATTCCCAAAAGAAATGAACCAATTTTTATTTGTATTTCAGGTGTAAACCGAGCAAAAGATAATAACGCTCCTGTTTTAAACCCAACATACCAATGCGTTTTTGCCGGAACGTATGATTCTGTTATTTTTTTGCAAAACCTAATTTTAATTTCAGAGAAATTTTGTCCTATCAAAAGAACTATTGTAAGGCGTGATTATACAATTTGGGATAACTATGTTCACTGGGCAAGACTGGAATAAGCTGTGAAGTAACTATGGAATGGTATTCATTTAGAAAAAAGAAACCTCGTGTCGGAGAAATGATTCTTATTTGTCTCTCAACGGGCAAAGAAAAAAGTGCTGTTTATAGTTGTCGCTTTGAAAAATTTGAGCGCATTTTTAAATCCCTCGTCTCTTTTGATGCAATCCATCTCTCTAATCTTGTTTTATTTTCAGGAGATTATTCCTGTAAGCATAGTAATTATGTAACTCTTCCTCTGGACCCATACAACTTTCACTGGGCAAGATTAGAATAAATTAAGGAGAATATTATGAAAATTGAAAATGCTATTGCTCATGTTACTCGCACTATTAAAGATTATAAGTCTCAGCCTTTTGTAACTTGCACTCCTCTGTTTGAGCTTATGTGTGAGCAACTTGTCAGTCTTCTGGATTCAAAACAGAAACAAGGCTATAACTATATCTTTTATGTTCATGATGGTAGAAAAGATAAACGTGGCTTTTATCTGAATAATTATATCTTGACTTTTTCCGATGTTAGACATGTTTATGATATTAAGTCTCAAAATTATTTTCAGATTGACGATGAATTTTCCGATTTAATTGATTTTCTCGATTTTGATTTCTGGTATGCTTATTGTCTAAAAGATGATAGGATTCTTACTGTTGTGAAGTAAAATATGAATTGGAAAAGTTTTCTTGAGCACCTCCCTAAAGTTGGAGAAAGAATTTTAATCATTCACGAATGGGGTGAATATAATTTTGAATTACATTCCACCAAAACATGCTATACTATTTATGAATGTAATTTCAAAAGCATCAAGAAGTATATTGTTAACTTTGTAAATTTAAAACACATTGCTGGAGAAAAATGTAATAATTTTGAAAAAACTCAATATATTAGTGCAAGAGCATTACATTGAGCAAGATTGAATTGATTGTTATGGAATGGCTTGATTTTGAAAAGAAAAGACCTCATATTGGAGAAGAAATTCTCGTAATGAAAATAATTCTTGGACATCACAAAATCTTTATCGCTACTTATTTAGGAAGAAAAAAAGATAGCTATGAATATTATATTAGGTTAGGTAATTTTAAAAAATATATTCAAAAAGATTATTCAAGTCAATTTCATTGTTTTTTATCTTCTTGTTTACGTTGGGCAAGATTACATTAAAAAAGGAATTAACAAAAATGGAATGGTATAGTTTTGAAGATAGATAGCCACGTATCGGAGAAGAAGTTCTTATACTTGAAGATATTCGATTTACGGATGAAATTTTTGGTGGAAACTATGAAGTTTATTCAGCAATATTCCAAGGCAAAAAATTTGATTATTATGCAGATGAATATTTGATAACTTTAAGTAATTTTAAATCCTATCCTAATAAGTATCCATGGGATTTTTCTCCTCGTGAGATTGATATAAATTTTATTTTTTGGGCAAGATTACATTGAAAGGAGAATTTTATCATGACAAATACTCCACAAAAGAAAATTGTTTACGCTCTTTATAGTGAAGCTAACGATACTTATCTTTGTTGGGATAGTTTTGATAAGTATTACTATTGGGGACAGAAAGAAGATGATAATGTTCTGTGCTGGGATTCTCCTACTGCACTTAACAAATTTTATCTTGTTGCAGTTAAATCTTTTTCTGTTATGAAAATTCCCAGTGTTAATCCTCGTTGCGCTCTTCTCTATAAAAATACCTGAAAATATATGATAAAAGTCTTATTTGTCTTGATTAAACCCTTGACAAATAAGACTTTTTGTTGTATTATATTAAAGAATAGAGGTGAAAGTATGGCAATGAAAGTAACTCCTCCCGAAGCAAATGTTATTAACGCAGTAGATGTGATTGAACATATTTTGGGTAAAGGTGGATTAATTGAACAAAATAAAAATGTATTATTCAAACCAATTCTTTTTAATGAAATAACTCTTGATGTATTATTTCAATATCGTGAGTGGTTTTTTGCTTTTGTTCCTACTTACGAATATCTTTTAACCTTAAAGAATCCTCGTAATTTTTATGTGTTTCCCGCTAAACAGTCAATCATGTTTAATAGCAGTTGGCTTGACTGCATGGAAGAAAACTTTTTAGTTTCTCATACTAAAAATTACGATAAGGTTGTTCTTGATTACGGTTTACGTCCAGAGCAATTGAACCAGAAATATCTTGAATCAGAAATCACTTTGTTTGAAAACACTGATAAATTAATTATGGATTTAAAAAAGCAAAATAAAAAAGACCTTTTCGTTTTTTTATATTATATTATGGAACATGTTTGGGGAGCTATAACTGTAATTTGGGCTTTTAGAGATTTAATAAAAGAAAGCCATCCTATAGCTACAATGCTTAACGGGAGTTGTTTTGGTACTCATATTACTGACCTTACTTATTATTCTACAAGTGAATTGAAAGTTTGTGAAAACAGCCTAAAGAAAAGTAAATTTGATTACAATCTTTTTCTTATTACGCGAATTAGCAGAGACATGGAAAAGTGTATTTATTATCATGGTTTTAATGAACATGGGGACACGTTTAATTCTACTCCAGATATTCCTAATGACGAGAATTGTGGGGATGATTATTAATGGAAAATGAAACGATTACTTATGAGGATATTAGAAAACAATTTGCTTCTTTCTTAAAGATTCTTGTTGAAATTCCTTTTAATTCTTTCTTCGACAATGAAAAGATTTGTCCTGATAAATTTGCTGTGTTGTTTAATTATCTTGAACCGACTCTTCCAATGTTTTCTTATATTACTATGCTTCGAACTAAAAATCCCTATGTAACTGTTCCATTTTTCGTGAATAATCCTTTTTTTGACTATGAAAAGAATAAAGATGGATTAAAAATAATTAGTTATTGTAATTGGGTTGGTTACTATACTGGAAGTACTTCTTTTAATGAAGATTTCATTGTTAAAAATGACGCCATTAAAAATTATAGTCTAATGTATAAATATCTCAATGCTTTAAAAAATTGTGTTTCAATTATAGATGATTTTTTTCTTGTGCTTGATGCCCCAAAAAATTATCTTAATCCTATTTATAAAAGTATTTCTGCGAAAACTATTAAGATTTTAACTGAGTTAATGGGATTTTATGGCAATTATATCTTGGTAAAAAATGGTAATATTGGTCGGTATCCAATAAATGACAGGATTTATATTCATGGCTTTCAACCAAACACCCAAGTTATTTATAACCCTTTTGTTCCTGTTACAGCCGTTGGTAATGATAATCCCCTCCTCCCCGTTACTGCCGATTTAACTCTTGCTAGAGGTGGAGAAGGAACAAATTTCTTTGAAACCATTCCTCACACAAGATTTAATAATATTGCCGCTGAAATCATTGGAAGAAACTTTGATAGAACTTTGCGTGAAAATGCTCACAGAGCTGTTGCAGAATGTACTGAATTATTGAGGGCAGTTACATGATTTGTTTAGATATGTATGGTATGGATGAATACCAATCTGAAAAGGCAAGAATCCTTTATAAAGGTGAAAAGCCTAATAGACATAACATTGTCCAATTTATTGTGGCTATGACTTACTTGACGAAAAATTTAGATAATGTGGATTTTAGGGAATTTGTTTATAAAAAGCCTGAGAACAAGAATGATTGGATGATTCTTTGGAATATTTCTAAAAAATTTGATGCTATTCTTGAATATTACAATGAATTAATTGTATGGCAACCAAGTTGGCTTGTATCTCTTGTAAGTGATGCTTCATTATGGAATGCAAAAACAAGTGGAAAACTGCCACAACCTTTTACTTATCTTAATGATGGTGCATCTTATAACAACCTATTAAATGGTAAACTTTTCCATATTACTTGGTTTGACATTATCGGAAGAAAAACATTTTTTGAAGAAAATGAGGTTGTTATTACTCAAGCAATTGAACGCGCATTAAACGGCAACAACAAAATTTGTAACAAGTATTTTGGAAGTTTGGGATTTTACATTACTTATCATTGGAATGATTTACAATTTGCGTTTGCTCTTTTAGATTATTTAACAATTCGTATTACTCTTGATAAATATGATGAAAAAGCTTGCATTTGGCGCACTTTAAAACAACATAATATTATAAACAGTCCAGAAAATTATAATGAAATAAGACAAACAATGGTTGCAGTTCATAAGCTTCATTTGTCTATTAATGCAGTTAATTCAATGTTGATGTTTAAGTCTTTTGTTTCCAGTGAAGCAAGAGCACTTAATAATTATTATAATTACTGGATTTAAAATAAAACAATTTAAAAAAGGAGATAACTATAATGCCTAAGTCTCGTATGGCTCGTTCTTTCAAAGCTCGAAAAGGAACTTCTCTTAATTACACACTTCTTGCTCGTCAAAAGGAATTTCCAAAGTTGACCTGTAAGAAGAATCTTCCTACTCCTGATACTAAAGATAGTGACAATCCTGATAATGTCAAGTATATTCTTAAGGAAAATGATACCCAGTGTGCTATCTTTTCTACAGAACTTAAGTCTCAGGATAATCATAAAGACCCTCTTTATTTAATTGTGGGTGCTCTTACTGGTGCTCTTCTTCTTACTGATAAGGAAATTGAAGAGTATTTTGATTTGACTCCTATGATTGATAAGAAGCTCACTCTTAAGGACGCTCCTTATAAGAATACTGGTGTTAAGATTGAGTATGACACCAATGATATTCCTACAAATATTGTTGATTTTAAGGGTGCTCCCATTAAGTAAAGGAGAATAATATGGAAAAGAATGATTTACTCGCGAATCCAATAGATTTTGCTCAATATGTTTGGGAAAGAATTGAAGACGGAGATACTTTAATTGACAGGTTTTGTAATATTTGGGAAGTTTCTTCATATGTTGTTTTTGATGGTCGTAGAATAAAAATTAATCTTCGTTGTATTCACAATGAATCTTGCACAGGTTGTAATAATGGAGATTACAAAAAATTAACTCGTTATGACCTTGCTCGCAAATATTATTTTTATATTAATAATATTGCTGTTAAGATTCCCGATGTTGAAGATTGGAATGCTGGAACTTTCGTTCAAAATTATAATCTGCTGTGGAATATTATTGACACAATGAGTTCTCCTACAACTCATCCCACAAAAGAAGAAAAAGAAGATATGTATGCTTTGTTTCTTTTAACTCAAGAAGCAGATAAGATTTACGAAGAAAAAAACGAAAAGATTTCTACTATCAGGACTTTAAATGAGTTAAAGAACAAATTTGAAAAACGTGATTATTATGATGGAGACAAAATTCGAGAAAAATGTGTTAATTGTCTCCCGAAAGAGGACACAAAAATGACAGAAATTGAAAAAAATTACCTCCTTAAAAATAAGGGAAAAACGGGTGCTGATAACCAATTAAAATGCGGATTTTATTCGCAGGAAGATTTGGATGCCGCTATTGAAAAAATTGGTGACTTCCTTGAAACCCATACAAATACTGCTAAAAACAAATGTAAAGAATCCGTTAAGAAAATTGCTGGCTTTTCTGATGAGGATTTGGATGAAATTTGTACACGAGTGGTGGACACTTTTTATTCAGCTTCCGATTTTTCTAAGAAAACTTTCGACGAATTTAAGAGTTGGATGAAAGAAAAGTACAAGGATTACACAAAAGAGGTTAAAGAAGAACCTAAAACTAAAACTGAAACTGAAACTGTTAAAGTAAATAACAACCAGTCTGTCGTTACCGTTGATAATAATGATACGAATACTGAAATGAATAAGGTTGGTAGTATTGACAATAGTATTGACAACGAAGATAATTTAAAATTGTTCCCTAATCTTGATAAATATTTTAAGAACAACACTGATACAAAAAATGATGATAATGAAGAAGTAGATTTCATTAATAGACCTTTCCATATCGGAGATATTGTCGTTCTAAAAAATGGATATACTGGCTATATTTCTTTAATCAGTCATACAGAAACTTTTACCTATTATTATATTCCTGTTTATCCTATTCGTAATTCTACAAATAACACTAAATTTAAATCTGTATTTGGTTTGGAAACTAAACTTGACCCTACTCTTGAAGATTGCATTAGAGTTGGAGATTGGAATTTATCTTCCGATGCTGTAAGAACGAAACTTCGTAAATACGAGGAGTTTAAAAACTTAACCCCACATTATACTACTGATGAAAAAGATAATAACACATCTACAACAGATAATACAACACCTCCACTCAGCAGAAAAATTAATAGAGCTGATTCACTTCCCAAGTATCTTAGTAAGTTTCATCTTACTGATTCTACTTATAGCTGTGAAGTAAACACTAAACTTACTACCGACATTGTTCGTAAGCTGAATGAAGTTATCGAAACCCTTGATGCTATTATTTTGTATCATCTTAATGAAGCTCAAGAAGAACATAGAAGACAGCTTGAAGAAAGATAGGATGAATTAAAAAGCACCTTACCATCATCTGAAAAGGTTAAAAATTATTCCTCTGTTTATGATACAGTTCGAAAAAATGCTGATATTTCATGGCCATCATGGAAAAAGGAAGTTTTTAATAATAGTTGCGCTATTTCAACACACGCAAAAAAATTGTAATGATATTATAAAGAAGAGTCAGTTTTGGCTCTTCTTTTTTATTAAATACTTGACACATATCAAAGAATTTGTTATATTATAAGTACAAAAGGAAAGCAAAACAAATAATAAAAGGAAGTGTGATTCATGACCTCTTACGTTATCAAGTTTGTTTGGAAAGATTATCGCAACTTCGTTCAGACCACTTATGCTGGTTATAATTATAATATGAATGATTATAATTGGGGACCTACTCCTTCTTGTGACTTCAATGAAGCTGAAAAATTTGACAATATTGAAGCTGCTAAGAATTTCTATAAAAAGCATAGTAATTACTTCAAATTTATCACTGAAAGGGAAAATTCTTCCACTTACATTTCCAAAATCGTTACTAACACCGAAGACGTGGAGAAGATTTAAAGGAGAATAAAATGAAGAACCAGTTTATCATTGAGTTTACTTATTATGAAAAAGGTAAAATTCGTACCACTTATGCTGGCTATATCCTTTCTCTTCCTTCTCCTTTTCGTTCTTTCGACCAAGCAAAAAGATTTAAAACTATTAATGATGCAAGAGAATGGCTTACAGATATCTTGAAGAATATTGAACAAAATCCTGATTTTGCTTTTCCAAGAAGAAAGATAGCATCTGTTCAGTTTCTTTGTATTCAGGTTTTTACAGCAGATGATATTACCAACGAATATATTTCTAATTCTGAACGTTTTCTTGAAAAAAATTATCAGCTTAGATAATAAACATTATTTTAAACTATTTTTACAACTTATTTTAAACTTGTTTATCTCATATCGGATAAACAAGTTTATTTTTTATTTTAAATTGTACTTGACAGCTTGACTTTTATATGTTATACTATATATGGATTAATAGAATATTAAAGAAAGGAGATATTATTTTGAAAGAATTTCAAGAATTCAAAGATTTAGAATAGTTCTATCTAAAAGCGCAAGAAATTTTTAAAAATAAAAAAAGTGTAAATAGTTATAAAGAAATGTGTGAACTTTTAGATGAACCTTATTATGCTTCACCTTCTCGTAAAGAACGTCAAAAAATATAGTTTAATACATGGAAAAAATGTTTTACTTGGCGTAGAGCAAAAGGAAAATTTACTTGCCTTAAAATGATTCCAAAAGAAATTTTTGATGAAAAACTTCAAGAACTTAAAAAAGAACGAGAAGAAAAATCAAAAGAGCAATCTGAAAAGACAACTCAAAATTATATTAAAAACTATAAACTTAATCATCTATTAACTGGAAGATGGCCTTCTCGTCCTTGTTCTTGGGGTAAGAGAGGTGTATATATAGTTTATAATAAATCCAACAAAAATTCTTATAAAGGCCCTGTTTGTTATATTGGCAGTACTACTATTGCTTTCTACAAAAGGTTTAATAATCATTTAACTCCTTCCCAAACTATGTCTCAGGAAATAAGAGATTTAATGGAAGAGAAAGATACTCATATTAATTTTTTATGGCTTGCTCCCGATGATGCAACAGAAGATGAAATACATGAAAAAGAAGCAGAATTCTGGTCTATATATCAGAAAAGAGGATATTATATGCTTAATAAGCATATTCCTCAATATCATCATACTTTAAAGAATCCCAATAAAAAGAAAATTGTTCCTTATGGTTCTTATTTAACAGATAAAGATTGGATTCAATATAAAAAGATAAGTGCAAAAATTCCCTCTGACAAGATTCCTCTTTTGATTAAATTCTTACAAAAAGAGTTAAAATTAGAATTTTCAGAAGATTTTAATATGTGGACTGAACCAGATATGATTCCTAAGATACAAAAGTTTGTTGAAGAAAACAAAAAGAAAGTAGAAATATTAGAGGTTGATAAAGATGACGAATAATTAGCTTTATAGAAAATGTCAATAGAAATTAAAAAATATTACAGAAGTAGAATCTTATAAAGCTATGTGCGTTTTATTAAATGAAGAATACTTCAAGTATAAAAAAAGTAAAGATAGATAGCTTGAAGTTTGGAAAACCTGTTTTAGCTATGATTTACTTAAAAGTGGTAAGTTTATCAATATTAGACTTCTTTCAGAATCAGAACATTTCCAGACCCTTACGGAACTGTTTAAAACAGATTCCATTTCTTACTCCCTTTGTGGCTTGCTTAACCAATATAGTGATGAAACAAATGAAAGTATAGTCTATATAACTAAATCTGAACTTGCTTTCTGTTTAGGATTTTTCAACGAATCTTATAATACAGCAAGAAAATATCCAGAAGTATATTCTTATCAAGTTGAAAATGATATCTTAACTCTTAGAAATAGTAGATACCCATTTATTAAAGAACATAAAGATTCTATCAAAGGTTGGAGAAAATCAAAAGAAAATTCTTCTAAACCATCTAAAGATACACTTCAAAAAGTTGAAGATTTCACCACCCATTATTCTTCTAATTATGAATATAAAGTAGAAAATGCTTTAAAAAATCTTGCCGATAGTGGCTATATTACTTTACATGAAGTCTATATGGGAGCTTTTGTTGATGATAATTTTAATTGGATTCCTAATATAGATAATATTTCTAATAAAGATGGTCGATATTATTTTAAAAGTGATGAAACAACTACTTTAGTTATTCCCTATAAAGATAGAGAACTTACCCCAGAAGAAGAAGTTAAATATATTCAAATTACTAATGAAATTTTCAGACTGATGAATCTTGATGGAATCCAAGATGTTTTTAAACAGAATAAACAACTTAAATTTAGACAACAATTATTTCCTCAATTACTTTCTAACATGGGATGTTTATATGTTTATAAAGCATATCGTATTGGATTCTCTTCTGAACATATCGGAGATAAAGAAACAAAAGTTAAAAATAAATTACAATCTACTTTTGATATAGATTCTTTAAAGAAAGCATTGGCAGATAATAATAGTACAGCTACTAAAGCTAATCTTAAAAATGCTCAAAAACGTATTGAAGGTAATATTTCTTCTAAACATATTTTAGGTAATACATTATCTGAAAGTCAAAAGTTAGAGCAAGAATATTCCACTTTTATATTAAAAAAGTTATCAAAAGAACTTCTTAATATAGATGTTGATTCTTATTTCCCCTCTACTTCTGATTCTTCTAATGCAATTTAGTTTATCAATTCAAAGAAAAAAGCTATTTTTAATAATAGTTTACGACGTTTAAATAACAAAAAATAGTACGACGAAAAACTTCAAAAATAAATTCCTTTGTTTTACTATCAAAAATCCAAAAACGTACATTTTAAAAAATTGACGATTTTTTAAACCCTTATTTTATATGGCTTTAAATGAAGTCAGGTCAAAATTTGTCTATAGATATATTATATATTATTCTTAGGACGAATTTTGACCTGACCCTCTTAAAACCCTTATATTTACTGTATTTAAAAATTTGCTGAAATTTCAAAATGTACGTTTTTTGAAAAAGTCCCTCAATAGGAGAGTTTCTAACTTCATACTTCGCTAACGCTCGTATTCACTAAGAAACTCTATCATTTTTGTAAGCTTTGTTTCTGTAATCTTTGTTTCAACATTTCATATATAAATAAGTAATACCTCTCTGTTTCATTTAAAAACCACACGACAGAAAATGAAAGAAAGGTTAGAGTTTGTTGAAGTGAGCCTTGCGAACGATTACAAACTCTTACTCCTTTCTTCATTTGGCAGTCGTAACCGCGAGAGGATGTTTGCATTATGAAAGAGAGAGCATTAGCGACGGACGGAGCGTAATGCGACCATCTTTCATAATGATACAAACACCGCATCACGGTGGATTATCGGCGAAGCACCTTTGTAATTATAAAATAATTACTTAAAAGCACCTTCGTAATAATAAATTATTACTCAAATAATAACAAGAAATCTTTATTAAACTATTGACTTTTTGCTCTATATCTGTTATTATATCTATGCTGAGAAAGATAATTGATAAAATATAAATAATTATCTTTCGTAACACCAAAATTCTGGAAGTTCTTATGTGAAGTGGAGTGCTTGCACGAACACTGAACTTAGAACTTCCCCTGTGAATGGAGTTTGTATTATGAAGTCTATTTTGCTTAATAGAAATATGATGAATACTTTAAAAGATAAAAAATACAAGATTACTGTTCTTAGACATGTTAATCCTAATAATACTTTTGTTTTTGCTCATTATAAGTGTAGTGTGTTTACAGATAGTGCTGACCGTATGTATTTCTTCTTTAAAACTTCTTGTAATAATATTACTTCTTTTGTCCTTTGTAAAGACCTTAGTTTGGGTATTTGTATCATTAATGACCCCATTCCTTTTAAAACTTTTATGAAGTGTTTTAATGAGAATGCTTATTATTTTTTAAAAAGAAAATATCCTGAAAATAAAAAAAATGAGGAGAAAGAATAATGAAAAATATTAAGCTTAATACTTCTACTAAGTATAAAAATAATAAATTCCAGATTAAGTATCTTAAAGCAAAAAAGAATGATATTATTCTATTTGCTGTTTACGCTGCGCAATGGGATAAAGAAGATGGTATCTTTTATAGAGCATATAATTTCTTTATCTATTTCAACAGAAATAAAAGAGTTCACTATATTATCGGAAATAATTCTACTGCTTATTATACACTTATTTCCAATAATAATATGAGTTCTTTTATGGATTCTTTTCAGAGAGATGCTAAGAGATTTCTTGATAATGTGCTTAATTAAAAAATAAAGGAAGTGTAATTATGGGTTCTATTCTTACTCATACGTTTGGTACTTATACTGTATTTCGTACTATTCATTCTATCTATGAGAATACTAATGAGGTCGCTCCTTGTATCGTAGCTTTTACTCCTTGTGATGATATGATGTTAAGTACTAGTACTATGGAGTATGAACTTCAAGATGTATTCGATACTTTTGATTATCTTTTGAAAAACCAGTTTGACTCTTTTGCTAAATCTGCTATTTATGATGGTAATTCTTCTCCTTTGAATATTTCTGAACTTGTTGATGAAGTTATTGAAATTATGGAAAAGAATTATAATTTTTATAGATGTAGTATTGAAATTGTTAAGCCTGTTGAAGATGTTTACCTTGAAGAATTAACTGGTATCAGAAATATGAATAAGACTAAAGAAGTCAAGAAAGTCAATATCCAGTTTGTTGACGGTATGGTTACTGAGGAAGACAAAGCTAAAGCTAAGAAGTTGGAAGAAGAGTATCAGAACAAAAAGTAAAAAATAAAGAAAGGATAAATTATGATTACTTGTTTTAAATTTAAGGATATCATTGACATTACTTATCATAGTAATGATGATACTTTATATCTGTCTCTTTCTGATGGTTGGCTTCAAGAAAATAGTCTTTTTAAGAATAGTAAAGACTATATGCTTGAGTACGAAAAGCGTACCACTGATAATAAAGAAGACCTAGAGAATAATATTGTCAGTGTTATTCTTAAGTTGTACCATGAAGAAGATTTTTGTTATATCTCTGGTTGCTATATTGAACATTTTATCAGTAAATTCAATAAGAAAATCGGTGTTTGTAACTATGACTGGAATAGCTACTTGAGAGTTTTTAGAAAGCAACCTTTGCTTAAGTTCACTAAGCTTATCATTAATAACAGTGATAATATCAAAGACGAGTATGATGTTATTTCATTTTTGTATCTTATGTGTAAAAATCCTGACTTTGGTACATTGGAAAACGCAGGGTTTAAGTTTGTTAATATGACAGGAGAGAATTAAAAAATGTCTGAACGTGTTTATAATTTTCAGGATATCCTTTATCTTACTTATGATAGTGAAGAAAATTGTGAGCATCACTTGATTGTTGATAGTTTGGGTATTTTTATGACTTTGGAGTATTCTCGTGAAAATGCTCCTTTTGATTTAAGCGAAGCTGTTGAATTTTGTAACCGTGTAGACAATGTTGTTTATAGAGGTTATAAGTATAGTCAAGATAGCAGTGTTATTTTTACTACTGGTGTTACTTTTTTGAATTTTACACAGACTGTTCAAGATGCCATTGATAATAAGAATGGTTGGACTATGAAAGCTCTGGCTGAGTTGTTTGAATCTCTTCCTTTGTCTAAGTTTACTTCTCTTATTCAGGTTTGTAGTGATGGATTTTTTCTTGATAGTACTTATGCTGTTATCTCTTGCTTGTATACTTTGTGTAATGGTTTGTCTGTTCCTTTGGTTACTGAGAGTGGGTTTAAGTTGGAAAAGTTTACCATGTGAGGAGAATATTAATATGGTTATTATTGGTATTATTTTTTGTTGTGTGTTGGCTTTGGCTATTGCTGCTGGAATGTGAGAGATAAATATAAATGAACTATGATATTGCACTTGTTATGGCACTTGGAATGGTGTTATTTGCTGTGGCTATTGTGAGCATCGCTCACGCGATGATTTTGTTGTTTTTGTAATTATTGATGGGGGTAAAAGTAAATGAATAAAAACGAATATCTTAAGCATAAGAAAGAGCAATTTGAAAAAAATCTTGAAAGTGCTTTTGACAAAAATAATTTATATGTAGTTATTTTTACTGAAACTAAACAGTCTTCTTGTTATGGGCATCATGAGTACTGTGATATGCATTGTGGTTGTGATAATACTTGGAGAGATAACATTAGAAATTTATTGACAGGAAAATTTAAGTATTACAAGATGACTGTTAATAAGTGGATTACTTATAAGTGTGATTGTGGTTGTAATACTTTTTATATTTATAAGGATTGGTTTGTTTGCTCTAATTGTTTTTCTGAACATATTATGAATGATTTTGTTTTTACTTATAAAACTAAGGAAGACGCTGAAAAAGTAACTATGCCGATGACTGGAACAGTTGGAATGAATACATGGCATAGATTTGGTTTAATTAGTAAATATGAGTTTAATGAGTTTATGAAGGATTGTACTAACCCTGAACAGGTTGTGTACTGGTAAATGAATTTACCAGAACAAGAAGTTTACTGGTGAGGTGAAATAATGGATAAGATTACTTATTTGAGAAAGATTAAAGAAAAAATTGAAAATGATTATCTTGAAAAGTTCGATAAACTTGATAAAAGCTTTAAGAGTGATAATGTCATAATTACTGTTTATATTGAGAAGATTATTTTTGAATATCTTGATTATAAGGTCAATAATGGTGACTTAGAACTTGATAATTATGATTTGAAGGAATTGCTGAGAGGAAAGTTGCGCTTTCCTATTAATAGTCGCTATGCTGATGGAAAATATGTTACTCAGTGGTTTGTGGATAGATGTCCTAAGTGTGGTTGCTATTTATATTATCCTAAATACAATCCTAATTCTGGATATACTGGGGTATGTGCTAATTGTTTTGAGGAAAGAACTTTAGAGAGATTAAAAGCTATTAACTTTCCTACTGAAAAGTCTGGTCAGCTTGTGAATTATAAGTATTACACTGTTGCTGGTACTATGAATAGAAAAGAACTTGAACAGTTTATGAGTGAACTTGGAAATGAAAAGTATTGTAATAGTACTTTATCAGGTATTGAGAATGATTTGACTATATTAGAATTATGTGATACTATTGATAATGGGGAATAAAAAGTTTGAAGATTGATTTCTGTTTAGGGTAGGAAAAATAAAGAGAAAAACATATGTAGATACATTTTGGATAGGGTGGGCAGATATTGGACAGTTGTGTAAAGTTTTTGGTGTGGTTTTGAATTAAGGCTTGAATTATATGGGGAAAATTGAGATGTCTTGACAGTCGATATAGGATATAGATAGAATATAGATAACAAGATTCTTGTGACAATTTGAATGAATTACAAGAAAGTTGTAAAGTTTGAGAGTGAATTATTGTTAAACGATAATTTTGCTTGAGAAAAAACGTAGTCTGGAACGTTATGGTACATTTAGTACATTTAATGGAATGTTTGGAACATTCTTGGAATATTTGGTACATTAGCCCTGACGTATCGAAGGCCAATTTTGCCCATTTTCCCATTCTGGTTCTCTTTTAGGTAAAGAGAGGTAGGCACAAACACAATCTTTTTTTAAAAAATTTACAAAAAATTCATAATTTGTTCATAATTCAAACAAACCACCCTCAAATACTCAAAAATTTACATTTCCTCCCAAATACTCAAAAAGTAACAATCTGTAACCAAAATTTCATTAACTTCTTGACAACACCTCCTTCCTATGTTATAATACTCTCATGGTTGTATAAAGTAGGTAATAAACATTATTGCCAACGACCTAAGCGTTAAGGGTGAGTAATCTATTAAGAATCCGTATCTTAATATAAGTTATTCATCATATAGACTTAAGGAAGGAAACGATAAATGAAAAACAAGAAATATACAATTAAATACAGCAAGTCTAATCGACTTGAATATAGTCATAGCAACACAAACACAAACACATCCACACATGAAGCACAGCTCACAAACACACATCCTCTAATTAAGACAAGTATTCGTAAAGCGATTGCAACTTGTCTCACATTCAGTTTAGTGGTAAGTGGTATTGGGTATGCTCAAGCCTTAAATAAAACAGGAGAAGATAATGCTTCCAAAGATAATGTTTCAAGCCTAAATGAAACTGAAATCTCATCTCCTCATTATATTGCTATTGAAAACTTCAAAACACAAAAAGAAAATTATTGGGACATAAGCAATATCGGAAATGTTAGTCCTGATAGAATTTTTTATGTGGACATGAGTAAAATGGTTGAAAATAATGATGAGCCTGTTTATATTTTTTCAGACATGAGCGTACAGTATTCTGAAAATCCTGAACAGTCTGAACCTGAACAGCCTGAATCCAAGACCTCAACTTATCGCTACGCATATTTAATTCATCTGACTGATTCTGAACGTCATGTGGTAGAAAGCATTGTAGCTGGTGAGAGTGGAAATCAACCCTTTGTAGGAAAGAAACTCGTAGCACAGGCTATTTATAATGGCATGTTGAGAGATAATATGTCCCCCTCACAAGTAAGAAAACAATACTCCTATGATGGATATAAAGACATTGATGAATTTGAAAAAGAATGTCTTAAAGCCTATGGCAACACAAATGCTGCTGATGAATGTAGACAAGCAGTAAAAGAGATATTCGATAATTATAGTATGCCTACAGATGATTTTGTATTATTCTTCTATGCTCCTGCACGTAGTAAAGGTACATGGCATGAGAATGCTAAAACTTTAAAACCTATTACTTATGTAAATGAAGATGGAAGTACTACTAATTATATTGGGGGTCATAAATTTTTTGCTTTAAAGAATGAACCTGTAATCAATTATACCAGAGAAGGTTAATAGGTTTTAATAAAGCTAAGGATTTATAATAATATAATTTATTTGTAAGCAAGCTTAGGACTTGAGTACGGTCTGAATATAGTTTGGATATATTTTGGATATATTTTAATTCTAAAATATGGCGAACTTAATTTAGACTGAAAAGTAATTATAATTATAATTAAACTAAAAGAAAAAGCAAAAGAAATAGGAAAAAATAAAAACAAAAAGAAAATAAATAATTTAATTATAATATATTACAAATACAAAAGTACAAAGCTACTAAAAATTAGTAGTATACTTTTACCTAAATGATGATGCAACAAAAAACAGAACGAAATTTATAAGTAATTAATATATAATTAATCCATAATTTTGTTTAGTTGTATATCTATTGCTCAAGTATGCTTTATACAACCTAAAGAAATCCACAGCAACTAAAGTTGCCAAATGTCTGTAGTAAGTCAAGAAAAGTTATTAAACTCTTGACAAGCTACAGGCATTTTGTTATAATGATTAATGTAAAGAGAGGTGCATATAATGCCGAGAGGTAGACCGAGGAAAAATCAACGACAACAGGAGTTGCCGAAAAATCCTTTACCTGCTACTGATACTGTCACAACAAACTCTAGTAGGGATGTTGTAAAGGAAGTCTCTAGTAAGACTACCAAGACAGAAGATGTTAATAAAATGGAAGTAGAAGTAGAGACTGTAAATAAGGGCAGACCCAAGAAGGATGACACACCTCGATGCGTATGTTGCAAAGAACCTGTTTATTCAGGGCGTAGATTAAATCTATCTTTGCTTACAACACTTGCATCTTATCATTTTGCTGTAGAGGAAATGCAACCTTACATTTGTAGTAGATGTGCTTCTGATTTAGGTGAGGTTATTAATAAATGGTTCATTAAGCATGGAGCAGAAATTAAGCCATATTACAAGCCAGAATATATGGCTAAGAACCATGATGAGAATTTAAATAATCCAAACAAAAATTTAAAGGAGGATAATTCAAATGGCTGAGACCAGTATTGATTTCATTCATGGAGAAGATACTGTTGTATGGAGCTCTGATTATTTTACTGTAATTAGAATTATGGAGGAATATCTCAAGAATTATCCTGATGAAGTAAGCATTGTATCTGACTACAGTGACAGTGATGGACAGAACAGATGTTTGACTATTAAGATTCCTGCTAAATGGATGAGGAATCCCAAGCCTCCCAAGAGTCGCAATTTGACTGAGGAACAGAGAGAAGCCATGAAGGAACGTGGCAAAAGAATTGCTGCTTCAAGATGGGGAAATAAGGAATAATATATAGATACAATTATAAATATGTAATTATAAATATGTAGATATAATATGTAGATACAAGAAGACCTGACTTTTATAAGTTGGGTCTTTTTTGTTTTACAATTTTACTTTGTGGGTGTAAGATGGACGAAAGATGGGTGACTTATAAATAAATTATTTATATTTAAGCTTCAATTTTGAAAGATAGAGATGGGACGGTGTAATTTGATGGGCGGAAGAAAGAATTAATTCTGAAATGAAATTTATAAAGAATTGATTATAAATGAAATGGGGAAAATGAAATGGCGAGATATTTGCTGAGAAGAGATGAAAGTAGCGAAGCGGGAAAAAGATTCTCCCTTTGGTGATTAAAAATCTCCCCCGTTGCATTTTAAAAAGGGTGGGTGGGTTGGGAGATTAAAGTGAAAGAGAAACATAGTGGGACCTTCGCATCCGACGAACCTGAAAAAGTTTTGCCCTTTGATGAGGGTTTATTGAAAGGAAGGCGTTTCTCCTTTCGATTACTGATTTTTAATTTTCTGGGGTGGTGGTGGGGAAAACTAAAAAACCTCCCCCCTTGGAAATTAGAAAAAATCTCCCCTTGAATAAGGAAAAAAATTCCCCATTAAAAGGGAAGACAGATTCTCACTGAGTAAGAATCTTAACTTATAGCCACTGAGTAACTATAAGTGCTAAGAAGTCTAACCCACCCTCCCTACCAAGACTTCACTTAACGGACACAAATTGAACCAATGTCTTCATAACGAACGACTTTGTATTCTTCTCGATTATTGTCGCGAAGATGAATTTCCTGAAGTCGTTCATTCCATGTTACATAATCGCACCACATATCAGTGCCATCTTTAAGATAAACCTGAGTCACTGGATGTTCCCTCCTTATTTTTTTCCAAAAATATTTTTGCTGTTCACAGAAATGCTTATAATCACATTTCTCATCCCTTCGACGGTATTCCTCGTAATACTTTTTAGCCATAGCTAAAGAGTCAATAGACTTACCATCTTTAAACTTTCTTGCTGCTAAGATTGAAGTTTCATCCATTTTAGCAATTCCAATGAATGTGAGAATTGTAATAGGAATTACAATAAACCAAAACAAAGGAACTCCTGCAAACAGACGAATCAGGATTGCAATAGGAAGACCAATTGCAAAGTAAGCCAAAGTATCACAACCTTTCTTTGATTTTGATTATACTTAGGTATTAATGGCAACCTTTCCTCCTCTCTTTTCTTTAGTTACCTGAGCATAATCCATTTCATAACACCAAATAGAGCCGTTATCATACAAAGGTCTAACAACAACACTATCAGGATTCTGTAAATTATCTCTGACATAATTCACTTCCTTCATGGAAAAGAAATAACGAGTGGTTTCATCCTTACGCTTGCGCATACAAAGCTTGTTGAAATGACAGATACACTCTGCAAAATAAGAGTCAAGCATTTCAGACATAACTTCAGCAAAGATAGCAGCAGTAGAGATGGCGGTATTGTTGTTAAGATTGTTTTTCATGACAATAAATCCTTTCTAAAATAAATTGTTTTATTGTTGAAATTGAGTTGTAAGAAAGGGGAGATTTCTCTCCCCAATCTTATTTAGCTCTACCAATGAGCCACAGGATTGCAATTGCAATCTCGAAGCAAAGCAAAATACCTTCGATGGTTATACGCTTCACCTCCTTTCATTAGATTTTAAGGAATCTACATGGACATCACCTCCTTTCAGTCTTCGTCCTCATAATCTAATGCCTCTAACTCTTCATCAGACAACTTCCAATTATCAGGAAAATTATCCCAAAAAGTATAATTCCTATACTTGTCAAGAAGTCCGATTTTCTGAAGCTCTTTAGCTTCTGTATCTGTATTACGTTCATAATACGTAAATGTGGTGTAGTCAACTTGAGCTTTTAGTAAATCACCTTCTCTCTTAGCTTTACAATAAGAAGCAAAATATTTTTCTTTAAGTTCTTTGTTATACCTCCAACTCCACATTTTTTGGTCGTGTTCTCTTTTAGTTTCGTTAATAATGTTCTCTGTTAAGACATCACTATAACGATACTTATGAAGAGAATTCCAAAGAATTCTTTGTTGAGGAGTCAAATCATCCTCAAGATGACCTCGTTTAACTCTTTGTTTTCGCTCAAACTCTGCTTGATGTTTTTGCTCTTCTTCCCTGCTTTCGTGGATTGCTCCACCAATCGCAAAGATAACAGGGATTGCCAGCAGAAAAACGACAGTAGTTGACAAAGCATTGGCAAACAAACCTTGATTAAAGATTGCTGTTCCAAGTAAACCCATGAAGAATGCAAATAAAGCATACAACATTACACCACCTCCTTTCTTATTATAACATTAATGCTGCTGGAACACAACAGTTTTCACCTTCTTATTCCAACATTTCTGACAAACTGTACAAGTGACAGTCTTATCATGCTGATTAGGACAAGTTGTATAATTCTTGGGGAATTCAGGGTTCTTAGACTTGTCCTTGAAATCAACATAAGCCACAGGAAGGTTATACGGATTAGGAACAACCCAATCCTTATCCCATGCAGAGAAGATAACGTTTAAGTTTTTGGGAAGCTTTTCATTTTCAGAAAGCCATTCATTCACGATAAAATACTTCTTCGTAAATGCCATAAACTTAATCTTGGGATTCTTCAAAGCAATGTTAACCATTCCGTCGAAGAAATCGTAATCAGGAATGTCGCCACAATCAAAGAAACGACACATACTAAGACCAGAATGTTTGAGCTTAAAGTCAACCTGATTCCAGAAATCTTCATGGTCACTATTATAAATGCGAAGATTGCGAAGATACGAAGCTTGAACGATAGTTAAGGTCTGAGTACCTTTCATACAATAACAACCACCCTTCTTACAGGGCGCATCTTCACGACAACAACAAGTCGGAACTGCCAAATCAATGACTCCCATACCAGTCTTGGAGTTCTTAGTAGTCATGTGAATCTCATTCGTTCTCATAGAGAGATGCTGAATGTACTCCTCACGAGACATGGTGAATTCCTTCTTGTTGTTAACAGACTTAGCCATAATTAAAACTTCCTTTCAAAAATAAATTGTTAATTAATGTGTGATTAGGGACTATATATTAGCAGTACTCATGGGTGGTTTTACTTTCATCCATAGCACTGATAGCTTTGGTGGTAAGACAGAAAAGGTCTTCGCTTGTAAAGGTATGAAGTTGATTTTGTGCTTTGTGCTTGGCATCGTCAAAACTTTTTGCTTCAACAGTAACTTCGAGAGTGCCTTTAATCTCAAGATTAACTTCGTATCTTTGAAGCTTAGAAGATAGTTTAAGCTCTGTTGCGTAATACTCTTTAAGAGTTCTTGTAGCATGAACAAAGCTAGACTTAAAAGCAAGACCAGTCCAAAGAGTAATGTTTCTCTTAAGGTCAACAATCCAATAGACAGTAGGATGTTCAAGCTCCTCCTTCATTTCAGACTGCTCCTTGAGATACTTCATAAAGTCCCGAAGGTATTCATACATATAGGCTTCTTTGATATGTTTGCCATCATAATGAGAAGTAGGCAAAGAAATGTTATCATAATGTTCAGGGTCTCCAAAAGCAATCATGACAACGGGTTTGTTGATATGGTCTCCACAGAAATAAGTTAACATTACGCACACTCCTTTTCAATTTCTTTGATGTGAGATAACATGGAATTTACGATAGGAATAAAACTATGCGTATAAGAAAGCGCATAATGATTTTTCCAATCACGACTATCCCAAATCCATTTAATAGAAAGCTTGTCAGTTTCAGGATTATAAATAGTCATAATTCCAAGACATCTCTCAGGACTTTCATCAAGAACGTCAACTTTGGGAGGGTAAAACTCGATGTAATATCTATGTTCTACGTTTGCCCAAGGGGTAAAGATTTTAAACTTGCCATATTTATTTTCGATGGTAGTACGAACAGAACGAAGATTTAAGGTTGACATAATTATACTCCTTTCAATTTTAAACGGTATCATTTAAATGATATAAGACTTGTATTTTTCGTTTGTAAGCACTTTCTTTTTAATCACATCCTTGTGATTCATGATATAAGATTCGACAGGTTTGTTCCACTGCCAGCAATCCTTACGAGTTTCCTGACCAATATAAGATTTTGTTCCCTCGTAAACAGTGATAAAGAAAGGTCTATACTGATTACGAAGCATCTGAGAGATACGTTTCACCTCTGTCCAATCACAGATTACATTAAGAACATTGGAGCAGATAAAGACATCTGCACTTGGAAAGCCATAACCCTCATCAGGATAGTTTCTATACCCTTCAGGATACCAATATGGGTCATACCCAATATATTTAATGTTCTTAGACTTAAGAAAATCCCCGATAACTTCAGGATAGCGACCACATCCCCAATCATAAACAATCAAGGGAGTTCCAAAAGTTTGATAATGGCTAAAGGCGTTTTTACACCAAACTTTGTCATATTTCAACTGACTCCAATCAATATGATTGTAGATACGAGGAAGCTTAGAACTGTTGATGGATGTGAACTTAGAAGTGATAGGCTGATTTTTCATAGTTTAAACTCCTTTCAATCTTAAAAAGTTTTATTATTGTTCAAGCATGAGTGGAGAAACTTCATAGCAATCTACTTGACTTGCTTCATAAAGTTCGTCAATGTAAACTTCTGCGTCCATGATAACTTTACAAGCTTTCAGTTCTCCCTTTGATAAACAATCCTTGTTAAAGAGATTGTTTTCAGTAGGCATAGAAGCAATGTAACACAAAGCGAGTTTAGGAAAGAATTCGTATTTATGAACTTTGAAGTCAACTTTGCCTTCCTTTACTAAAGAATTAAAGATGTCAGCATCCATACAAACTGCGGCAGACATATTTTCACAACTCCAATCTGGAACGCAGATATCCTCCCAAGAGTTGATGGCATCTCCTTTCTTATCTTGATAGAAAGTAACTTCTAAAACGCAAGTAGTATTAAAAGGTTGAGGAAGGCAAGCGTTCTGAATTTGTGCTTGTCCATTACTACGTTCAATACAATACTCAATAGCACTGGCATCATCTTCATCATCAATGCCTTCATCTTCTTTAATTAATTCTTTATCATAAAAGAAGATTTTTTTACCATTAGCACAAATCCAAGGATGAACAATAGGGGCAGATTTCTCCACCCCGTATTCCCCATTGATGATAGGCTCAATAGCAGATTCGACGCAACCATGATATAAAGTATAAGACATAATTCATAACTCCTTTCGAATTAAACAAGTTAAGTTAAATGTTAAACATCAATGATGACACTTTCTTCAACGACAAGGAAATCTCCCATAAGTTTGCAATGATAAGTAGTGTATTCCTTACCCTGAATAGCTTCGGCAGGAATAACATCACTTTCATAATGCAGATACTCAAGGATTTCCTGTTCTTCGTTGTTATCAAGCATAGCAGAAAGATTGAGATATTCTTCTTCGCTCTGGATTGCATAGATGTGAAGCTGAGACTTAGAATCAGCAGTATCAGAAAGCCAATTGTAAAGAGTGGAAGAAATGTACTTCATAGTTAAACTCCTTTCAAGTTAAAACAAGTTGTTTTGTTACCAGTTGTAGTTATCAGAATGCAGAACATTAGCTACATAATTCTTTGCAGCCTTGAGGGAAGAGAATGCTTTGATGAATGTGTAAACGACTACACCATCAATCACATTTCTTCGACTCAATTCCCAACCTTTACGAGAGAAAACAGGACGAGAAATATAATATTTCTCATCCTTAGACATATAGAAGTTTTCTCCCTTTATACCAGTTACAGGTTTCCAATGCACGACATTGTGAGAATCAGTAAGAATGATATTAGACATACAAGCACTTCCTTTCTTTTTGTTAGATTAGTTTAACTCAAAAGCTTAAGAGTTCCTGTTTTGCCACAGCCACCACATCTCCAACCAGAAGGATTAGACCTAATACCTTGAACTGTGCTACAATTACGCTGATAAGTTTTCACCACTTTCTTACAGCAATCACAATAGATTTTGTAATTATTGCTTGAATTAATTTGCTGTTTGAGATAGTCATGATAAATCGGGTCATAACTACATCTCTGAATGTGGGTACCATAAACAGCATTGTATTTTGTAATGGCTCTATACCATCCACTTGAATGTTCATGGCTTAATCCATTGGTAACACAGTGAGCTACCTCGTGGATGATTGTACCCTGTACATTGGCATCATCTCCAATCTCAAAATATTTCTTGTTGAAGCTGAGAACGAAATAACGCTTGCCATCAAGAGTACGTTTAGGACAGCACTGACCTAACCGATTTTTAGCTCTTGTATTCCATTCTGATACGATTTTTGTATCAAATAATTCCGTGAATCCGAGTTGAACCAAATTCATTCTTGCAAGTTCGACGTAGTTCTTGACAGCTTCAATGTTGGTGTACTTAGACATAATTCTTAAATCCTTTCTTTTCAGTCAGTTTTGTTTTTAGCGTTCCAGAGCTTCTTGGTCTTTGATATCCTGCATTGTGGTTTCGACTGTGTTGCCACATTCCCAAGAATAAAGAAGTTGACCACATTCAGGACAAATGTAATCAAACTCATCATCAAAAGCAAGATTTACTTCGACTCCACAATCAGGACAGCACTTACCAGTTCCATTAATGATTCGCAACATTTTATTCATCTCCTTTCAATTAATCCATGTGTCCATAGTCCCAATAGATTTCAGTACAGCCAGCCATAATTAAATATTTCTTGATGGTTTCAACCCATTTTTCCCAACTCCATTCTCCCTGCTTATCAGAACGAGGAATCATCTTGTATTTCTGACCTTCATACTTAAAAATCATACCGTAACCCATAGCACAGCACCCTTTATCCTCAGACATTTTGCAAAGGTCTTCCCAGACCTGAGCAATAATTTTAAGAACGGGAACTTTTTCATTATCGTAATCTTCAGGACAGAAGAGAGGAATGGGATAATTCTTATGTTCTTCGGTATCGTCGGTTTCGTAATCACTCCAATTATTACACGGAGCGAAGTAGAAGAACCAAGATGTAGCACACTCAATGTACATTCCATACTTCAGAGCAAACTTGTCAAGCCACTCAGGAGCACCCGAATACATATAACCACACAAAGTTCCCTCGGAAGAGAAACTGATAATATTGGTAGAAGGAGCATACTCACAATACTTAGTAGGATGGAAGCCTTCTCCCTCATCAATCCAAGTATTCAGAGGAACAAATTTCTTTTCTTCCTTATCCCACAAATTACGAATATAACGAGTACGCTTGTTGTTGTAATAAATACAAACATCATCAACGCATTCATGCTCGGCAAGTAATGCCTTAAACTCCTCAACGATATTGGCGATATCGGACTTGCTGTAATCATACTTCTTAGACATAATTATAATTCCTTTCTAAATAAAAAAGTTTTAAAAGTTATTGACAAGAATGAATTTGTGTGTTACAATACACATAGAGTTAAGAGACCCGTAATCTCTCAACCCTATGTGTTATGTTTTAGATTAATGTTTAGACTTCCATGAAGCCCGTCAAGACAATCACAGAATAATAAACATTAAAACGATAATTTATCTATTTGATTTTCTACATGGTCTTTCATCTCCTTTCTTCCTTAAGACAAGGGTTTCATTTATATGAACAGCTTACGGGGCTGGAATTTTAGATGGGAACAGGGTTACTCCTGTTCCTTTTCTTTTTCTTCGTAAGGCTTAAGGGGAATACGATTACGAGTGGAATATTCGCCAGTATCGTTATCCATGAGGAATTCGTTTTCACATTCATCGCAGAAGAATTTAGTTTCAGTTTTGAAATCGTCAACTCCTGCCACACCCCAATTGCCACAATAAGGACAACGAGGCTCACGATACTGACCAAAGTGAATATCTTCCTGATACTCTTCAGACTGAGGCTCACTCCAAACCTTGACGGAAAAAGTATTACCAGACTTATCATCAGGGTCAATTTCTGCCATACAGATATCCTGTTCAACATCCTGACCATCACGGACAAAGACGATGTTTACACCATGATAACCATTTTCCTGTTCGCAATAAATTCTAAACTGTCCATTAGGAGTATCGACAGAGACATAGGGGTAGCAGTTATTCTTCGCAGAGTGGATAATCATTTCATTAAGCTTCTTGTTAGTCATAGTTTTCTTTCCTTTCTTAAATCAAAAATGTTTGTAGTTACCAGCCGTAAACGTTGCGAACTTGTTTGCCAATAGCACGGGTATATTTGGTAATATCCTTAGAAGTTGCTTTACCACGGTACAGCTTCCAGCAGAAATTATCAAGCTGGTCAGAAGAGATTTCAGGCTTCACCTCCCTATATAAAATATAATTAGTACCATCATGGTGAGTTTGCTTAGAGCGAAGATTGTTATGAGAATCAACCCACCATTCTCCATAACCACAATCAGCATCAAACGAAAGACAAGCTCTGATATTCTTTTCATCTTTAAGCTTGTAGCCTGTTCTTCTACCGTTCCATAAACCCAAATCAACGATGGCAATAATACGGCCTTCGGTGGGGATGTTAAGATTAGCCTGTTCATCGTGAAAATATTCAGAGCTCAAAAGATACATTTCTTCAATGTAATCATTTTCGGTTTTAGCAGAAGAGTCAATTTCATTCATCTCCCACATCTCTTCAATACCTTCACGCCAATCATCGAGATTTAGGTCATAGTTGCTCCAAACGATGTGTTTGTGAGTGTTTTTCTTAGACATAATCATAATTCCTTTCTAAAATAAAAATGATATTTTTTTTAATAATTACATAAAGTTTCCAAGGTCTTTTAGTGCAGTAAAAAGTTCACCAGCCAAAACGTCATTAAGCTGGAACTCAAGTTTTTGCCCATGAAAGTTAGTAACAGAGAAATTGTAAAAACCATTTTCTTTGTTGAGACTAATAGATGTAGCAGACCTGTCATCATTAGCACTGATATTATAAGTTTTGTTAATAGTTAACATTTGATTCTTCTCACTTTCTTTTTTGTTGTAATTGTGGATATTTTGATATAGAAAAAGCTGGGGGTTATTCCCCAGCAATTTCAGAATAATTTTCCTGAATGGAACGAATCTTATCCTCATCTACTTCAATTCTACGTTTAATTTCATTCATAAGAGCGAAACGAAAAAGATTATAGATGTTATAATCATCCCATTTAACGAGCCAACCATCTTTGTCCTCACCCCATTTGGAAGAATAATACGCTTCATCAGGATTTAAGAAACAGGTGTCTGCGATACCCCCTTCTACTGAGCACTTGAGGAAGTAGCCTTTGTCTTTACCAATGGAGCTATAAGAAAGCCACATGCGGCAACGTTCACCAGTATCATCTCTACAAAAAGAAATTCTCAAAAAGTTATCAATCGTACCCTTCACATTGAAACTCGTAGCTGTCTCACACAATCCAAGAAGCTGATTGCAAATTTCAGTCCATTTAGCAGCACCAATAGCTTTAATACGAGGAAGATAAAACTCTTCGGTGCGTTCACGCATAGTCTTAGTGTCATTCATCTTTTTAATGAGTTCTATCATTTCGATGTCCTGCTTTTCATTGGAAGTAACAGTAATGGTCATTTTGTCATAAAGTTTGATATTATTAGTCATAATGCAAACCTTTCTCCCCGTATAGCCGTTAGGACAGCTTAAATTTAGTTGCTTGTTGTTGCTTAAGGTTAATTAGTCACGAGGAGTAACACGAACTTTGAGTTTGTTCTCCTTGGCGTATTCACAGATTGCCTTGAATTCGTCCTCGGTGATACTGCGGTTAGACGCGCCTCTTGCCTGAACAATTGCTTTATCTTCGAGTTCAAGGGTAACAAGAGACTTGTCAATCTTATTAGTCTTGCGAAGAAAAATAATTAAGCAATTCCTCTTCAAGATTTTAGAAATGTAGCTAGCGACACAATGATTCAACTCAGAACCTTCATGCTTAACATCATCGGCATTTTTAGGTCTAATTACAGAATACTCCTTATCATTGGTTGTAAATGGCTTGAAGTTTTTGTAAGCGTTTTCGAACAGTTCTTCTTGCTCTTCGGTAAGTTTGATTTCATAATTGCGAGCTGCAATATCATGAGTCTGTTTAAGATACGAACTGTAAAGAGTTGGTTTTAAATCCGTGGTGATACACATATTAATGTAGTCATTAAGTTCCTGAATAAAAGCGTGCAAACTTTTAAATCCTTGATTGATTGCTTCCTCACAAACATAATCCATGAATTTACCAAATGTGTAATACTCATAAATGTGACTGCCCCTGCGTCCGTAACCAACTCCCAAGTACCATCTAAGACACTTTCCAAAACTACCTTCGTTGTCATTTTGGACATGATTGAACATGAGTTCTTCATCCCAGTATTTGCTTTTCTGAATGATTCCAATCCACTCATCTACCGTGTAATGGAAGTAGCTTTCGGCAGTGCATCCCGAATCAGGATTTCCATAACCGTATTCGTTAGTTGCGGTTTTAATAAAATCCTGCAAATCAAGCCATTGTGTTGCCACACCAAAGTCAGTTACCTTTTTATATTCAGCCTTGGTCAAATTGAGAATCTTGTATACAGGGATGGCTTCGGTAATTTTACGGTTGAGTAAGCTTCTTTGGATTTCCTTTGGGGCGGTTCGAAGAATAATCTCCGTAGATGCGTTTCTTTCTAAAGTAAATTTGAATTCAGTAAAATTATAATGAACTCCGATTTGTTCTTGAGGAATGTCATAAAGTTGAGCAATAAAGCTTGTGGCACTATCTCTCCAAGAGAACTGACAAGGTTCTCCAGATTTGCTGACAGGGGAAGCGTTTTTATCAAGGACTGGAAATAAACCTTCATCGACAAGAATAAAGGAACAAGAGAGATTGTTTGAAGCGATTCTGTATTTGTAGTTACGAGAAATAGCAGCTCCAAGCGGGAAACAATAACCCACATTAATCCAAAATTCACCTCCTTTAAGATTAACTTCTTTCAACAAGACTTCTTTCATGTTATAATCATTGATATCAACTGCATTACCAGAAAGAAGGTCAAAATACAGACTCAAATCACTACGATTGGAAGCGTAATGGACAATGATAGTTTTCCCATTAGGGGTGAAATCTTTGTTATAACTTTCGTTCTGCACACGAGACAGCTCAACCTTTGCGTTTTCAAGTTGTTCATTAAGCCCTTTAATCAGAGAGTTAAGCTCCTTTTCTTTGGAAGAAGATTCATAATTCTTGAAGAAGTTCTCATAGTCATGGGTTTCGGTCTGATAGAACTTAGCAATGTTAGTCATAATCTTTTTTCCTTTCTTAAATACAAATGTTTTAGTGTGAGTGAATACAGTTTGTAGGGTCTATATTAAGGGTAGGAGGGATTAACCCTCCTTTACCTTTTTGCAGAAAGCTTTATACTTCTGGCTGTTAAGGACATCAATAATCTGTTCTTTAAGTTCAGGCTGACTCTTGTAATAGCTAGAGTTGTAACCAAAATGTCTCTGATAAATCATATCAGGATTTTTCTCCAGTAATGCTTCAAGAGGGCAGTAAAGGCTTACAGTAACTTCTTTACCATTATGCTTATATGGCATTTTAATATAGATGTCACATGAGCCAGAGCCGTAAGTAGGAACATAAGCATTGAATTTGTATTTCTTCAGATAAGGATAAGCCATAAGAATTGCCTCTTTGAAAATCTTACTAAGATAGACACTTTGATAGTCAAGAGGGACAATATACTGGTAAGCATTTTCGCGATGGTCTCTTTTCCAACCATTATGTTCTTCTGTGAATATAAAATTTTTCTCGATTTCAGGGATAAAAGGATAGTTTTGAGAGTAGAATTCTTGATTTCTAGAAGATACAGGGATATACTTGATACCACAGATATCTTTCATCTTAATTTTCTCATTCACAAGCCAAAGAAGGATATGGGTGGGAAAGCATTTTTCCCACATATCCCATTCTTTGATGAACTTTTTAGCTCTTTCATAGCCAACAAATTCCTCGTTAAGATAAGCACCCTGATACGGAGCATAGATAGCCATAATCTTTTTTCCTTTCTTTTCAATAGATGTGTTGTTGTTTATGTTTGATGTTTATATTTGAGTAGAGTTATTTCTCTACATCAAAGGTAACATGAGCGCCAGCGATTCTTGTGCGACTGGGAAACTTATAAAGCTCAGTAATTAAGTCTGTGTCTCTAGGTTTAAAGTGAGGCATAAACGCAAAGTAAAACACTTTGCTATCAAGAGCTTTGTTTTTATAATCGAAACGAGTAACAATAAATAAATAATATACTTTGTTACTTTCCGAGTCTGTAGAAATTCCTTCAAAAGTGATAGTAAAATTACCGATAACCATGTTATTCTCCTTTTTAATAAGTTGGATTAGTTTTAGAAAGTTCCCATGGTTCTTTTTTCAACAGCGCATGGGCTTCTTCATAAGCAGTAAAGAATTCTTGGTCAGTTTTGTAGTCACCCATGCTATGAACCATTTCTCTGATATAGTCATCCATGAAGGGAATAGATGCTTCAAAATCGACCAAAGCGCCACTAAGATTTTCTACTAAGGTAATCATTGTTACATCTCCTTTCTTTTTAAGTGTCAATAGCAAAATTCTTTATACAATATCCATACCTTTCTTCAAGGCTTTCACAAATAAAGGCTTCCATATCTCTTAAAAAACTGGTACAAAGGTCATCGTACTCAAGGTCAACTTCAGATGGAAGGCTTTCACTGGGGATATCGTTTTCATCAGTGTCCCATTCAATATTGGTAACGTGAACAATCATATTTAATCTCCTTTCTTACTAGAGCTTTTAGTTTTATCACAGGGTCTCGCTAATTATAATGTTGATAAGGTTAATAGTTTTATTTACACAACAGAACTCACAACAATCCGCAGGACAGCGACCATGATTAATTTCATTGCGGCAGAAATTAAAAAGGAGAGTACGAAGCTGAGGATAATCATTAGTAGACATAATTACAATTCCTTTCAAAATATTTTAATTTAAGGGAGAGAGATATTTCACTCTCTCCCAAATTGATGTGTTGAACAGTTGAAATTAGACAGAGGGCTTACCAAGCCATTCAATATTGTCTGCCTTGATAGTCATACAACCAGTCTCATTGGAAGACGTGAAATAACTGTCAGGAACAAAACCAGTCTTACGAAGGTCTTCCCTAGAAATAGGCTTTCCATTGAGATAGTGCGTGACCTTGGGCTTATTGGGAGTGTCATACACACGGAGGTACTCGTTGTATTCACCTTTCTTATTAGTGTGGCAGATGATGCGATTGCTACCATCCTTCCACTGACCCCAAGGAAGCTTAGAAGCAGTATCAATAGGAATATTCTTCTCAGCAGCCTTTGCGATTGCCTTCTTAGTGTGCTTGTAATTGACACCGATACGATAAGTACCGATAACACGCTTAAGAACAGAGACACCAGCCTTACGACCGAGTGCAGAGAGAGTTACGTCGGAAACGTAAGCCATCTTGAAGAACTGACCAGCGGGGATAGAGTTGACCTTGAGGTTGAAATAAGTATTATTCATGATATTTCCTTTCTGCCCGTAAACCCGATAGCACAGGATAATAAATTGGTTTGTGATAAAAGAGTTATATAAATTTGGGATTAAATTTCAATTTCGAAGATTTTAGCATCCCAGTTATCGTGGTTCAGCGTAGTACCATAAGCCAAAAGACTTTCGATATCCACCATGTTCTCATCATCCATGAGTTCATTTTTTTCAAGAATAGACAAAGCTTCTTTTAAAGTTTTCTCATCAATGACAAGAGGAACAATATCAATGCCAATGTCTCTGACTGTGCAGAAATCATTAACCATGTGGTAAATGGCTTTTTCCTTCTTATCAAAGAAAGTAGGTTCGTTAATTTCACGTTCACAAGTGTCAATGTACATGTATTTCTTCATGTTTATTCTCCTTTAATCACATTTACAAGCAGATGATAAATCATTTCATCCGCAGCTTCGGCATCCTGCATCATAACGGTTACTTCGTCAAAAGCAACATCGTTAATCACTCTGAATGTGGCTCTATCCTTATTCTGGATAATTGTAATCATTTATTTGCACCTCTTTCAAAGTAATATTCAGAACAATGAAAAGCTTTTTCAAGCGCGTTCTTGACACTCATGAGCTTGTAACCATATTTTCTTTGCTGTTCTGCCAGCCCTTCATAATACATAGATTCTGCCTGTGTGTTAGAACCTAATGCCCAGATATGTTTGTTACGAGCATCAGCAAAGTGCTCGTCAATTGCACCACCAAGCGCATGATAGAGAGCTAGAACTTCATCAAGAGAATCAAACTCGATAATAGCTTTCCAACTGTCGGGATTGACTTTCTTAATCATGTTTTCGTCAATGATATTGGTAGTGGGCTTGTAAGCGATAGTGTCCATAATTAAATTCCTTTCTTAATTAAGTGTATTGTTTGTAGGTATTATATGAGTGTGGATTACGGAGTCGCAATCCACACAACAGCAATGTAATCATCAGATGTTTCCTTAGTTCCATTGTTATCCATAGTGAGAATATAAGGAGCATCTTCATATACAGCCATATTAGTTTCAAGAGTGTAAATACCATCAAAACCTTCATCCTGAGTTACATTGAGAACTCTGAAACGATATTCCCCATGTTCTACATCTGAATCCACAAGTTCTGCATAAACAGGATAAGTGTTTTCTTCGAACTTTGCTTTAGGAAGATTACTGGGAGGAATAGGAGTATTAGTCTTAGCTAACTGTTCCTGCAATTCCTCTACTTGTGTGAGGTAATCCTTTACAGAATCACCTAAAGCTGCAACTCTTTCTCTGCTATTGAGATACATAAAAGTCATGAGGATTGCAACGATGAGGACAAACAGATTAATCTTTTTCATTTTTATTCTCCTTTCAATTAAGCAGCAATACGATTCCAAACAGAGTTCAGAATAGGCATAGTATTAACTGCAACAGCCGTGAACGCTCCCGTAGTGGTAGACTTGGAAGACTTGCGCATCTGAGTGGGATGGCTCTCAAAGTCAGAGATTGCATTCAAAGCCTTCCAAGCTGTGTTATTGAAGTTCTGAAGGTCATTCTGATTGTAAGCCGTCATAAGCTTTTCAATCATAGCCAGATTACGAATCTGGAGAATCTCAGAATCCTCAGCCTTGACAGGGAAGAGTTCACGAGCAAGGGCTTCAAAAGCTTCCTTGGAGTAAGGAGTAACTGCCAGCTTTTCAGCTTCCTCCTTGAGACGCTCAAGATAATTGGTATTCTGAAGCAGGATGGTCTTAGCCTGCTCCAACTTGGCCTGCATGGAATTGCTGTGACGAATACTTACACGGTTTTCTGCACCTCTTGTTGCACGAGCAATACAATTGGAACAGAAGATACGGATACTGATGAACATTGCCTGAATTGCTCTTGAACCATCATGGCTATTAAGGAACATCATGGTAGGTAAGAACTCATCATCCAGAATCTTCATAGGTTCGGTAGACATGGTGATGAAGCTCTTAGCTCCATTAGGTCCATAGCTACCAGCAGTTTCAAACTTAGCACCTCCCAAAGCAAGAGAGTCAAGGAAGTCAAAAGCCTCACGATTCTGAAGGATATTGTAGTTCTTGCCAACGATACCCAAAGGAGCATTGGTATCAGTACGAATAGTTGCGAACTGGTCAGGGATGATAAAAGGAGTATCAACCAGAATCTTCTGGTCATTCCATTCCTGTTCAACCTTGTTCACGAACTGAATAGGACGCTTTTCAACGGAGTAATCCAGCCCACTAAGTTTGAGAGCAGACTCAAGAGAGTGGACATTCTCAAGAGTGATACCCATATCTTCGTAGTACTTCTTACGAGGAGTATTCTCAACAGCTTCCATAACAGCGTTGACCTTCTTAGTATCATAAGCAGCGATTCCCATAAGATTTCCTTTCCGAGCTTTAAGCTCTAAACAAAAAAGTTTTTAATGTAATGTGTTGTTTGATTTAAGATGAGATTATTATAAATCCCAAATCCGCAAATGTCAAGTATTTAAACCAAATAAAGTAAATTAAATGCTAGAAACCACTTGACAAGATTGATGATGTGTGTTAATATATGTATAGATGATAAGAAGAATCCTATACTTCTTACTTACCATCTATACATCTTCGTAATTAGGATGGCAAATTAATTACGGTTATAGATTATCATAATCTACGAAAGACTATAATAGTAACTTACAAAGAAGATTTTCTACATGGCTTTTAACTCCTTTCTTCCTTAGACAAGGGGTGATTATATAACAGTTTATAGGAACTGATTATATCAAGAAAGAGCAGGATTTTATTCCTGCTCTTTTTCTATTGTGTACAAATATTGCTTCCGCTTTTCTTTGTATTGTTTGTTAATTTTGTACCGATAACTGCCATGAGTCTTACGCTGGATTCCTTCACAGCGGTCATAGTACATACCATCGTACTGGGGATACTCTGTGATAGCATTGTTAGGTGTACGTTTAGACATAACTTTTACCCTCCAAACCATATTCTTTAGCATCAAGCTTACTACTACTTGCGCTATAACCTTGACCTTTATTGAGTACAATGTTTACAGGACATTTAATTCCCTTTTCATGAATCCAGTTAATTACAAACTTAACTGCATCAGGCTCATTTCCAAGCCAACGATTATAAAGCCCGTGAATTTGAATGATTTCATTGTGGTTGTTAACTTCAATCGTGAAGAAAGGAATATCAATGTTTTCATTTCTTCTTAAGAATAGAATATTTGTTTTACCTTCAGCAACACGACTAATATAACCACCAACACAATGATGGAGATATACACCTTCCTTCGTAATCTTGTTCATTTCTTCAGGAACAATGATAGAGAAGTTATCATCAGCATACTCAAACTTTTCTTTGCGTTGGTCATAAAGTTTAGCTGCTAACTTATTCAATCTCTCCTGTTCTTCTTTATCTCTCGTTTCTTTGTCTGCAATGTTGATTTCAATCAACATGTTGTGATAACGATGAAGTTCATTAACATCTTTACAGGCATAAAGGTCAATATCTGGTCTGTTAGTGTTTGAGATTTGCTTAAACAGGTTGAGAGCATCGGAAAAGATTCTGAACACATCTTCGTTAAGACCTTTCTTATCGGTCTTTTCCTGAAGACGCATAAGCTTGAGGAGATTCTTTCTATCCTTTTCATTTTGTTCGGGAGTTGATGACTGGATATCTTTTTCTTTGTTTATATACAATCTTTCCTTCCAATAATTTCTTCTATTAAAATAAAAAGTGTACACGCTGTTATTTACTCCAACAAAATACAAAAACTCACGATAGTCAGAACGAACATTGTTCATTCTTTTTGCCATGGTAAAGTAAAAGTCGGAATCTTTGTCAGTAATAGAAGAAAGGTTTTTAACGCCAGCAACAAATCGAACGGTTTCAATTACACATCGAGGAGTATAAGAAAGACCTTGGTTAACAAATTTGTTGGCACTCTTTTTCTTTTCCTCAAACATCTTATCTACCAATTCAAGCTGATGTTTGTTCATGCCACTAAGCTCATAAATGTTTGCAGATTTAGAATACTTTTTGTATCCAAAAAAATGTTCAATATCAGATTTTGCAGACGCACTCATGAAATAATTGGCAATATATTTATATCTAGCTTTATAAAATTGTTCGATAGCAGGACATCTAAGAGTGTAAATAATCCTGAGAATTAAGGAATTTGTTTTAGTCATAATGTCGCTATCATTGATGATAGAAGAGATATAAAATAATCTCTTAAACTTAAACATATCCTCAAAGCCTTTGAAGAAACAGACATTATCAGCAGGAACTCCAACATCGGAAGAGCTAGATACTCTAAATACGACAACTCCATCAATAATTGAAATGGGTTTAAAGATTGTTACTTTTCCCTTGTTATCAATAAGAATACGTGATTGCTCTTCAAACCCGAAATAACCGCCAAACTGACGAATAACACAGTAATTATCATTTAAGATGTTAAATGTCCAAATTGTATCTTTGTATTCAGTGTGATACTCATCATTCCAAGAGTTTTTAACATTAACGGCTTTTTTAGGATATAACTGACGGAGTTCGTCCAAATTAATAGTTGGTAAGCTATTAACAATTTCAGAGATATCTGCTGAAGATTTAGAAATAGTACGAGGATACATTGCTTTATAGTAATCAGCAAATGTATAGGGAGTCCATTGCGTCCATTTGATTCTTGGATTGCATCCCTTCCTAGTAAATTCCTCAATTGCTTGAGAAAAATAGAAATGAGAAACAGTCTTATGCAAATCATGCTGAAGAAAATTAGTAAATCCTAAACTATAGAATTTACCTCCTTTAGATTTAAATGCAATGTCTCCATTGACATCAAATGGAGCAGGGCAATTTTTGAAAAGAAAATAACGCTCTATAAAATGGTAATTTCTTTTTTCTTCGGGAATCTTTTTTGTGCTAATTCCCATGATACCAAACACAAGCATTTCAAATTTAGGGTAATATTTGGCATAAGCCACTTTTGCATCTTTACCAGAGCCAACAACGATTGTGTGAGATTGAATATTACTCACATTGAAATGACCAGTTACTCTTTTACGATACTGCCCAATAGTATCGTTATATTGAATAATTTCATATTCACCTCTCAGCAAATGAAAAGCTTTACCATTTGCTTTCTGTTGCCAATATACAGTGATATCAGGACAACTATTAGGATTGGGATTAATACTTTCTTTAGTTGAGAGAAACTTCTTTACAATAGCTTTATTCTTTTCAATGATTTCGCTTGGGATGTTGTCAATATAAGTGGTGTTCATTTTCTGAATTTCCTTTCATTTTTAAATTAACTGATTGTATTATCTGAGTTAGTCTTCATCTTTCCATTTGTCGTATTCGGGCATAGGTTCAACTCCTTCTATTTCTTTTGTTTCTGGATTCCAATAAATTCTATGAGCGTTTTCATAGCGAGAGTGAATATCATGATATCTTTTACTTCCTTCATGGATATCCATAACAGTAATAACTACCAATGCAAGGATAGCGGTAACAAGGCGAATACCAAATATAATTGCTATAACAATTAAAGGTGTAAAAACAATAATTGTAGGAATATCATATCCTGCCTTGTACTTCAAAATAGCCATAATAATAGTAGCTGCGATAAGGATGGTATCAATGTCACTGTAAATAGAAATATAACTGCTATTATTCTTATTATTCATTTTCTCTTTTCCTTTCTTTAAGGTGGAGAGGGTATATTTCAACCCTCTCCTATTTTGTTGTTAATCTGATGAGAATTTATAGGCAGATGATTGAATACTCATAATCTTCTGCACAATCCTCATCTTCGTCTTCGAAGTCACCATACTTGCTTGCCAAATCCTTACGAAGAGCATTGACTGCACGAGCTTCAAGGAGAGCCTTAAGAGCCCGCTCATCGAGTTCACAATCAATATCACGAGTGTTGCAAATTTCCTCGCCAGCCTCATCAAATAAAGCCTTCTTTTCGTAGTTGAGGACGCAAGGATAAGTAATACCATCAACCTTGATTTCAAGGACTTCATCAGGGTTGATTTCCTTCTCATTCATAGAGGATTCAAACTGAACCTGAGCCATAACCTCCATGACGAGAGCCATGCCAGTCTTATCGCTGTTATCAACGATACGCTGAATAACAGCAAGACCAGCTTCACGGTCGCGGTCATTGACAGAACCCATGCAACCGCATTTAATTCCGTCGATGTAAAGAAATTCCATATTGGTGTTGTTTTCCTTCATGAGCTGAACGCGATTGAGGGACTTCTTGGTGTTGATGTTGATGTTAGCCATAATAGACCTTTCTCTCGTGGGTTTTAATGTCTTTTTCCTTGACAAATTTATTGAGCTTAAAGGCTCATTGAAGTGCAGGATATATTTCAATCCTGCACTCTATCAACCTTTAGAAGTTAAGAGAAGGGATAGTAAGCAGGAACATATTCCAGCAATCCCAATTCTTATCCAATTCTTTAAGAAGATGAGAAGGGCTGATTCTCCAATCAGGAGACGTAGGGACACCATTATCTTCCAACTGGTCAACAAGTTTAATCCTGTTAAGCATAAGGAATTCTTTCAGTTTCTCCTTATTGATTTTGTTGAACCCATCTTTCTGAATACACACAGCCCACATAATATTCTCCACAACTGTTCTGTGGTTGGAAGAATAAACAGGGTAGAAATTGACTCCATCATGGGCAACAAGGACATAATTGTAAGTTTGATTAGTCATGGTTAAACCTCCTCCATTTCTTCATCGGACTGAACATTGGTAGCTTCAAATTCATCCGACCAAGGGATATCGTCGGCGCAATAACCACCAATTTTATTAAAAGCTTCAGATTCAGAATCAGCTTCAACCTCAACGAAGCCATAACGAGTAAATGTAATAATGTATTTCATATTATACTTTCCTTTCTTAGATAAATTTGTTAAAGCATTTCAAGGAATCTGGTCGTAGGAGTCATCATTTCTTCCCATATTTCGAGTAATTTGTTTTTGTCTTGACCAAAGAAATACAAACATTCATATCCGCTACAAAGACGGTATTCGTTAATTTTAGAAAGACGAATGGGGATGTGACAAATTTCCTTTGTGGTTCTGACAAAGCTCTTTGTAGCTTCTGTAACTTCAAACTCAAGAGAATGAGTTCTTTGAAGTCCGTTGTAATAACGTTTGGTGAAAACAACCATAGCATACATAGTCATAATTTTTTACTTCCCTTCTTAAATCACAAAGGTTGTTTAGTCCTCATCAGTGCAGAAGCAACTTGCATCAGAATCAACCTGAATGTCGAAGAATGTACCGCCATTGGCAATACAATCATCAATCATTAAACCCAGTTCTTTCATGAATTCTTCCTTAGAAGTATATTTCATACCAGAACCGTTATCATTGAGGGTTTCAATGGTGAAATTAATTTTATTATTGGTCATATTATACTTTCCTTTCTTAATGGTGTCAAGTATTTAAAAAGAAAATTTACAAACTACTTGACAAGTGTTGTTGTTTGTGTTATATTACACTCATCAAGCAAGGTAGCCTGTAACTTTTACTTGATGAGTGTTAAATGTGTTTATTCACACACAACTGGATGGATTAGTTGCGATGATAAACGATACGAATAACAGAAATCTGTCTATTCATATCAACATGTAAAATTTTCTACATATTAATTTCTCCTTTCGTGAGTAGTTATGTAAACAGACTTTACAGGAGTCTGGAGTCTTAAGTGAGACTGGTAGTTTGGACAGTTATCAGTCTCTTTTCTTTTACTTCTTAAGAGCTTCAACTTCAGATTTGAGATTATCAATGGCAGTAAGAAGAGAATCAATCTTTTCTTCTTTTTCTGTGTCTTCTTTTGCTTTTAAAACAACAAAAAGTTTGCGCATTTTTTCAGTTTCCTTGTCTTCTCTGTATTTTTCCAAAGCTGCATTTAAGATAACCTCAGAAACATCAGAAACCGCAATAAACACATGTCCATTGATTTCTTCCGCCACCTTTGCATAAGCATTGGCACGATAAGGATTCCAATCAACTGCTTTCTTTTGCTGAATAGCTTCTTTAACATGAAGATACGTAGAAGGACCAGAAGCTCCCACCCAACTACTACCATCACGATGGGTATAAGTTTGAGTAAGAGAGTAAGAAGGATAAACTTTCTGTTCTGTGATGTCAAACACAGGAGTGGAATTGGAGCGAGGCCAACTACCAATTTCATTAAACCACTCTCTTAAAACTTCGACTTTTTCAGGCTGAGTGCGGATAATTTCTCTCCAAGTTAAAGCCTCATCAACATAGATGGGACCATAAACTTTCTTGTCGGTAATCATGTTGGCAACGGACTTTTCATTGATAGTAGACATAATTCTAAATTCCTTTCAAATCAAAAAAGTTTGTAGTTATCACTTGACAAATATTATCAAGTGTGCTAAGATAAACACAAGTAGAAAGCCTACACTCTCTACTTGTGACGCAATTAATTAGGATTAATTACGATTGTAGATAATACGAATAGCAATTATCTAATTGATGAGGTCAACAGAAATAATTTTCTACATAGTATTGTCTCCTTTCTAATTTAATAATACATTAATTCATTGTAGGCTAAATTAATGTGCGAGTGAATAAGTGGCGCTTAAACACTCTATTGAGGGATGGAAGTTATTTTCCATCCCTCTAACAATGTTTAAACACGTTCAACTTTGTATGGTCTACATGCAACAATGTCAAAAGAGTTCACAAGCCAATCAGGGTTGGATTCTTTAGTATTGAGGAATTTACAAACAATGTTTGCAAGCACTTCACTATTAAATACAGTTTTTTCCTTCATACTCATCGTAACTGTTACGGATTTTCCGTATTTATTAACAATCTTAAACATGCCACACCTCCGTCTTGATGCCTTTGCCGTTGTAATAACGACGAGCACCATAATTGGCTTTATCACTGAAACACTCAGCACAAGGAATTAATTCCTTACGCTTTCCTTCCTTGATTTCCTTAAGGGAAAGATTGAAACACTGCTCAATCTCACATTTGTCACACATTTTGCAAGATTTACCCTTGCAGATGTTTTCGCAGAAGTTGTTCTTAACTTTGCAGAGATGCTTAACACCCCAAGAGGAATTCATCTCAGCTAAAGTCTGGTCGAGGGTGTAATTGCGACCCATAACATTAATCTTTTTCATTTTACTTTGACTCCTTTCAAGTCTGTATTAAATTTGATTTTAATTTGGCCTTAAGTGTGTTGGTTAAAAGCACACTCTTTTCTTTTTAATCTTGGTAAGCATCCAACACCAAGGATTTCCAAAATCATCTTCAAGTGGAGTAACCTTAATAGTTACAAGCACCTCAGTACTGAGATGCTCAAACACATAATCGAGATTTTTAAGAGAAAAGATATATCTCTCTTTCGTATCATCTCTGGTGCTTTTTGCACACCATTTAATGATTTCTTTCAAACTTGAATCAATCAGACAGTTCAGATTTCCATAGGTATCAAGCGCTCTACTAAGAGAAGGCGCTTCTAAATGGGTGGGATTGTTGGTGAGAGAGCGAACAGTGTTTTTCATTTTCTTAGACATGACTTTAATTCCTTTCTTTTGTCAAATTGATTGTTGATACTTACACTTGCTTGAGATATTTGGAACTAAGCTCAAGCTTAGAATCCATGGTTAAGCCTTTTTCACGCTTGATTCTGCCACGCAAGTTATTCAGGGCTTGTTTGTCACTACTTGCCATTGTGTAACCAGAATAATGACAATAGTAATCGTTCCATCTGGTGATAGGCCCATCGTAATAATATTTGAGTTTCATATATACACCTCCTTTCAACTCAAATAAACTCTCTGTTATTTATTTTCATTCTCCTTTTCACGCTTCAAAGCAGCTTTTCTTAATTCATCTTGAGAATTATAATACTGCTTAAAAGCATCACAACCTTCCCAAGAAATTTTAGATTGAAGCTTTGCAAGCTTTTCAGAGACTTCTGTTAAGGTTTTTTGTGCCTCTTCAAGAGCAGATTCCTGTAATGTAATATATGTATCCATTGCAACATTCTTTGCCATAAGAATGGCAGTGAATTCATCTTTGAAGTAACCTTCATAATGCTGAGGCATAATATGCGTTTTCATTTCATTAAAGGTACTTTCGCGGATGAACCGTTCCCTCAATTCGCCTGAAGCCAGAAAATATACAGGATTTTCATTGGTATTATGAATATTCTGAATTTTATATACACACAGAGTATTCATTGTAGTAGGTTGACGATATATTAAGATATAGTCGTATCCATCCAAAGTAATATTTTTCATTTCTTTTCCTTTCCGCTAATAATGCTTAACCGATGTAACGTTCCTTGAGAGAGCGTACTTCCATAATGAAAGATTCAAAATCTTCCTTGGAAGTAATTTGTATTCTTTTTTCTTTGATTGGCCTAGCTATCATATTAAGTTTAGATAATGTGTATTCACAATACAACTTTATATAATAAGTTGTGTTGTTTTCATTTAGCACCCTATCAGGAGAGACATATACGTGAAGCCAATAATCTGTCCCAAAGTGGGACTGAGCAAATGCTCCTCTATCTTCCCACTGAGCGAACACTTCAGTATCTTCCCAAGGTTTTGCAATACCAACTAACATATTGCAGATATCATGGACGGCTAATTTCATCTTCTTTGATTCCTTTCTATAAAACTCTTGACAAGCACAACTTTATATGTTATACTTGTTATTGCAATAAGAGAAGTGCCTACACACCTCTCTTATTAAGGATATTTAATTACATCTTATTAGAAGTTGTAGTTCTTGAGAATAATGCTTACAACAACATTAAAGAAGTAATTAATGTTAATGCTTTTCTTCATTATTTTACCTCCTGAAGAAAGATAAAAGCAAACAAGGATGTAGGTCCTTATTCACTACAGAAGGAGAGATGTGGGGATATCTTTCCTTCTGTTATGTTTGAGTAGTTTAACGACTTGCTCAGGTCGAGAAGTTAGTTCTGATAATCGTCACTTACCAGAACCCATTCTTCTCCATTACTATCAATGAGATGAATGGTAGAGTTGTCTTCACTGATAGTTACATTCTGAAGATTAGAAAACCAATCCTCAGTTGTTGTGTAGGCTTCCTCAACGCCTTTGTCGTAACCAGTGTTATATGCACCAGTAAGGTCTTCTTCGGTGTAGACCTCTGCTGGTGTGCTCTTATTGTAATCAATGTTACAGATAAGAGTAATGATGCTAATGGCAAGGATAGCCATGATAATGAACATGGCACGAGGATTCATGTTTTTGTTGTGAGCAATCGCCTCGATATTGATGATAACCCCATATGCAATCATAACAATGCTAAGAGCAATAACGACCATAACAACAGAATTCATATTGATATACATACTTTGATTCCTTTCTGGTTTTATTGTCTTTTCCTTGACATTCAACTAAAAATGTGTTATTATAATGATGAGAGGATTGCCTACACAACCCTCTCGATACACTTAGAAGTTATAATTCTTTACAACAACTACGACTATAACATTCAAAGCATAGTTTATAGAAATTACTTTCTACATGGGAAACCTCCTTTCTTATGTAATGCGATGTAATACCGTGCTTTGTAGGAAACACGTTTTCGCATGAGAGCTTATTGCACTAAGCACTCTATTAAGCCCACTATCAATTACGATGATGGGCTTTAACAATGCTCAGATAGGGATACAAATAATGTATCCATCATCTAAGAATCGGGGATAAATCTTGTTCTTATTGAGAAGCTTTTCCCCAATTTCTTTTGCTTCCTTCTCATTAAAGGCAGATACGAATACCGTATCACACCCACTAATGATAGAAGTAATGTATTTGACTTTGTAGGTCATTTCTTTGACTCCTTTCAGTAAGTACTTGACAAATACAACTTTATATGTTATACTTGTTATTGTAGTAAGAAAGATGCCTATACACCTTTCTTACTGGTGATATATTGATTAACCTTATTAGAAGTTATAATTCTTTAGTACAAGAATCGTAACAACATTTAAAGAGTAATCTATTGTAATTATCTTCTACATTTATAACCTCCTGAAGATTGATAGAAGTACTTATCAATATAGGTTAATAAGCACTACAAAATAAAGAGACACTTGTTCGGAAGTGTCTCTTTACTTTTGTTTGGAGAAAGGCTATTTGTTTATACTCGTTAACCTTCCAGAACGAGTCGGATTGAAAAGTTTTTAATCAAAGGAATAATTATATTCCTGACCATAAAAATTTAATACATAACCATTTTCGTTTGATTCAACGAGGACAGCATTCTTGATTGTTTGGTCGATTGTTTTTTCAACCAAATGGTTACAAAATCTTACGCAACCAAGACCGATGAGAACGATAATGATGAGAGAGATGATAAACTTTTCTTCCTTGTTGATGTGTTTCATTTTTATTTTCTCCTTTTAATTTGTTTTTGTGTAAGGTCGAATTTACATTTTTTACTTACACTTTTTTGTTTTTATTTATATTATGTCTATAACTTTTAGGTAGACAAAAAATTTTGGGCTTAAAAAATCTAAAAAAAACAAAAAAATTTTTAAAAAAATAAAAAAGTCAGAAAGCATTTACTTTCTGACTTTATCTATAGCTTTTTCTAAAGCTTGTTTTCGTAATTTTTCTGTTCGTTTAGCTCTTGTTTCTTTTAACTTTTCAATTTTCTTTTTTGCTTTTTCTGCTTGCTTTTCTTCTAAACGAATATTTTCCTATTCTTCTGTTAAATTAAAATTATTATTTAATTCATTCGTAATTTGTTCTATTTTCTATGCAATATTAGTAGTTTTTCTCAAGAACTCAAATGGTTCTAAATCCATTTTCATTACATTACAAGCACTGCAACATGGTACACAATTATTTTTTGTATATCCTCTGTCTGATAATATTCGGTCTATTCCACAATAATTAAGGTCTTTATATTTATAATTGGGAATAGAATACTCTCCACAATAAAAACAAGGTTGAGAAGTTAACTAATTAAATTCTTCAATAGTAAATTCGAAATTAAAATTTTTATCTTCTGCTCTTTTTTGGTAATAATTATATCTGTATTCTAAACATTCTTGTTCAATTGATTTTTCTTGTTTTGGCTTATAGGGGTCACATTCTAAACAACACCATAAATGAGTAGAAACAACATTTTTTCTAAAACACTCAATCGGCAACATTTGGCCGCATATTTTACAAATATGTTTAATTACTTGTCTATTATTATCTACAATACATAATTCTTCATTGCAACCCATACTTCCACATCTTCGTGGAGCATTAACATTTAATAAATTATTCCCTTTTACTACTCTTTTACTTTTTAATTTACATTGACATTCACAAAGATAATCACAATCTCTGGCAAGAACTTCAGGGTCTAAAGTTAATTTTTCTAAAACTTTGTATTTCCGATATATAGAACCAATATTAATAGTATTAGATTTACTAGAGCATTTTATGCAGCAAGAACTTTTACCTCTTACAAGATTAGCTTCAATAACATCTTCAATATTACCACATTCAGTTCCATCATTTAAAATATGATGACAAACACATCTCCAAGTACGTCTTGTATATTTATTACATTTATTTTGATATGGTTCACCCTCTTCAAGAACTTCCCAATCTCCAAAGACTTGTCCAATTAAATCATATTTTTTTCTTTGATGATTAATTCCATCATTATTATTTTCTTTCCAAGAATTAACTTTTTGTTGTACCCAAGTATTTTTGCTATTTTGATATTTGGATTCAGTATGACCTTTTTTATTATATGGATTATATTCAGTAGGACAAGTTTTTAAATATTGAGCTAATAATTTATATTCATTTCCTTCCTTATCAACACAATCCCACTAAACTAAGGAATGTCCACTTTCTGTAATATATTTTTCATCACTCTATTTTACTACATGAAACATTCCAAAATCTTTACCTGTTAAATCAATTATTTTTCTACCCATAAAAACACTTCCTTTCAAATTAATAATAAAGATACATTGATATCATCATTATATCTTTTCTCAATTTACATTATAGCATACTTTTTAAATCTTGTCAAGTACTTTTTTAAAAATTTTTCAAAAAAATAAAAAAATTTTTAATCATTAAAATGTAAATTCTCCAAACCCCGACAAAAAAAGGATAGAAGCCATCACAGTCTCTATCCTTAAAATATATTCAATTATATTATTCAATTACATTATTCAATTACACACTACTTACACATGTCCATCATCCATAACATTCAGCAAATCACTCCAAAATGCCCATTCCCATTTTTTACTTCCAACATCCTTTTCACTCAATCCAACACCATTTCTTTCCTTCTCAACATATTCTTTCATTACGCTCATTACTTTTCCATTAATAACAAAACTTACTTTGTCGCTCCACAAAAACTTCTTATATCTCGTACCTTTTCCTTTATATTTAATCTTCTCAACACGTCTCATATTAAACCCATGCATCTTTTTCCAACCGTTACTACAGAACAACAAAGCGTCATCATCAGTAATCTTACCATTCTGATAAGCATAATTCAAAATTTGCGTAAAAGGTCGATTATCATCTCTGGCTTTAAGTTGAAAATATCTCTTAATGGTATCATTCATAATTTATGTTCTCCTCACTATTACACAATTATAAATAAATTATAATAAGATTTCTCTCTAATTTTAATTTCATCATTTACCTATCAAATTACTCATCATGGTATCTAAAATCAAAAATAGAAAAAAATTTTAATTATATTTATTTATAATTCAACCCAAATTATTCTTTGGTTGTTTCATCATTATTCCCATCAGTAATAATAACAGGACAATCAACCCAATCCATAGTACCATCACCATTATCCTTATAGCACTTAACATTTACATTATTTATTTTCCATACGCTATCAATATTTCTTTCTTCTCTAATCTTTTCAACGTTATTCCCAATTTTATCAGTGATATCATTCATACCAAGATTATTTTTTTCTTTCTCACTCAAAATTCGACTATTCTTACTCCACTGATTTTTAATCCAATGACCTTCACTAATAATATCCTGAGCAAACTTAAAACTACGAATCATACACAAATGTTCAGTAATTCTTGTAGAAAGACATTTACAATTAAAACGAAAATCATACTCTAACATTAAATCTTCAACACAATGTAAATTGGCAAAATCATATTCTCTATTTTCAAAAGAAGCGATAATTTTGTTAGCTTTAATCTTATAATCTTCGTAATCTTTCCAGAAAAGTTGAAATTTTTCATCAATATCATCCCAAGTTATATAACTATCATTTTCGGTACTAAGAATTTTCTTGCCATCAAAAACAACTAAATCACTTTCATGGTCTTTTTTATAACAATCCCATCCAATTCGAATTTCACGAACAGCTTCCAGTTTATCACCTGTATATTTTTCATTCAAATAACCAACATCTTGAATATGTTTATCATTTTTAAGATAAACTTTTGCCTGATGAATGATACAATCAAAATCAACACAGAGGTTATATCCAATTTCTAAAGCTTTACAAATATCTTCCTGAATAGAAATTAATTTATCAAGTTTTTGACATTGCTTAATAGCATAGCGCTTCTTAATAACGTTCATTGTTACATACCTTCTTCATCACAGTCACAACTATTATCATCACTATATTCACTATTCTGATACAACTTAAAACTATCAAAGATGTGGTAAATTCTGGCATAATCTCCACCATAGGTATTATCCAAGTTAAGATTTTTCAGCATTTTTTCAAGCGTATCACAAGTAGCATCAATTAATCTAAGCATGGCTAAAGTACAGTTACCATGAATTTCTTCTACAAAGATATCAGTATAATAAACCTTCTTACCTACTTCTCTATCATAGTTTCCCCAAATATTAGCTGAAATGGTTACACTTTCATTGCTATTTATAAGATTACTTTTAAAATTAATAACAATTGTTGCTTCACGATTAGTTTCGCTTTTAGAAGTAAATTTGATATCACAGTAATTCAAAATCAAATGTAATTCTTTTACCCAACAATATTCATATAACATGTTAAGATTAGGATACTGCTTTTTCATTTGTTCACAAGTCATTTCATGAAAAGGAATAAGTTTTTCTTTATTTTCTTCAATCATATTTTCAGTCTCACTTTCGATTTTTTTAGATTTCCAATCAAGCTCCCCACAAGAAACCCAATTTTCATATTGCCAATCAATATCACTTACCCAAATGAATTTATAATATTTTCCATTATCATCATTTTTAACAACAGCAATATCGCCATTCTCTAATTCATTAGTAGGAATATTATCTAATTGTTTTACATCATGCAATCCATAATAATATTTAATTTTCTTGCCAAAGTTGCTTTTTTTAGACATAACTAAATAAGGTTTACCATTAGCTTCGTATTTAGTTTTATTTTCATTTTTCATTGAAATAAATCCTCTTTATAGATAAAATTATTATAGACTTCTTTTGTCAAATCAACTTTTGTTCCATTATTGTCAATAACGTAATCATAAGCAATTCCTGACTTACTTACACCATCATCAGCATGATTACCGTATTTGCTATTTTCGTCTAAAACTTTTCTATCAACTTTAATTGTTTTACAATAAATTCCCTTTTTATAACAATACTCTTTAATCCATGCAATATCTTTATCTTCTCTTGCATGTAAAAATAGAATTTTTCTATCAAAAGTAGTATAATTATATACTTTTTCAATTTTTTCTTTGAGATATTTATAAGTTACATTATCCCAATAATCAAGCATATCTTTTAATTCACAAAGAAATCGTCTATCCATAGGTCGCTTAGTTTTTTCATCCCAACCCATTAAAGAAGCCCATTTTTTAGCGGGAGCAGAAGTGTAATATTTATGGACAAGACAATGAGGGTCAAAATTGTTCATAGCCGTCCAAACCAAATTACAAAAAGTATCTTTACCAGACCCACCGGAACCATTTATAATATAAACTTTAAAATAAGGCATAGTTTTTCTCCTTGTAAAATCCACAGATAAAATTTTTAAGTTATTATTTATAATGGAAATACCCAATCTTTCGTTAAATGTTTAAGAAAATCTTGTTTTATTGTGTTAGAAATAAAATAAGAAATTGTTTTCCAAGCTGGTTGACTAAGACTATAAACACAAGGAACAAACAACTTTTCATAAATGAACGATTCATCTAAATGTTCGTGGAAAATCAAACCATTAAGAGTAGGAATCTTAAAAGCAAAAATAAATCCATCTCCTCTCGTCCAATTACAATCAATTAAATTGTTAAAACCAAAAAAGGAAGAATCAGAATAATCTTGACTAATATCCTGAGTTAATTTATCAAAAAGTTCTTCACAAAAATCTAAATAATTCATCATAACTTTAATCTTTCTTAATAATTTCTCTTTTACCATCAAGTCCAACAATAATAATATCTTCATTCTTAGTATTAAGAATAACAAAAGGTCTTTGGACACCGCAACAATTCTTTTCAGCAGCTTCAAGAGCAGTAAGAATATGTTGTTCAGGAGTAAAATTTTTCATGTATTTAGTAGTAGCATAAAGACTTCCTTTAGCAGTTACCTCACCACAACCGACAGCAGAATAACCAGCTAAAGGTTCAAGAACAGAATAATCATTTTGAATTTCATAAAGTTTTCCATCAATGCCAACTAAGAAATTACCACCCTTATCTCCACTATCTTTAATACCATTTTCAAAAAGAGTGATAATATTAGGAACAAAAGTAGTAACCATATATTCATGATTTACTTTAGTTTCACCAGAAGGAATTTTATATTTATCAATTTCAGGGAATAAAATTTTACTATATTTAAGCAAATCAATATGTCTAAAAGTAGAAGTACTACCCATAACAACATTTTTTAAAGTAGTATTTCTAAATACTTTAGGATTAGATTCGACATCCTGAGTATAACCATTACTACCAAGACTGTCTGCACCAATCCAAGTGATATTATTTTTCTTATCCGTAAAACCAACGATGCAAGTCATAATTAATTTTTACCTCTATTTAAGTATTTTTTAATTTGATTTTAAATTCAATATTTATAAATTATTTAAGCCTAAAAACAACTTTTTTCTTAACGATGCATTTTTCAATAAAGTTCATTTCTAATAAAGCGTTAAGATATTTTCTTAAAGTAACAGAAGATAATGAACTTATTTGTTCAAGTTTAGTTAAAGCAATATATTCTTTATTTTCCCAGCCATGAGGAAAAGCTTTATTAAGGGCTTGATTTCTATTTACTTTCATTTTAATTAAAAGATAAGTATTAAGCAAGCTATCAATTTTTAATTTTTCTTTATGATTTTCTTTTAAGCAATAAGACATAATAGTTAAATAGTCTTCAATAGTAAGAATAGTAAATTTACCATTAATGTCATCATTATCTACTTTTATAGAAAGCATATATTGAGGAAATCTTTGATATTTTGTTAATAGTTTTTGTTTTTCTTTTTCTATTAATTCTATAGCTTCTTCCACTTGAAATTCACAATGATTAAAGTAATCTCCATATTTAGGAATATCAATAATAGAATCACATATAATTTCTTTTTTGTCGTTTACTATAGTATTAGAAAGTAAATACAAGCAAGAAAGTATTTTACTAATTTTAGAAGCTTTAGTTTTTTGATTTTCCATATTATCATCTATATAACATTCTTCCAAAAACAGAACGCTACTATTTACTTTTCCAAGCATATTCTTATTAATAGCTAAGAATAAATAAGTAAGACAAGTATATGAATTAACAGTATTAGAAAGTTCAATTATACCATTTGGAATTTTAATAAATAAAGAATTGATTTGATTTTGATTAGTTTCTTCCAAATTATAGTCACACCTTTATAGGTCAATTCAATTTTTCAAAAATAAAGTAACATATATTTTTAATTTTGTCAAGTCTTTTCTTTTAAAAACTCTTCTAAAATATAGAAATAATAAAGAAAAAGGTGTATTGAACACCCAAGCATGATAATGCGCGGGTGTATAGTCTTTCTTTTATATTATTTAGTCTATATTCTGTAAGTCACTAAGGACGGCAAAAAAGTCCTTAAAATCACTGGTGTTTGAAGTATTTTTTAAAAATATAGAAATGTATGAGTATCATTTACAAAACTAATGATATCGAAAAAATTTTGTATGAGTAGAATTGACATTTTTAATTTTGACCATCTTTCCTGATGGAAGTATAGCATACAAAACATAGAAAAGTCAAGGGGTTTATGAACATCATTAAAAAATTTTCGGAAATAGTTGACAGAAATAGAAACATGTGTTACAATTCAGACATGAAAGAAAAGTGGATGAATACCAATGAGAATTGTGAATTCGTCCAATAAAAAATATAGAAAGAGAGGTACAACAATGTATAATTCTTAAGCAAAAAAGCAATGCAAAAGCATAGATGAATACATTAAAGCAACCGATGGAGATTGTAAAAAATATAGATATAGACCTTAATAAGAGGACAATTTTTTTAGATGTAGATGATGTTTTGTTAGATAGTTCAGTAGCAGTAATAGCTATTTTAAATTAGCGTTATGGGTTAAATAAGACTTTAGATGATTTGGTTGACTGGGGATACAAAAGTATTTATAGAAATTTAACTAAAGAACAAGTTAGTGAAATTTATGAATCAGAAGAATTTTGGTCATCAGTAAAGCCTAATAAAATATTAATGAAAGCTTTAAAAGATTCTGAAGAAGATGAACAAGGAATTTGGCAACAATATAATTGGATATTACTTACCAAAGGCTCAAAAGAATCACTACAGAAGAAACTTGATTATTTAAATAAAATTCCGTTTTTTAAACGTAATGAATCGAAATGGCGGTATTTTGGATTAGGTCATGGAGAGAAGAAAGAAGATGTTCATATGTTAGGACGGATTCAAATTGATGATAATTATAGTTTTCTTAATAGAACTGATGCAGATTTAAAGATTCTTGTAAGGAATGGTAAAGAGACAAGATTTAATCGACCTAAAGTTGAGACAGAAAATCTTGAAAATTTATATATTGTAGATAATATTTCACAAGTTTTTGAAATTTTAGAATTTATAACAAAATTAGATACTGAAGATATTGACCTTGATGGTTTTGATATTATGGATATGATTACCGAGGTTAGTCAAATTATTTAAAATTCCAGCGAAGGAAGGTAACTAAGTGCGTTTATTTTACACCGTTAAGCTTAATAGTGCATTAATCAAAGAAAACGGCTATAATTTAGACATTAGTTTTCAAGATTGTTTAAAGAGCAATCTAATTGTTTCTTTAGCAGATAGTCAAATGCTAAAGAGTATTCGTGACATAACTGGTTAGAAGATTGATAGAGTCCAGCTTGAAGAATGGTATTCTGAAAGAGATAAATTAAAAAAAGGAAAAAACAGCAAGAATAATAGGGATAGAATTAAAGAGTTACAAAGAAAAATCTATAACATGATGTTTATACCACAGTATATTACTGTAAGCATGGAAAATGTCAAATCTTATCGAGACATCTATGAAAATGGTTTTTCTTTTACTATTGATTGTGGAGAGCCTATTATTAAAACTGTTAAAAATAAAGATGGTTTAAATGAAGATATAGTTGTTGGTTATGAGAAAGTAACGTATCATTACAAACGTTTATCTTGTTCAGCATCTCAAGCACGAGTAAGTACAGTAGTTTTTTGTGAAGAAACTATTTTGCCAGAATTAAAGAGAAGGCTTGATAATGGACGTAATATGGATGATTACAAAATCGCTCCTAGTAAGTATAATGCATATTTTGGTTTATATTCGAGTGCAACAAAAGAAGTTACCAAGCCAAGATTTTGTATAATTCCAGATTATTCAGAAGTAAGACCTGTTGATGTTGATTTTGTGATTGAACAACCAGAAGACCAAGATGATATTGTCGAAGAAAGAACAGTAGACGTTGAATTTAATATGGTCGATGGTTCTGGTTTAATTAGTCCTCAAATGGCTGAACAATGGGGAAAAGACCTTGGAGAAGATTATACTCCTTGTCAATTTTGTATCCGCTGTGCTTTCACAAAAGGGGCTGTAAATGAATTTGATTTTGTTGACTGGTGTAAAGAACTTAACAACGAGAATTATTTAATTAAAGATGTTTACGGCAACTATATAGATGTAAGAAATATTGATGTTATTCTTACAGAAGGTATGGCAAAACTTTGGAGTGCTTGGGATTCTCAAGAAAGTTTTGAAGAAAACTGTCAAAAGAATGGTATCATTTGGGGAGTAACCAAATATGCTCCTAAACAGGATAAAGAAGTAAATACAGCAAATTATCAATTTTTGCAAACTTTAAATCTTACGCCAGAAATGGTAAAAGATGTTTGTAAACCAACAGTTGATTATATTCAAGGTGTAAGTTATGATAATATTTATTACACTTTATTATTTCTTCTTGGTGAAAATTTGACTCAAGATAATATTGAAAATTATATGAAATCAAGCGACAATTATTGGTTAAAGTCTCTTGTTTTAAACAATTCTTTGTTATATGATAAATATTCTAAAGAAAAAGTAAGAGATTTTATTATTAGAAAAATTGAACTTGCTTGTCTTGGAAAAATTATGGTTCATGGTAATTTTCAATGTATTGTAGTTGATGGGTATGCTTTTATGCAAGCTGCTACTGGTCAAAAAGTAACTGGTTTGTTAAATGCAGGAGAGATGTATTCGCAATTTTGGAATGAGAGAAACGTTACTAAAGTAGATACTATGCGTAGTCCTCTTACTCATTTTAGTGAGCATTATCCTGTTGAGTTAAAGAATACAGAAGAAATGAAAAAGTGGTACAAGTATAGTTATAGTGGAGTAATTGTTAATTGTCACGATGCACATACAATGCATTGGGCAGGAAGTGACTATGACTATGACATTATATTTACTTGTGATAATCCAAATTTTATTAATGGTGTTTATCCTGACCAAAGAGTAGTAACTTATAATGCTAAAAAGCCTCATAAAAAGCCAGCGAGAGAAATGACTGATTTGGATTTGTATAATACTGATACATTCAGTTTTGGTACAAGGATTGGTCAAATTACTAATATTTGTTCTACATTTGTTGGTATGTTACCTTTGTTTGAAAAAGGCAGCAAAGAAGAAAAATTACTACAAGACAGAGTTAGGTCATGTTGCGCTGCTCAGTCGAGACAGATAGATAAAACTAAGATTGGTGAAAATGTTAAAGCAGAAGCAACAATTTGGAAACAATATCAACATATAAATCCAGAAGATTCTCCAGAAGAAATTAAAAGAAAAGAATTTCTTAATTCTCTCTTAGCTGATAAAAAGCCTTATTTTTTCAGATACAAATATAATACTTTAAGTAAAGAATACAATGAATTTGTTAAGAAAAATGACCAAGATTGTCAGCTTAGATTTGCTTGCTCTTTAAAAGAGTTATTAGCCAAAGATGAGAATTTATTAAATGAAAGTCAAAAAGAATTTATTAGATGTTATAAACATTTTCTTCCTGTGGTTGATTCTGATTGTGTGATGAATCAAATTTGTAAATATATTGAAAATGTTGATTTCCATATTAGAGAAAAAGTCCGTTCTTCTCAAAACTTTGATTATCATATTTTAATGTCTGATGGTTTTGTAATCAATAAAAAGATATATGAACAAATTAACGATTTAGTATCAAGCAGAATTAAGGAATGGGCAGCTAAAAGAACAGAAAAAGCTCTTGATGGAGCATTTACAAGTAAGACAGTAAATCCAAGCAAGGTTCTTGATAGAGATTTAGAATATAATATTTTAAGACAAGATTTATTAACTAACATTTGTTCTAATGAAGAACAATTAGCAAACCATTTAATATATTTATTTTATGTTGATAAACAGTCTTATAATAAGAATATTCTTTGGGCTTTAGTTGGAAGACAAATATACGAGAATATAAGAAAAAAGACCTCTGTTTATTATTTTCCTCAAAAGAATCCTAATGGTTCTTTAGAGTTTTTATATGAGAAGTATTCTATTGAAAGAGTGCTTGTAAGTCATGAAGAGGAAATTGAAGAAGAGGAAAAAGGTATAAAGGAGGAATCTTTTTATGATTGACATTTATGATGAAGAGGGTTATATTCAAGAAGTTCTTTAGAATGGTTTTTCCCAAAAGTGGTAGAGAGATGCTACTTTATTGGTAAAATATTTTAAGACAGAATATGCGCTTGGAAATTAGCCCTCTTGGAATAAAGCATGGGTTAAAGAAACGATTAAAGAAAAGTGCAAAAAGTATGTACCAACTTATGACCCTAATGTAACTTTTAATAGAGTTAATAAGTTGGTAGATACAACTTGGAAGAATTGGAAGGTTGACCCTGATAATCCAAAAGAATCATCTTAGCTTAGGAAAATAAAAGAGATAAAAATTCCTGAAGCGGTGTTAAACTGGTTTTTAAATCTTGATACATATTATATAACAGACGAAGAAGTAAAAGATATTAAATCAAGGCGTAAAAATGTTAGTGTAAAGAATCATCCAATTACAATGGCACGAGCTAAATATTTATTTACTTTATACGTATGGACAAAAATTTAGGAAAACTATTTAAGTAGACCTAATATACATTATCTTGAGAAATATAATAAGAAGTTAAGAAATGATGCTGATTTAAAGCCAAGTTTTTCTCTCACGAAAGAAAGAAACGTATTATTTGATTTAGGATTCATAGATATAAATCATGGACTTGGAGTGACTCCTATATTTATGGACAAAGAAGATTTCAAAGAAGCGGAGAAAGATGAAAAGGTAATTTTATTGGGTCGGAATGACCTCTATTTGTGCGGAAAATGGCTCGAAATGAGGAAATTCGGAACTTTTAGATGCCAAAAGTGTCGGAAATTATTTCCTCTTTCAGAAAAAAATAAAAAAGGTAGACCTAAAAAATATTGCGAAGAGTGTGCTAAATCAATTGGTCACGGAATTACGATGGATACAAAATTGGTAAAAATTACTACCACTTGTGATAGATGTGGAAAAGAAATTGAGTTGACTTCTAAATATTCTTCCAAGGGTCATTATTGTTGGAAGTGTAGGGCAAAGTTACATGCTGAAGCTCAAGAAAGATATTCTAAAAAGTCAAAAACTGATTTACCCTCCGTAAAAAAGATAGAGTAATTTTTTCCATATAAAATAAGGCAAAAACGGCAACTTTTTAAAAAAATAATGTCTGCATAGGTGGAAGGAAGAATAGAAACGCTCCTTCCAAAATTAAAAATAAAAAGGATTGATAATTTATATGATTAAGGTTTCTAAATACGAGCGTAAAGAATTAGAGAGAGTCGGTCTTCTTAAGGATAGACGTGTTGGTTTGAATCCACAGGATGCTAACTATACTGTTACCAATAGAGAGCATGTCGGTCGTGACAAGACTATTTATGTTGCTGAAGAACCTGAGATTATGCTTTTTTTGGGTAAGTATGATGATTTGAATCTTCAGAGAATTAGTGTTAATCAGTATAATAAGCTTGTTGAAAAGAAGATTTTGAATGATACAAACACTCAGCGTTGGGGCGAATATAAAGTCAATGCCATTTGCTTCCAAGATTCTTATGGTGTTTATCGTTGTAAGAAGATTTCTAAGATTATGCTTGAGCTCGGTATTTGGAGTAATAACAAATCTAGGGGAGGCTACAAGTTCGTGCCGAAAGTTGTTGAAGCTCATACTGAGGAATAATAGAAACATTTTCTAAAATTTTCGAAAAAAACTTTCAAAAACTCTTGACAAGAATACAAAAATGTGTTATATATAAAGCGAGTCAAGGGAAAACCTTGATAAATAAAGGTTTTAAAAGGTAATTTTAAAAAATAAAATTTAAAAGATTTAAAGGAGTATTTAATATTATGGTTAAGAATGAATTTATTGCTGCTATTAAGGACACTGAGGTTTGTGCAGACATTTCCAAGAAGGACATTGAGGCTGTCATCAAGGGCATGAGTGAGGTTCTGCTTGATGTTATCAGCAAGAATGATGCGGTTAAGGTCGGGTCAGTTTTGACCATCGGCGGTAAGCATCGTGATGAGCGTAAGGGTCATAATCCGGCCACGGGTGAAGCCATCACTATTGAAGCCCGAGATGGTGTTCCATACGCTAAGTTCTCTTCTGTTGCTAAGGCTTAATAGAGAACAAGATACAAAGTAGATTTCTTTCGGATAAAGAAATCTATATAAGTTAAAAAATAGCTCCAAGTCATCTTAGGGTGGCTTGGGGCTTTTTATATAGGTGATACAATGACAAGATTTAGATTAATTAAAGCAATTATGGATGAAACGGGATATGACAAAGAAACTGTTTCTAATGTAATTGAATCTTTAGAATACAAAATTCTTGATACCATTGCGATGGAAGATTAGCTTGATTTTGTGTTTGGCTCTATTTATGGAACTACCAAACCATCTCATAAAATTACAGGATATGTTTCAATGCTCCCTGAAATTAGAAAACAAAAAGCTTGGTCTTCTGCATTTTTAGGATATCCAATGATTAAGTTTAGTAGAGAGGCTAAAAATTGTGATAGAGTTTATGCAAATGAATTCTTTGCTTGGCCTGAAAATAGATATACTTCGTTAGCTAGGAGGTATAGACAAGATGTTGGAGACCCTGAAATTCCAGAATACGAAGGCTTGTCTGAAGAAAAAATTCAAGAGTTGTGTCAAAAAGCGGATGAAGAAAAAAAAGGTCCTCAGTCTCCTCATCAAAAAGCAAGAGAGGCGAGCAATGAAAGAAAAAGGATTAAACATCAAGAAGCTCGTCATGCTTTAATGAGGCAAATGGACCTAGAAAAACAAAGAGAAAATGGAGTTCCCGAGGAAGATTTGGTTGAGCGACCATTTGAAGATATTTTAGAAGACATGAAAGCTGAATGGTGGCAAACTCACGAAGATTTTCAAAAAAACTGGAAACCATATTTGGCCGACCCTGAAAAAGTCAAGGAAAGGCAAGCTGCTCGTTTGCAACATGCAAAAGAGCATAAAGAGTGGATGAAACGACAAGCTGAACTCAAAAATAAAAGAAACGAAGTTTGGCAAGGAGAAATTAACGATGATGGAATAGCAGTTGAGAAAAACGACGGTTGAATGGTTTTATCGCTGGGTTGGTTTTAGTGTGGCTAATGGCAAGCATAAATGGATTATTGATATTTATAATAGGATAACTCCCTTACCAGCAAACCATATGATGCTGTATACAGAACCTTGGTGTGCAGCTACCGTTTCCGCTCTTGGGGAGAGATTAAATTTGACGGAATATATCTATCCTGAATGCAGTTGTAATAGAATGATAGCTCTCTACCAAAATAATGGAAGATGGGAAGAAAGAGACGATTACAAGCCTCAAATTGGAGATTTATGTTTTTACGATTGGCAAGATAATGGAGTGGGAGAATGTACTGGAGAAGCTGACCATGTTGGCATGGTTTGTGACGTAAGTGGAAATACCTTTAAAGTTTTAGAAGGAAATTATTCCAATGAAGTTAAGAGTCGCACAATGCAAATTGATGGTAAATATATTAGAGGTTTTGGTTTACCAAATTATGCTAAAGCTGCAATTGGTTATAAAGTTCCAGTTGATAAAACCAATATTAGAACTATGGCTGGTCAAGTACCCTATTTAAATATAGACAATAATAACGAAGCTGTTAAGATGGCTAAGATTCTTTTTAATAGTTTAGGGTTTAATGCTGGGACAGACACAATTTTCGATGAATAGCTGGAAAATGTAGTAAAACAATACCAAAAGATGTATGGTTTGAGATAGAACGGTGTAATTAACAGAGATGTTTGGTTGTTATTGCTTTAGGGAAAACCTAAGAAGTAATTAATTATTAAGAGAAGGATGGTGAATTTTATGGCTGGACCTGCTCGCAGAAAGTCTCTTAAAACTCTAATCAAGGAAGTGACAGTTGGATTAGCCAACACTTTCCGTAACAATATTAATGAAAATAATAAGAATATTGCGGAAACAGTGGATAATTTACCTGATATCGCTATCAGTAAAGAACAACCAGTTGATTAGAAAGCAGGAGACTTCTGGTTTCAAATTGTAGATTAATTAAATTTTTTGGAATTAAAAGGTTTAGAAGGTGTGTTAAATGGCTAAATTAACAAACAATAGGGCCAAAGCTGCCATTGCTAAAGAATAGAAAAGATTAGATGCCATTCAAAAGAAAATGGAGACACAAAGAAAAAAAGAGGAATTTGGAGAATCTTGGAAATATTCTTTAAAAGATGAGCATAAACAGGCTCTAAAAGAAATTGTTGGGGACTTTGGTACACCAAATCTTGTAGATTCTGTTGATTATAATAGTTTTTTTGACCCTATTAATTTTTATAAAGAAGAAGATGGAAGTGTAAGATAGCTTGATTACAAGAAATACTTGGAATATGAAGAAGCTTATCAAGAAGTTATTGATGATTGTGATAAAATTATAAATGATGAAATAGATACTTCTAACGATTCAGCTAAAGAGCAATTAAGCACCCATCTTACTAAAAAAACAGAAAAGAAAAAGAGTAAGCCTAAGATACCCGAATACTTACAAAAGCTTTATTAGAATTGGACAAAATATTTTAATAGGTTTGTTCCATTGTATGATAAATATGTATGTTCATGTTGTGGAAAAGCATTGCCACAAGATAAATATTTCCTTGCATACAATGAAGGGAATTTGGGTAGAATAGAAGCTAATGGAAAAATGCACACACATATTTGTATGGATTGTTGTAAAAATTTATACGAATATTTGTTCTATGAAAAAGCAGACAAAGATGGCGAAAAAGCAATGAAATGGCTTTGTAGTTATCTTAATATATATTATGATGATGTTAGTTATCTTAAAGCTAAAAAAACAATGGAGGAGAAAGATAGAAAAACTCATATAGTTGAAGAATATATGAGTGTTATTTCTCGTAGTGCTACTTTAAAAGGAAAAGTTTTTTTGGAATCGCCCGATATTGATGTGAATCAAAATAAAGGGGATTCAAAGGCTGATAAAATAATTAACAGCAATACAGGCAATGTGCCTGAAGATTTAGAAGAAGAATGGAGTAAAGCTGACCTCGAAGCAAAAAGACAAGTTATCAAGATGGTTGGTTATGACCCGTTTTATTTTGAAATTGAAAAAGATAGAAAAATTCTTTATAAAGATTTACTTGGTATGATGGAACAGGGTATGGAGCTTGATGGACTTAAAGTCCAAGCTGCTATTTAGATTGTTCTTTCTTTTAAAAATATTCGTGAATTAAATGAAAAATATAGAAAGAAAAGTGACGAAGATGCTCCTGTTTCAGAATTAAAAGCGTTATCTGAATTAAAGAAAAAAGAACTCGAAACAATTACAAGCTTTAGTAGAGATAATGGCTTTGGCGAGCGTTACGCTATTAGTAAAGCCAAAGGTGAAAATACTTTCTCTGGTATTATGGCTAAGATGAATGAGATGAAGTATGAAAATGCTATTCTTAATATGTATGATGTTGAGACTAGCAAGAGTATTAATCAAGCTGCTGATGCAAGTTTTGCAGCTATTTTCAATCAACTTAGCATGAGTGAAGCGGAAGTATACAAAACTTGTCAAGATTAGCTTAAAAAATTGCTTTCGTTGCAGAGAGAAAACGCCACCCTTACTGAAAATTTAAGATTGGCTAAACGTGAATTAGCTGAGAAAAAATTGGAAGAAGAAAAACGTCAGTACGACAAAGAAAATGGTGATGATGGCGATAATTGGGGTGGTTATTAATGATTAATGTTATTTTTAATGACTTTAGTTACGAACTGCTTCCAAAAAGAAAAGAAATTTTTGAAAAATATACTAAGATAATTTAGTGGGGAAGAGCAAACCCAACAAGATTTATTGAAGATTTTTTTAAAATATAGTTAACTGATATGCAAAAATATGTTTTGCTGAGTAGTTGGTGTCCTGCAAACTGTGTGTGGCTTATGGGTCGTAACAGTGGTAAGTCGTTTTTAGCTGCCCCTTTTATGATGTCAAGAGCACTTTTATTACCAAATACTAATACATATATTATGGCTCCAAGTGGAGGTCAGTCTCAAGAAACATTTTAGAAGATGGAAGATATGGCAAAAGGTAATATCGCTTCTTTGCTGGGAACATCTTCTGTGTTCTTAGATGAGTGTATTAGAGCAAATACTTAGGCAGACCCGTTTACTCACCCTAAGAGTGGATATACAGTTAGCTTGTATAATGGTAGTACAATTAATACGTTAAATAGTGTAATAAAGAACATCGTAGGTATCAGGTAGGAAAACTGCCGTTTCAAAATGAAGCCAAGTTTTATTTTGAGAATATTTGGCTAAAGGCTATTCTCAAGGAGATAAAATGAAAAATAATTATATAGTTTACAAACATACTTGTAAAGATAATGGAAAAGTTTATATTGGATTAACAGGTATGTCTTTGATAGAAAGAACAGGCAATAATGGAGAAGGGTATCTTCATAAAAAGAAAAATGGAGATTGGGTTCAACCTCAAATTGCTCGTGCAATCATAAAATATGGATGGGATAATTTTGACCATGAAATTTTGTTTGCTAATTTGACAAAAGAAGAAGCAGATGAAAAAGAAAAAGAAATGATTGATTTTTATGATTCAAGAAATCCTAAAAAGGGATATAACACAAGAGAAGGTGGCTCTAATGGACCTTTAAGTGATAAAACTAAGCAAAAACTTAAAGAAACTATGGAGGGACGTTATGATGGTGAAAAAAATCCTTTTTATGGAAGAAAACATTCTGAAGAAACAAAAGAGATTATTCGGAAGAAAAATAAAATTCATTCTTTAAATAAAGATATAACTGGTGAAAATAATCCTATGTATGGAAGAAAATTAACAGCGGAAGAAAGAAAGAAACGTGGAGAAGCTCAAAAAGGAAAACACCATTCAGAAGAATCTAAGAAAAAGATGAGTGAAGCAAGAAAAGAATGGTATAGAAATCACCCTGATTACAAAAGACCAGAAAGAACAGAAGAGCATAAAGAAAAAATGCGACAAGCAATGCTTGGTAGAGAAATGGATGAAGACTGGAAACGAAAAATTGGAGAAGGTCATGCTCCTTATTATTGCATTTGCGTTGAGACGGGAGAAAAATTTCCTTCATTTGCTGAAGCAGGAAGACAAAAAGGTGTGGACAAAGCTTCTATACAAAGAGTGATTAGTGGAAAACAAAATACTGCTGGTGGTTTTCATTGGATAAAAGAAATAAAACAATGACATTTTGAAATAATTAGAGGGCAAAATCGGTGGAGTCTAAGTTATTAAATAAGATAATACCGAGTTAATTTATTAGATTGCGAAAGGCTAATAAATAATGTAACGCATAGTGAGTGAATAAATATAATCTCGCCACGAGTGTCCTCCACGCAAGCCAAATGCGTGAAAATTTATGCTGGGCTTATAAGAAATTATAAGAAGTGAAGATAAAAAGCTTCACGATAACAAGTCGCAAATTTCTCAGTCTACGATGAAGCGGGAAAAATCGACAGGACATTCTTTGCCCTGTCTCGTCCTTTTACTGCACAGGATACAAACTTTATTACTGGTGATGGTATTAATACAGATATATATCCAAGACAATTACCGAATAAAAAGTTATTGTTAAGTTCTGCTGAAGGTATTGATAGCGAACTTTTTGACCAATATAAGATGGCATTTGAAAAAATGTTATTAGGAGACCCCAATTATTTCGTGTGTGATATTAGTTGTGAGTTTTCATTACATCCTTTTATGAATGGTAAGCCTATGAAACCCCTGATTACTTAGGATGAAGTTGATAACGCATTTGCTACTAATCCATACAAAGCAGAACGAGAATACAGGAATCGTTTTGACAGAGACGGTGGTGAAGATGTTTTTGTAAAACGTTCAACGATTTTACGAAATAGCTTTGCATACTATCCAGTATATGAAAATGACGGCGAGAAAAAATATATCGTCTGTTACGACCCTGCATCGAAATTAGATAATTCTATTGTTTTAATAGGAGAATTGTTCAGAGATAAAGAAAAGGGTTTAATGTTAAAAATAGTCAATTGTGAGAACTTGATTGAGCTTTTACCTAACGGTGATAAGGCAATAATTCAAAAGCCTCAGCAAATTGAAATGATAAAAGACCTTATTATAAATTATAATAGAGGTGCTTTAGATTATGATAATATTGAGCTTGTTTGTATTGATGCTGGTGCTGGCGGTGGAGGATTTGATATTTCTCAGTTCCTTTTAAATGATTGGGTAGGTTCTGATGGTAAACGTCATTTAGGTCTTATAGACGAAGAAGACCCATATATGAAATTACGCGCAGATGATTATCCTGCAAATATAAGAAAATTGCAGTTATTCAATTTTAAACGTGATAAAGTTCAAGCTTATGAAAGAACTCAAGCTGCAATTAACCAAGGATTAGTAATGTTTCCAAAGAGTTTAAATGCTCGCAACGAGATGGAAATTGAAGAAATTGCTTCTGATGGAACAACTTCAATAAGATATGAAAAGGTTTCGTTTGATGAAATGAATTCTTTGATATAGATTGATTTAACTAAAGAAGAGTTAGTTGGTATGCAAAAGCAAAAAAGACCAAACGGTACGATTGTTTTTGAACTTTCGCCTGACGCCAAGCAAAAAAACATGCATGATGACCGAGTTGACTGTGTAGCAATGATGTGTAATCATTTGATGGAGTTGCGTGCCAAAGAAGTGTTGGAATTGGAAGAAAAACCTAAGACGGAATTTAAAGAAATGTTTGCAAAACAAAAGAGTGCGAACAAGAGTAATAGTTCTAATCCTTTTAATGGATTAGGACAGGTCAATCCACTTTCTACTAAATATAGAAGAGGTGGAAGGTTTGGTTGATATTAACGATTAATATAACAAGAAAGGAGGAGTAGGATTTTGTTAAAAATAAATAATGGGGCAATTTCATTAACTCGTGGAGATGATTGCACAATAGATTTACAGATTTATACTCCTGATAATTAGGAATACAGTCCAAGAGAAGGAGAAAAAGCAAGGTTTACAGTTAGAAAGCATCCTTTGTACAATAACGCTACTCCTCCTTTAATCGAAAAAGATTTTGAATTTGTTGAGCTTGAAAGCACTTCTAAGAATGAAAAAGATGAAGAAAAGACGAAAGTTTGGCGAATTAAAATTAAAGGAATTGATACGAAATTTCTAACATACGGAGGATATTTGTACGACGTATAGTTTTGTGATATAAAAGGAAATATAACCACTGTTTGTAAAGGCAAATTTATATTGACATATGAAATTGGGTAATACTCCTTATTAAAAGAAATGAAAGGAGAGTTTTATTTACGATGGTAAGAAGAGATTATAGTGGAATGACACTGATAACGCCTGATTCTCCTAATTACAATAGAGGAGTATTATATGGTGTATTAAATGCTGGAATTGAAGAAATTCCTGCAAAAGATATGAAGCTTGAAGATTTAAAAGATGTAAATATATCTGAAAGTGGAGTAGAAAACAAAGATATTCTCATGTATAATAAAGAGAATGAAGCATGGGAAAACAAGAATATGGATAAGTATTTGGAAGATAACTTGGTAGATGGTGGTGGAGTCCCACGGTTCTAAGGAGTCTTTTTCAAATAGATAGCTATTTAATTATAGCGAATTAAAATATTTTGCAAAACATTTTAATTAAGTAAATAGGAGGTGTAAAGACAAGAATGGCTGATATTAATAAGCTGCAAACGCTCATCCAACTGCGTCGTGGTTTTCAGGCACAGTGGGATGCAGTGGCTAACACTTACATTCCTAAAGCTGGTGAACCTTGTGTAACTCTTGATGGTAAGAACAAGGGTCAGATTAAGATTGGTGATGGCACTTCCACATGGGGAGAACTTAAGTATGTTGGTGTCAACGAAGGTGCTATGCATTTTATTGGTACTGTTGCTACGAAGGCTGAACTTCCTGAAAGTGCTGAAGCTGGTGACATTTATCAAGTAACTGAAGATAGCAAATTGTATATTTGGGATGGCGATAGCTGGGAGATTTTTCATGCTGTTGACCTGAGTAATTATTACACCAAAAAAGAGACTGATAATCTTGTAACTGTTGAGATTAGTAAGGTTAATACTAAGATTGAAAATCTTGAAACAGAGCTTGCTAAAGATTACGCTCTGAAGGCTGACCTTGATGTTATTAAGGTTTATGGTGATACTGCATCTGATACTTCCATGGAAGTTAATGGACAGAAGTATAATACTGCCAGTGAAGCTATTGCGGCTGTAAGTGATGGTGGCACGATTAAGTTGAGTGGTGGCCTTGGTGCAGATGAAGTTATTAATGCTGACAAGAAGTTTACTCTTGATATGAACAATGCAGTTATTGTTGATAACGAGAAAACTCCTGTTAATGTTGATGTTAATGGTGCTTTAACTCTCACTGGTAACGGTAGTGTTGAATGCAACAAGAATGGCAAACCTGCTATTAATAACAATGGTAATTTAACTATTGAGAATGGTAGTTATACTCGCAGTGTTGATGAGAAGGGTAATTCTTATTATACCATGGTCAACCATGGTAATACTGTGATTAACAATGGTATTTTCCAAGCTCCTCGGATTATTTCGAGTATGATTTCCAATGGTTATTGGGATTACGCACAGGATTATAAAGCTGGCGAAATGGCAGAATATCCTGAATTGACTATCAATGGTGGTACATTTATTAACGCTTTCTATGTTATTAAGAATGATGACAATGGTAAGCTTTATATTAATGATGGTAACTTCTATGGTACTATTTTCAACAATGGTTACGAAATGGTTGTTAAAGGTGGTAATTTCAAGGTTACTGATGGGACTTACAATATTGGTATGCGCAAGTTGAATGATGTAATGAATTCTGGTAAGTTACTCATTGAAGGTGGTACATTCTATAGCAATGGCGAAGTTAACTTTAAGCACAATGGTGGTGGCGAAGAGCCTGAAGTTGTTATTAAGGGTGGTAAGTTTAGTGCTGTTGTACCTGAGAAATATATTGCAGAAGGCTATGAACAGAAGTACATAGATGGCTACTATGTTGTAAGTGCAAAAGCTTAAGGAAGGAGGATGACTAATGTTTAAATTAGCGTATGTAGACAAGGCAAAAATTGAAAATAGCATTGCACAGCAAGTCATCCCCGAAGAGAGCTTGATTGTGACAAACAGTGAGACAAAGGATGCTGAACTGAGCTATTATGATGAAAAAGGTAATTTAAAAAGCATTGTAAAAAAGACTCAATTTGAGAGTTTTGCTGAAGCTCAATATTGGATTGCTAAATATGGTAACTACGAAGGTGAGACCATATCTGTACTTGAGAATGGTAAATGGAACACATACACTGTCAATAAAGATGGTGAAATGAATCAGATAGTTTATCAACAGGATATGGTGTCTCTGTTGGACGATTTAATTATTGATGGTGGCGGTGCTCCTGAAGCCTAATGACTGAGGAAGGGAGGACTACCAATGGCAAAAGTGATTAATGCAGTACTTCGCTTAAGAAGGGATAATGATTACAACTACGAAAAGGTTGGTAATAGTTTTATTCCTGCTTTTGGCGAAGTTTGTTTAGTAGATACTGCCAAAAGTGGATTGAGAGTTAGAGTTGGCGATGGTAAGAGTAATTATAATAATCTTGAGTATGCCGATGATATTTTTGTAAAAGCCTATTTTAATAAAGAGGACGAAAAATTTTACAAAGATGCAGAATTTTCAGAACTTTTAAGTGGTAATACAAATAGAATTTACATTGATTTAAACAATGGAAATACCATTTATTATTTCAATGGTGAACAATATGTGGTAGTTGGCGCAGGGATTCTCCCCACCGCTTCTGCTACAATTGCTGGTGTCATGAAATTATATGATGTCACTGGTGATAACGTTGATGGCACTATGACACAAAAAGCCATCACTGATGAATTAAATCAAAAATTTGAGATGAAAGTTAATCAAGATGATGAATCTCTTATTTTTGCAAATAATCTGTAAAAGATTTTTATTTTTAGATATACGGAGGAATTAAATTATGGCTATTTTTGACCCTAAGAATCTGCCTGTTATTAGTAAGCTGACAATTGGTGATAAGACTTATTATCTTAAGGATGCTGAAGCCCGTGAACTTCTTGCCAAGCTTGGTACTGCTGCTCAGAAGGATGTTGCTGCTGGTGTTAGCGCTGACGAGCAGGGTCTTGTAACTGGTGCTCAGGTTCAGGCTGCTATTGCTGGTATTTCTGGCTCTATGCACTTCCGTGGCGTGGTTGAGTCTTTTGACGATATTACCGACCCTGCTGCTGGTGATGTAATTATCATTGGTGTTAAGGAATATGTGTATGGTGGTGAACCCGCTTCTTGGCACGAGCTTGGTGATGAAAGCATCTATGCTCTGAAGACCGTTACTATTGGTACTCAGAATCTTTCTGCTAACATCAATCTTGCTACTCTTGCTACCGATATGGGTCTTGGTGCTCTTTCTAAGAAGGATAGTGCTACTGGTACAGTTCCCGGTCAGACTATTTCTGGCGTGAAGGCCACTGGCAAGGTTACTGGTTCTATTGCTGTTGCTCTGAATCAGACTGCTACTGCTGCTACTCTTGCTAAGAGCGCATACACCCCTGCTGGTGAAATCGCCGCTGATGTGACTGCTACTGGTAAGGTTTCTATTGCTAAGGATGCTGAGAATGGTGTTCAGATTTCTGGTTCCGTGTCCGCTCCTACTGTGACTGTAACTCCTGCTACCGATAGTATTAAGAAGGTTACTTCTGTTGGTACTCTTCCCACCAAGGCTGCTGATAGCTTCACTGCTAATGGCGATGATGAATTTACTCAGGGTTCTCAGGCTGCTTGGAGTGCTGATGTTGATGAGAAGAGCGAGACCTTGAGCTTCTCCTTCACCGCTAATACTCTGCCTACTTTCAAGCAGGGTGCTAAGGCTTCCTACACCGAGGGTGCTTTCGATGCTGGTTCTCTGCCCACTCTTGCTGCTGAGGGTACTGCCGTTGTTACTGGTATTACCAGTGCTACCGCTACTGCTCCTGTGTTTACTGGCGATAAGTTCGCTGCTACCTTTACTGGTGATAAGAACACCGTTAATGCTGCCTTTACTGGTACTGAGGTTCAGGTTGTTTCTGGTGTTACTTATGACAAGGCCACTGTTAACGCTGCTGATACTAAGTTCACCGCTGATGCTGTTGAGCTTGCTGTTGGTGACATTACGGTTGCTGCCAAGGACGTTACTGTTCAGTAATTTTAATCTTAATAAGATTGATTATTGTAGAGTAATTTAATTTAATTAATTCAGAGAGAGTCTGAATAAGGCTCTCTCTGTTTTTAAGTGAGAGGTGGAAAAGTGACTAATAGAAAGGTTTTAGCTACAATAGAAAAAATGCAAAAAGCAAATCCTGATTTAGAAGTATTAGAATTTACGAGAGTAAAGGATGTTGGAAGATTCAGATGTAAAAAATGCAACAACGAATTTTCTATACGAGGAGATAGCTTTTGGAAAAGACATTACACTTGTCCAATTTGTGAAGAAGAGTAGAACAAGAAAAACAAGTTGCCAGATAATACTAAAAACTTAGTTTCTGAAGTTCGACCAGATTTAATTAAATTCTTCAAAGATAAAAATTTAGCTTCTAAAAGAGGAATAAACTCGAAAGAAAAAACGTGGTTTAAATGCCCTGAATGTGGAGAAGAAGAATTTACATCTGTTAGGACTTTTTGTAAAAGAGCGCATCCATGCAAAAACTGTGACAACAAAGCAGTTTCCATGCCTAATAAGATTTTAAGGGCCTTGTTTCAACAAACAAAAAATAATTTTAATTATACAAAATTAGAGTGGAGTCCTGATTGGGCTGGTTTGTATCGTTATGATGGATATTTTGAAACTTTTGAGGGAGATAAAGTTGCAATAGAAATGCATGGTCAGCAACATTATAAAGAGGTACAAAATTGGGACAGAGGAAGTTTCGAAAGAGATAAAATAAAAATTGATTTAGCAAAAGAACATAATATAAAATTAATAATAATAGATTGCAGAGAAAGCTTGTTTGAATTTATTAAAGCTAATATTTTAAAAAGTGAATTAAGCAACTATATAAATTTTAATGAAATTGACTGGGTTAAAATTATGGAAGCAAGTTCTAAACCCATTATGAAGGAGATTGCTGATTATTTTACTTCTGGTATGACCACTGGAGAAATAAGAAAAGAAACTGGATTTGACTATCATACTATTCGAACTGCATTATAGAACGCTACGGAAATTGGATGGTGTAATTACAGCGCCAAGAAAGAAAAAGAAAAGAAAATGAAATTGGTTGAAGTGGTTGATTTGCAAGAAAGAAACTCTTTTCAAATGCTTTGTGTAAATGAAGTTTGTAGATATTTTAAAGAAAAATATAATATTGGCTTATATCCACGGACAATTAAGAAAAGGATAGAAGAAAAAGGCGAGGAATGGTAGAAAGAGAATCCATATCATAATAGATTTATTTTTAAATATGTTAACAAAGTAAACGATTAACAACGCTCAAGTTAACCGTTTGCAGACAGTGAGCGAGTTTACAAACGATTACGACACCGAGAGAGAGATATAATGTTTCTCTCTCGGTTTTCTAAAAGACTGAAAAATTTTTATAGAACTCTTGACAAATCTTTGTTTTTATGGTATAAAACAATTATCTTCTGATTAAGAAGAAATTTTATATTGAGGTAGTGCATTATGATAGAATATAGACCAGAAGAATTTGTTTTATTTGATAGTCCCTTAAAAGAAGACGGGTCGGTTTTTACACAAGAAGATTTGGAAAGGCTTGGTTGGTGGTATATTGAAAAAGATTCTTGTATTTTAGTTCAAGCTAAACAAAAAGGTAATGTAATGGTTGGCATGGATGGAAAACTTATAACTATTGACAATGAAGATTTGACTAAAGGTGCAATTTTGAAAATGTTTAGCAAAAGATTACTTAAACATTTAGGAGAAAATAATCCTTTGTCTAAGAAGTATGAAGTGTCTATTTTAGATGACGAAGGAAACTCTTTTATTTTATATGACGCTGAAGAAAAGGAAAATTTTTATATTAGTCTAGTTAGGATTGATAGAGACGCAGAATGGAAAGAAAATAAGCATCTTTACTTTTTAATTGATTTGAAGAATGAGCCTTTGTTAGTTGAAGAATATTTAACTTGGTTGTTTGCTAATTTAGAGTGGACTAAGTTTAGAGAATTTTTTGGTTACTCTCCAGTTAGTACAGAAGATGGTTGTGTAAAGCGTAATGACCCAGATGATGACTTTAATAAAATTTTAAGCGAAACTTGGAATGAAGTTAGAGATTCACAAGAATATAAGCAATTAATTTCCGACTATAAACAAACTATTGAAACGCCACTTGAATAAAGTGGTGTTTTATTATATCCAAATAAAAACAATTTTTTATTATTACAATTTAATAAAAACAAAAAGAGCTGTATTTATGAAATCTACCTTTTTAATTTTAGATTTTATAAATATGCTCTTTTTGTGTTATATAAAATTTAATATAAAGTATAATAAATTTTAATATAATACAAAAAAGTATAAATCAAACTCACCTATTAATTTAGATGAGTTTTTAATTTATCCGTGTTGTACAGACGGATAAATATAAATATTAGAAAGGAGATTGAAATGGCTAATATTAGTAAAATCAAACTTCCTAATGGAAACGCTTATAAATTGGTCGATGCCGAGGCACAATAGGCTCTTGGTCAATTAACGAGTGATATTGACACTTTAAAGACAACGCACTTCTTGACTTATAAAGACAACACGCACACAGAAGCACAAATTAAAGCACTTACCTCAGCTAAAGTTGGAGATTTTTATATTGCTTCTGATACTGGTACTGCTTGGGTATGTGTCACAGCAATTAATGGTACAGCAAGTGCTTCTTCGTGGGAAAAAGCTGGTTCTAGTGCAGATGTTTCTGCTTTTGTAACAGCAGTAGATGCGGGTGCAATTACTGATACTGTACCTCAGACTTTTGAAGGGCATCAAGTTGGTGAATTTGTTTTAAAGACAGATGTTGTTAATAATTTGACTTCTACGGCTACTAATGTACCGCTTAGTGCTGCTCAGGGTAAGGCTTTAAACGACAAAATTGCTACTGCTCAGACTGCCGCCAACGATGCTCTTCCTAAATCTGGTGGAACGTTAACTGGCATTGTAGCAGCTCAAAGCAATACGGACTATACTACAAAACAAATTAGAAATGTTATTTTGTCCACTTCTGAACCAACCTCTAGTGATGGAGCGAATGGAGATATTTGGATAAAGTATACAAATTAAGGTGGTGACTTATGGCTACTTATAACGGAAATTCTGATACTATAAGTAAGTTAGTAAATGGAGATATAATTAATTACGCATATTCTGGTGCAGTAAAGAATATTTCCTTGCCAAAAGGTCAGTATAAATTAGAATGCTGGGGAGCTCAAGGTGGTACTGGTTATACAAGAGTTGGTACATCGAGTACCAATACATATTATACAACCATAACTTCAAGTAATTATAGCAATTATTTTACTATAAGTAATGGTTCATATTATTTTAGTCCTGATTCAAGCGGAAATTGGTCTGCTAACAACTTAGGATAGAATAGTACAACTGCTACTACAACTTGGACTTGTACCAGTAGTGGCACTTATAGACTTACTTGGACCTATGTTACAGAAACAAGATACGACAAATTAACAGTTAACGCGAATGGAACGACTTATGCTGATGCTGTATCTGGTAATTCAAATGGTAGTGTTACTGTTAATTTAACCAATGGAGCTACTATTGAGGCTACTTATAGTAAAGATAGCTCTTAGAGTGCAAGTGGAGAAAAAGCTGTAATTACCATTGAAAAACAAGAGAGTAGTACTTCTTGGTCTTATGGTTCTTCTACTTCTTACAGTGGAGGTAAAGGTGGTTATTCAGTTGGTACTCTAACTTTAAAAAATCCATCTACTATTTATGTTAATGCTGGAGGACAAGGCTCATCTAATAATACTACAAGTAGTAATGTAACGGTTTCAGGTGGTTTTAATGGTGGTGGTAATTCTAAAACTGGTTATTACCATGATGCTTTTACCACAGGTGGCGGAGGAGGACGGGCTTCTGATGTTCGTCTTGATTCTGATGATTTATATGCTAGAGTGATTGTTGCTGGTGGTGGCGGTGGAGCCGCTGGAGCAAATGATTCTTCTAAATATGGTGGTGGTGTAAACGGTGGCTCTCCTGTTTCTGGATTTGCTGCTTCCGCAACCACCGCAGGAACAAATGGTTCTTTTGGCACAGGTGGAAACCATACAGCAAGTTATAATTATAAATATCGTTCACGGGGCGGTGGTGGAGGTTGGTATGGAGGAGGCTGTGTTACTTCTTCTTCCGATTCTAATGCCGATACTATAAGAGGTAGTAATGGTGGTGGTTCTGGATATGTTTATACATCATCTACTGCTTCTAATTATCCATCTGGATGTAAATTAAACTCCACTCATTATTTAACAAGTGCAGAAACTCATGCTGGAAACACGTCCTTTACTTCTATAACAGATGGTATTAATGAAACTGGACATAGTGGTAATGGTTATGTTCGTATTACTGTTATTAAAATTGACTCGATAAATATTCCTTGTAAAGTTGATGGAGTTTGGAAGACAGGAGATACTGTAAAAGCTAAAATAGATGGATTATGGAAAGATGCTGAGGCTACTTATGTAAAAATAGACGGCGTATGGAAATAGCAATAATTTGTAATTATTTTTAAAGAAAGGAGTGGTAAAATGGCTGCATATAATAAAGAATTAAGAGACAGTACAGGTACTAATATTATTTATCCTTTAACTAAAGCAGGGAATGTATATATGGATGATAACACTACAGTACAAGCTTCTATGCCAATTGTAACTCTTAATGGTACAAAAACTACGACAGTCGGTATTTATGCTCCTATAGATTCTGGTACAAAGGGGCAAGTTTTGACTAGCAATGGAACTGGAGCGCCCGTTTGGGCTGCTGCAAGTACCGGTCCTGATATTCAGGTAAGTTCAACAGAACCTTCAAATCAGAAGAGTGGAGATTTTTGGTATCAAATAGTTTGATACAAATTAAAAAAGACATTACTATAATTAAATGTAATTCTACTTTCGTTTATTATGGGCGTTTACACAAAATTATATTTATTTATAGAGAAAGGAGTGACAGCTTTTAATGGTATTTAGGAAAGAAAAAGTAGTCTTTACCGCTGGTGGAACAAGAGAGTTTCATGTTCCAACCTCAGTTAGCATGGTTAAGCTTGAAGTTAAATCTGGAAGCGTAACGGTAGAAGGAAGGTTAACTCAAGATAGCGACTATGTTCAAATTTCTGGTGTTAAAGCCGATTTAACGAAGTCAGCGGTCGCTCCCAAGGGAATTACTTCTTTTGAAGTTGCACGGTATCATCAAATACGTTTATCTTATAGCGGTACTGACCCAGTAATTAGCGTAATGTTATAAGGGAGGGCTGAATTATGGCAAACGAAGCTATCTCTAATATTGCTTTACTGTATAGTATGGCAGCGCTATCTGGTGAAGGTGGTTCAGGCGGTGGAAGTGGTGGAACCGTATCCGTAAAGGTTCATGCTACATATACTATAGAATCTACAGAAGAAGCGCGAGTAGAAAACGTAGGTACAGAAAAAGATGTACAACTTGATTTTTATATTCCTAGGGGATTAGATGGAAAATCCTCTTAGTGGTACATTTCTGATGGCAAACCACGGTCTGCTGTTGAGGGAAGTACAGACGGAGATTTAATTTTATATACTACAGGAGATGTTTACAAAGTAATAAACGGAGTTCCTGTAGACCAGCATCTTAGCTTAAATGTAGGACAAAATGATGGTCCATATACTTATGCTGTAAAAGCTGGATTCAAAGGTAGTGAAGAAAAATTCCAAGAACTCTGGTTAGCATCGTTAAACAGTGGATATACCAACTCTATACTGGACGGTGGTGAAAGCGATTTCTCTGAATTTAATGTTCAGAATGATGGCGGTGAAGGAGACAGCAAGACTCATCATCTCAGAGTAGACGGAATAAACGAATTGGACGATTGATAAGTGACTGTGTAATTGTTCAATGAAGGCATGAGGTACAGATAAGTACAGTTTTGAAGTCTGAGAACAATAAGCACAAATCTTTCGACAAACAAGTATTTATGTGTTGAGTAAGAATAGTCGGACATTTTTAACAATTGTTAAGAATTAAAAGTGTGATTTTATTTGGTTGTAAACCACAAGATATAGGGGTGTTAATTTTACAACAACACCATATATGGTAGTCATCGCGTCCGACAATTTCTTACTCAAAAATATTTGTATTATTATTTATAAACCTATGAATATAATAGGTTTGTTTGTGTATTTTTATACACGCAAAGCCCATTACACAGGGGCTTTAATATTAATGGGAGACCTCCAATTATGCAAGAAATCTTGCAGAAATAGGGCATGATTGGGGGTAAATAGATGCGTTTTCGTTGCAGGAAAACGCCAGCTATACGAGCATTTTTTGTCCAAATTAGTTCTTCCCAAACGGAGGAATTGCTTACAGTTTTCCTATAACTTACAGTAAAATTTCATTGGAATATAGTTCAACATCAGCTACCACATACATAAGCGGAAATTATTCTTTTGCCCCATTTTCTTTTTGGAAGAAAAATAAAGACAATTTCTTGCGGTATTATTTTTCATATAGAGTATCCAATGCTTATGGTTCGAATCCATGGGAAACAAATAGCTTAATGCATCAAGAATTTGCCTATAAAATTGATTATTCAAAAATAGATAATTCTTCCGCATTTGTTAGCGAATTAATAACATTTAGTGGCTTTGGTCGTTCTGATTATTATAATAACCAATCAAATAAATATTATATGACTGGCGATACTGGAATAACTTCCCAAATTTACATTAAAAGAGAAGATGGTTCTTTTGTTACTTCTTAGTAGCCATTAGCTACTGATTCTCTTAATAATTGGCAAATTACGAAATTTTCAGCATCCGAATTAAATAATTTATATTCAACTTTTGTTAATGGAACTTATATGGTGACTATGACTGTTTATCTTAAAGGGGATGTAATAGAATAAGTGCAATTAAATGCCAATATCCTTGTCGATTCAAGTATTTCAGGCTGGCTCATCTCCGTCTTTATAGACTAGAACTGTCACTCCAACAACTTCAACTACAACATATTCTCCCAGTTCTGACTATGATGGTTTTTCAAGTTTTACTGTTAATGGAGATAGCAATTTTATAGCTTCTAACATTAAGAAAGGAACAACTATTTGGAATATAACAGGAACTTACAATGGCTTACAAGGATATAAGGGTTTTGCTCAAAAAATTACAATGGACTATGATTATTAGAAGTATTAGTTAGATTTAACTGGAGGAAATGGTTCTATTAACGAAGTATATTGTATTACCTTTTGTGTGTTGAGTAATGACATTAACAATACACCTACTAGTAATTATGCTTACTACGAAGGTTTTTTCATGAGTAACTCTATCACCTCTTCAGAGATGGGAACTATATCTTTTTTTGGATATAACCTTAATAATGAAATTCTTTATTTGCGGTCATATTCCACAAGTCATTTTTACACCTATCGCATAACAGATAATCGTTATTTAACTATTTGGGATAATGATAATTACTTTTTTTAGAAAAATATAACTTATTTTTTTTATGTGATTGGGAAATAAAAGTTGCTCCTTATTGCCTAAAATTTTGAGCGTCTTTTGTTAGAACCAGATTTTTGAATCTTAGCCAAAAACTTACTATAATAACGCAAGTTTTATAGAAATATCATCAGAAAGTATAGGATATGGTTTTACTACATTAGTGTTTAGTGAAATAAATTGGATGAATAAAGATATTAAACTTACAATAGACTTTTGGAACGAGCCATCAAACAGTGAGGGTTTTGCTTATATTCAAAGAAAAAATTATCGGTATGGTATAGGACAAAAAATATATGGTACTTCTACAATTACTAAATACGGAACTTTTTATGCGGTATCACCCGTTAACGCTTAGAGTGATATTTTTTATATCTTAAATCGGGAAAATTACACCGCAGATTGGAGTACTCCTTATTATCAAGAAGGTACTACAAATATTGTTTTTAGTTGTAGAGCTGAGTATCGGTATTTTGATTCAGGTAATTTTGCCATATTTTTTCCTTATGTTACCGTTTAGGACACTATTAAAAATAAAATAAGTTCTCTTCTCGCTAATAAAATTATTTATTTCAATTATACTTTTGACTCTTAAGTTGCTTAAATTTGCCCAAAATTTTGAGTGTCTCTGTATTAAATTCTGGCGGCAGTGCTAATCTGCAAACAAAATCTGTTTCTTTAACTTCTACCTCTGCTTAGACTTTTTCAAAAGATAGTGCTTATGATGGTATGAGTTCTATTACTGTTACTCCTAATTTACAAACTAAAAGTGTATCTTCTTCTACATCTGCTCAAACTATTACTCCTGACAGTGGGTATTGTCGGTTAAGACAAGTTAATATTTCTGCTTTTTCTGGACAAATTGTAGATTTTTATAATTATAATTTTTCCGAAAGCGATTTTACATATATGTACAATCAATACGACAACCTCAACCCCTATTACTATCAACTTACGAATCCACCATCGATAAATTGGGGAATAAAAGAAAAAGATAAAAAATTTGTTATTACCAGTATTAATATATAGGCGAATAACACAACAACTGGAGATTCACTTGTAACAATTGGTACAAATTTTTGTTGTCAAATGTCTACAAGTTATTTTCAAAATTCGTCTTTTGCTGATAATTGTACTTTATCTTATTTCACATCATCTTCTTCACAAGCATTTCAATTTCAAGGTCTTGTAACAATTTCCCCCACTGATACTATTAATTATTAGTTAACCGTTAATTTTAATTTTGATTAGACAGGATATAATTATTTTAAACTTTTTCCTTCTTTTGATACCCAATTATATATAAACGTCATTTAAAAGTTGCTTAAAATTGCCAAATTGATTGTCGATTTAGACCTTATCAGTCGGTAGTTCTCCCGCTCTATAGTCTAAAACGGTTTCTGCTTCAACAAACACAATAAATGTCACGCCTGATTCTGGTTATGATGGTTTAAACCAAATAACTTTAAATCCATATTTTGACTCTATTTCTTCTAATAGTAGCAAATCCGTTAATGATGGACAGTTAATAAAAGACTATACAAGCAGTTAGATTCATTTCACGTTGACAACTTATGTTACATTACCAATATTAAAATATGTCTATTGTTGTCATTATGGTGCAGATGTTGGTATGGGAATATGGGGTTCATCAGATTATTTTCATTTTACTATTACTTTTGGTACATTAATAACAAAAGATGCTGAATATTCTACATTAACAGGCGTTGAGCTTATGTATGGTAGTAATAATCCAACTCTTGTTCCATGTTTGGTAACTAACAATGTTTCTAACTTTTTTAATGGGCGAGAGAACAATTTATAGATAAATATTTATATATACAATTCATTGGAATATTTTTCTTATTGTACTAGTATTTTTTCTAATTTATCACTGTCTTATAATACTTTCTATTATTTTCAAGGTAAAAGTTGATTTAACATTGTTGCTTTCAATTGCCGAACTATTGGCTGTCTATGTTCAATCAGGAGGAGCTTCTCCAACATTATAGTCAAGAACTGTTACACCATCTTCAATTCAACAAACAATTTATCCTCAAAGTGGCTATGATGCTTTGACTTCTGTAATTGTTAATGGTGATAGTAATTTGGTTAGCGGTAATATTAAATCTGGAGTTTCTATATTCGGAGTAAATGGTGAATTAGCCAGTGACAGATTTTTTTGGATTTCAGATGAAGAATCTGATTTTACACTATCTGATAAAAAAATTTCAATTTCAGCATCAAATGTTTTTAGTGGATATAAATTTATGACTTTTAGTTACTATTGCCGAGATTATCTTTATATAGAAAATAGTATTGTTAGTTGTTTCATAACTAATCAATACGGCAGCACTTGGTTCGGCTATTATGGAATTAGTTATTCAGATGAGGTCTCAATAAAAGGTGCAAATAATAATTATCCATTTACAGGAACTATATCTGATTCTTTAATAGAAGTAAAAATTGCTTCTACTGGTATTGCTTCTAATTTTTTCTTCCAAACCCCTTCAACAGCTAACGGGTTAGTATGGATAACTCTTTTTAATTAAGGTTGCTCTTTATTGCCCGAACAACAATTAGTGTTCAAGTAAAATCCACGGGTAGTTCACCTACTCTTCAAACAAGATACGTAACTCCAAGTGCATCTACTCAATATATAAATCCTTAGACTGGATATGATGGATTGAATTAGTGCGTTGTTTATGGCGATTCTAATCTTGTTAGTGGGAATATTAAAAGTCGGGTTAGTATCTTTGGTGTGAATCGGAGTTATACAAGTAATTTTTACTCTATTAAAGTTGACCACAATTTGGAAAATGCTTACAATTTTAATTATTCTAATCTCAGCTTTTCGCCCGCTTACGTAGTTATACTAACAAGAGAAGCTTGGGACGATGATACTATTCATCAAAATATTGATAACCGTCGAGTTTTGAGTTGTTTTTTGTTTAAGAATGCTGAAGAAGGAGAGGCTTGCCGTTTTAATTATTTTTATTACACAAGTGATAGGGGACTACAAATAAATTGGAACTACTATTCTGGCGCAACAATTACTTGGACAAATAATTCTGTATCTTTAACCCAAGATAGATATATATTTTCTCCCTCTTCGGTTTATATATTTTGATTGCGCTTTAATGCCGAAATGTGAGCGTACAGGTAAAATCATCAGGTTCATCACCAACATTGCAATCTCGTACTGTAACACCTTCAAGTTCTACTCAATATATTACTCCTCAAAGTCGGTATGATGGTTTAAGTCAAGTTACTGTATAGGGAGATAGTAATTTGATTAGCTCTAATATTAAAAGCGGTATTAGTATATTTGGAGTCAGCGGTAGTTTAAGTTCTGCTGATTTTGTTGGACTTTGGGTAGTTCAAATAGGTAGTCGGACAATAAATTTAAGTATAACCAATCCATTTGGAAAAAAATTCAATCCAAGACTTATTTTTGCTTTGCATATAAAGTGTCAAAAAAGAAGACAGAACAATTCTTTATAGGAATAGATACTTCTTGCTAAAAGTTATAGCGATAATGTTGTAGGATATCCAGCAAGTACTTGGTCAGGGGAAGCAACATATTATGGTACAGATACGATATCAGCAAATTTAGTCAACCCTGAATATATAGTGACCACGACAGATTCTACAATAACTTTTACTTGTGATAATAATAACGATATTGGACAAAATACAGTGTATACTACTTCTGCAAACTATTTTATAATGCTATTGGTTAGAAGTACTTTTTATTAATCATAACGAAAGGAGGGAACACATGGCAACAACTAAAAACATTCTCATGAAGCAAAAAAATTCTTCTGATTATGATACTATTTATCCTATTATAGAGGAAACTTATACAAATGTTACCATGACTAGCGGTGGGTGGAGTAATTCTCAGTATAGCTTTGAGGATACTTATCCTAACGCAAAGTATAACATTTCTGTATCTGTGGCAAGTACGGCAAGTTCTGCTCAATTCGATGCTTTCGGTAAAGCTAAAATTGTCGGTAATGCAACTACTAATGTCGTTAAAGCTTTGGGTACTGTGCCTACTCAAGATATTCCTGTAATGTTGAAAATTACCAGAAAGGCTTAAGACTTCTGGGTTTTTAATATTGCTTTGTAAACTATAGTTTTAAAAACGATACTATAGTTTAATTAAAATTTTAATTAAATTATATAGCCTGAGAGTTGTTATGTTGGAAGATGTAATGACTCTTGGGCTTAATTAATATTGAGTTTTGTTTCAAATTTCTTCCCTTAAGTCAAAAGAAATTTAAAAGAGGATTCAGGATTATATATTAACGTCTTTTGATTAGAATTAAAACGTTGTTCTACTAAAAAACTAGTTCTTAGATAGAATAAACAATTAACCACATCTAATTATCCCAGTCAATACCAATTGATTCGCCTGAACCATTAGATACAGGTAAATAAACTGTAACAACCCCATTACTAACAGTTGTGGACATTTCTCGAAAATCGCCTATCACTATTTTTTCTGCTGAATCATATTGCACCACTGGAAAACCTTTCCTGAAGCTTCCTGTAGTATACCGATTTACTTTTAAATATAAATATCCATGTGTTGCATATCCGCTACTATAATTTTCAGCGTATTCGGGATAAATAAGAATTCCAACTATCTAACTTTCATCCTATAAGTTAGAATCGCCCGTGTCGAAAGTAAAACTTTGAGAAGAAGATGAATAACCTTCTCTATTGTACTGTCCTACAACAGCTTTTAAATTTCCCCGTGACACTAAATTTCCGGTTACTCCAAAAATAGTCACTCCATTTTTAATATTAGAACTTATTAAATTGGAATCTCCTGACACAGAAACACTTTCCAACCCACAATATCCAGAAGAAGGAGAAACTGATTGTGAATATGAAGCAGGAGTAACTGATTTTGTTTGAAGATTCGGCGTAACTGTTATGGAAGACATTCCATCGTAACCAGACTGCGGTGAAAATGTAGTTGCTGAGGTAGATGTAAGACTAACGCTTCTTGATTGTAAATTAGCTCCTCCTCCTTGAGTAAGAATTTCTACACTCATACTTTGCTCACCACCTTTAAAACAACAGGAATATCTGTTGATGTCGGAACTGTACCTAAAGCTTTAATTGTATTAGAAGTAGATGAACTTCCAATTTTAGCTTTTGTAAAAGCATCGAACTATGCAGATGTAGCTGTGGATGATACAGAAACAGATAAATTATATTTAGAATTTGGATAGGTGGATTCAAAACTATAGGTTTCACTTGACCAAGATGAGCCAGAGAGCGTGTAATTAACATATTGAACTGGTGGGCTGAATGGATATAATTTATCGTAAGACCGAGAATCATTCTTCTGTTGGATGAGAACATTCTTGTCAGCCATGGTTGACTCCCTTCTATGTATACAAATATAAAATTAAAAAGTATTGTTGTTTTGATAGTTTTTAATTCTATAATATTAAATGCATATATTAAAATAAATGATATTAATGGGAAAATAGGAGCGTTTCGTGCTACATTTAAATGGGCATTTAATTACAACTTAATTATACATTTTACTTCCAACGGAAAAAGCGGTCATATTACAAGAGAGGGTAACGTTTCTACTGTCTTGAATACTATATATTGAACTGAAAAGATACAAATAAAATTGTTTTTCGGAAATTATCTATACCCGCATAGCACCTTCAGATGGTGTAGATGTGTATAATTTCCAATTTCCTATAGCTGTTTTGTAAACTCCGCTACAAAATAAAAAACAAGCTGGTTGAGAAAACCGTGTGTTAGCGTTCCCAATTAATCCTTGCTATAGTAAGTATAAACACATAGATATCCGCTGTCCTAAATCATATAGCCAATAAGCTCCGTCATTAGCAGTGGTAAAAACCATTCTCAAAAAACCAACTTCCATAAAATTCTGTGGTCCAGTATTTCCAAGAGTTAATTTATATTTGATATAGTTTGTAGTTCTTTCATAAAACTCTGTTGTTCCATTAAAAACAGGGATTAGTCCAGAAGAGGCATTTGTGGGCTAATAAATATATTTACTAAATCCCTCTGTATATCCTTTAGAAACACTAGCGATATTTCCTCTAAAGGTTAAAGAAGGAGACTAAGAAGTATCTATTCCCTGTCCGCTATTTTGAACAAAAACAGCCACAAAGACTGGCAATAAGAGGCAACTTATATATATAAACGTAATTCCACAGAAGAAACTGTTATACTATTATAAAACCAATAATTATAAATAGAACGACTTTCAAATTTAATTGTAACCCCATTAGATTCTAATTGACCTGTATATATAATATTCATAACATTTATTATATTACTATAGCTAGAATCGTACAATGGATAATAACAATAAGCACCTCCCGCTTGTAAACTACCAGTGTTATATTTATTATATAACCATTGCGTAACACCAGAACTCATTAATAGGCCAGTTTTTATTGGAGACTAAGGAAATGATAAAAAAATAGAAATCCGACAAATTTTCTAAAGAATCATCTAATAATTATTATCCCAATTATAGTGGTAGGCATTCTATGTTGTTTCCTATGTTCCGTCTGACAATTTTAAAGTAGCTGAATAGTAGGAAGAATTATCATAATTGAAAATTATATTGGTAAATTTATAAAAAGTATATCCATAACCATTGCTGTCTATTGTTATTGTAGATAACCCATCATATCCAGAATCGGGCGAGATTGTCTAAGTATATATAAAACTTGATTTTGCTGTTTTTGACTGTAATTTAGGGTCAGAGCCTCCCGCCCCTTTAACTTCTACTGCCAAAACTTGTGGGCATTTAATTGCGACATTAAAATTAATCAATAACCCAAAAAACAGCAAACCAGTTAGCCTAATTAGAAAAAACCGAATCATGTCGATAATTAGTATCAGAACATTTCACGGTTAAAACATTCCCAGATATTGTTGCTATACTATTTAAATACAATCCCGAATAATCCCAAAAATAATTGTAATTTTTATCGACTCCAAAAGTATACCATGACCTCATTCTCCCTCCACAAAAACACCCATGTATGCACATTGTTTCTGGCATTTGATTTTCATTCGGAATAGAATACATTATAGCCCCTACATCTATGCTTGTAAGAATATTAGAAGGAAAAACTGCGTTATCATCGTTATCATATTTGATTGTAAAGCTAATAGTGTCTGTATTGCTACCTGTTACATCTCTTACACTAACTATTCTTCTATAAGAAGACGAATTTAAATTACCTGTTACTCCAAAGATGCTAACCCGATTTTTAATGTTTTCGGCTATCAAATTGTTATCCCGATTAACAGTAACTTGATTTAATCCATCATAACCAGAAGAAGCTGTTATATACTAAGTATTGGATGTTGGCATAATACTTTTATTTTGTAACAAAGGAGAGGACCGAGAAGATTGTACTTGTATACTCACATCTTGGGCAATTATAGACAACTTAGGGATTTGGTTTTAAAACGGTAAAATAAAAATTCTAGTAATAATTATTATTAATTTGGGCAACATTTGTTGATAAGCTAAGTATTAAACAATCTTCTTTAAAAAACAAGCTCTATATTTTATATGTTCTATCGCTGTCTTTTAATAAACTAACTCTTGTATATTTTTCATTACTTTCAATGTTACAACTGATTCCCATCTAATAAGTCGAAGTTTGCCTTATCTAAAAATAATACTAGTCCATATCTGTATAATGTCCACCGGCAAAAAAAAATAATTTGTAGTTTACTACTAATTGTGAAACAGGTTTTATATATTGATTATAAAAAGAAATGTAATTTTCCAAATAAATATCATCAATAATTATTTTTTGACCGTATTCGCCATTCCATATTACTTCAGTTTTCTCGTTGTTTTTAACCTTTCCTTGAAAATTAGCAATAATTAATTCATTATTTAAAAAAATAGAATTGCAATTTACGCTCAATCAACTAGGGCATTAAAATGCGACAGATTACTCGTAAAAAAAATTAACCGAAAGATATAATTGTTCCCCATCAGAGTTGTATTGTTGCCATTTTTTAAAATAATTGTATCCATCTGAATCCATTATAAAAAAGATTGTATAATTTAAATAATCTGTTGTTGGAGTTATAATATTTGCACTAATATATCTACACTTGCCGTTGGGGTCTCTAATACTAATACTATTTAAACTATGATTAGTCCAAATATATTCTATTTCTGAAGTAGAAGCCTCATCACTATAATAATCACTTCCCATTAAAGAAACATGGGCATATACTTTTTTTAATTGAGAAATATCAACGGGTAAATTTTCTAAACTAAGATTGTATGTATATGTGTGTGGCCAATATGTAAAAGCTGTTTTATTACTATATTCGTATGTTCCGCTATTTGCAGAAGCGTGAACGGAGAGGGTAAAATTCCTATAATAATCAGATATTTTAGATACAGTAACCTGTTTTAATCCGCAATAACCGCCATCTGGAACAACAATCTAAGAAGAAGTTGACGGATAAATAGTTTTATTCTAAAGATTAGGTGTAACACTAATACTAGATAATCCTTCATAACCAGAACTCGGATAAAAGGTTTGTGAAGATGTAGAAGTTAAATTTACATTTCTTGATTGTAAATTAGCTCCACCACCACTAGATTGAACTTGTATGCTCAAATAGTCGGCGAATTGGGGCAACTTAGACTGAATAAATATAAGCTAAAAAAACATAATAGGTTGTGTTCGTATTATAATAATACCAATCTCCATACATTTGAAAAGATGGAAAAGTAACAGTTCTTTTATCAGAAGAAACTGTAAAATCTTTTCCTAATCCAAACCTTACAAAATCAATATTCATACTGTTTCCACTTTTTTGACCATACTAACAAACTCCACATTCATAACTAGAGCCTCCATTATAATAAGACATGTGCATAACTGTAGGGGTTGAAGAGAAATTCGTTGAAGCTTTATATAAAGAATAAATAATATATCCCTCAATAGTAGAAATATTAGGACACCAACTTTGTAATGTAATAGTTAACGAATCTGTTGCTACAGTCGCCTTGCGGTCAACATAAAGGCAATTAGTATATGCAGCGTTTAAAGTGCCAGAAACATTAAAAATAGTGGTCCCTTTTCTTATATTGGAAGCGATTAAATTAGAATCACCATTCACAGTAACGGATGAAAATCCATCATAACCGCTACTTGATGCATAAATAGTCTAAGAAGATGTCGATGGAGTGATTGTTCTTGTGGTGAGATTAGCTGAACCACCAGCGCCTTTTACTTCTATGCTCAATTGGGTCGGCATATTTTGACAACATATATTTTTGAGAATTGTTTTGAGAACCTAAATCAAAAATTTTAGATTTTCAAAAGACCTCTCAAATACACCCACTTTACTTAAGTAAAGCTGTTGCGTTAGGGTTGAAAAATGCAACAAAAAACAGGCAAGTTGCGCGAAATTACTAATTAAACGCAACTTTGAGAAAAATGTGATTTGTTGCACGAAATAGCATCGAAAAATGTGCAAGATATCTTGCATGAAGGATTTAGATGCTATTGTGAGATAAATATAATAAATATTTGCTACTTGTGAAAGGAAGGAGAATAATTATGGGAAAAACAAAAATTTCACTTTTTGAAAGATTTAAGCGTGCCATGGAGAAAACTCCGACCATGAAAAAGTGGGGAATTATTTCTTGGATTGCTACTATAAGCCTGACTGTGCTGTTCGTTTTGTATATATTTTTCGGTCCAGTCGGCGCTGATACCACCTCTTTTGCTACTGTTGTAGGATTGTCTTGGGGTGAGGTTGCTGTATATAATGCGTGCTATTGTTTTAAAGAGCGTGCAGAAAATAGAATGAAGATAAGTCTGGCATTTATAAATCAATTGGCAGATAAATACGGTATAGAAGCAATTACTCCTATTATTCAAAGTATTATTTAGGAGTAAAAATTTAAAAGGAGAAAAAAATGAAATTATTAAAATGTCTTTTTACATAGAATAGATGTTATAAAAATGGAGTGAGAATTACTCCAAAAGGGATTATGGTTCATAGTACTGGGTGTAATAATCCTAATTTGAAAAGATATGCGCAACCATCTACTAATGATGGTAATTATAATGCTTTGATTTCACAGCTTGGCAAAAACAATGGCGGTACATCTTGGAATAATTCTGCTACCAATGTATGTGTTCATGCATTTATTGGCAAACTGGCTAATGGAGAAATCGCTACTGTTCAAACCTTGCCTTGGAATTATAAAGGTTGGCATTGTGGTAAGGGAAACAAAGGTAGCGCTAATAATACCCACGTCTCGGTGGAATTGTGTGAGGATGCGCTGACAGATGCTACTTATTTTAATAAAGTATATAAAGAGGCTGTTGAGTTCGCAGCTTATCTTTGCCAGCTTTACAATTTCGACCCATTAAAAGACGGAGTAATTATTGGACATTATGAAGGACACCAAAGAGGTATCGCTTCTAATCATGCTGACCCTCGTAATTGGTTTCCTCGTTTTGGCAAGAGTATGGACACTTTTAGACAAGATATTGCTGCTAAGATGGGTAAAAAGGTAACTCCTACTACCAACACTAATACTGAAACTACTGTGTCTTATTCTGGTATTGTTACCGCTTCTGTTTTGAGAATTCGTAAAGGTCCTTCTGTTTCTTCTTCTATTGCTGGAACTCTTAAAAAGGGAACGGGGGTCTCTATTATTCTTGAAGATAATGGTTGGGGTAAGTTGGCTGATGGTAGTGGTTGGGTAAGTTTAACTTATATTAAAAAGAATTCCACTCCAACGAGCACATTTAAAAATTACCGAGGTAAAATTACAGCATCTTCTGGTGTTAATATAAGAACTGGTGCTGGTACTAACTACAATAAAAATGGAGCTTTAACTTATAATTCTGTCGTAACTATTGTTAGTGAGAAAAAAGTCTCTGGTATAACTTGGGGTAAGTTAGCCGATGGTAGAGGTTGGATTAGCCTTGCTTATTTGAAAAAGATTTAATTTACGATATAAAAAGAGGGGGAGTGTTTAACCCTCCCTCTTACAGTTTAATTTTATTTAATCTTCTTCATCAAGGTTAAGAAGTCTATCTTTATATTCTTTTTCAATGCGTTCACGTTCTAACTTTTCTGCTTTGCGCTGATTTTTCTCTACAATACTTGGTCTAAAATACCCTCTTTTATCACAAAAACGTTTCATCGTAGAACGATTAACATGAAAAAGTTTTGCTACATCTGCGTAACAGTTGTCTTGTTCAACAATCAATGCCTTAATGGTCTCTTCGTATTGAGTTAACTTTGTACTTTCTCCTAAAGAACCTTTCGGTCTACCAAGCTTTACCCCACTTGCTTTTCTCATCGCAAGTGCTTCCTTGGTTCTCTGACTAATAAGATTACGTTCAATTTCAGCAGAAAGTCCAAAAGCAAATGCTAATACTTTGCTCTGAATGTCATCGCCTAATACAAATCCATCTTTGATTGTTCTTACTTGACAGCCTTTTTCCATACATAAAGAAAGAATGTCCATAATCATATAAAGACTTCTACCAAGACGAGAAATCTCAGAACAAATAATGATATCTCCACTTTGTACCTTTTTAAGAAGTTTTCCTAACTTACGTTTTTCAGGATTCTTTGTGCCAGAAATCGTTTCTTCAATCCAGCCATCAATTTTCATGCCGTGCTTTTCACAATATTGGTTGATTTCAAAACGTTGGTTCTCAACAGTCTGCTGGTCAGTACTTACTCGAATGTAACCAAAAGTCATAATTAAAAATCTCCTTGTTTATGGTATTTTTTAATTGGATTGTAAATTGATGATACCATAGAAAGGGGAAAAATTCAACAACTTAATAGGGAAATAATATGTCTTGTTTGTGCAGATTAATCAATTTTTTGCCGAAATTATCAATTGTTAATATTAATTTTAATATTAACATGATTAATATTCATTATAGAGGACATATTTTAATATAAGGAGTATAGAAATGGTCTATAAAATAATCGGTGATTTCAATACCGATAGCTTTGAATCAATGCTTTCTAAAATCGGAAAGTATTATAAATTTATCTATCAAGATGACAATCTTTATCTTGCTTTGGCTCAATATAAATTTAGAGATGAAGCTTATGCAACATTGAAAAAATCTTTAAAACCAGCTCGTAATTTTATTATTAGAGAAGTTAATGAGAAAAATATTATGAATGAAAATGATTTCGTTATTGAATGGTGTAGAGATAATTTGGTTGCAATAGAAAAACAAAGATATGAAATAGAAAAACAGAAGAAATTGAGAGATACTATGAAAGCTCTTGATAATTTTGAACATATTTTAGCTGAACAAGAAAAAGCTAAAAAGTCTACCAAGACTACAAATATTAATAAGAAGGGAGGAAATAATATTGGATAGTCCAAAAAAAAGAGGAAGACCCAAAAAGGTTGAATCGCCTAAAGCTGTTGTAAACGAAGAAGCTAAAATGATTACTATGACTCAGGATAAACCTGAAGAAGATATTTCACTAAAAGCTATACAACAAAGATGGGCTACTATTTTTGGTAAATACGCTTCTACTGGTTTTGATAATTTAGCTGGCGCTTGGGCTATGTCTTGGAGTCAATTGAATAACCCGTTTTTACAGAATCAGCGTATTAAACAAATTAATGCTAAAGCTCAAAAAGTTCAATCAGAAGACCTTCAAAATGCTTTGAATAACCCTGAAAACTCTGAAATGACTTTTTAGAGAATCAGTATGTGGTTGTATTATACTAATTATGTTTACAATATTTTAGTAAAACTTAATAGAGATACTCCCTTATTTAATTATTATTATATCCCAGAATATGTTGACTCGAAAGATATGTCTACTGAGGTTTTTAAAAAAGAAAGTCAAAAAGTAGATAAGATTTTAAAAGCTTTTAATCCAAATTTAACTTTAAAAACTATTACTACTCAGGTGAGTTTGGAAGGTAAGTCTTCTTACTTGCCTCGTACAAGTTATGATAAGAACGATGTTAATTTCTTTGTCATGCAGAAACTTAATACCGATATGGTTAAATTGATTGGTTTTGGTAGTAAACAATAGTTTACTATTGCTTTCAATATGGCAATTTTCCTTCAACCAGCTTATGATGTTAGTTAGTATCCTCAATTTATTCAAGATGTCTGGAATCAAATGTTGGAAACAGGAATTGTCGTTATAGATTAGAAAACTAAGAAAAAGAGAATTTCTCCTAAAGCTAAACTCCCCGATGGTCATATCTTGGAAAGCAATGGAGAAAACTATATGTACTGGGTAAGATTGCCTCAAGATTTGTGCTATACATTCTATTTTGATGGCTCTCATCCTAATGCGTTTCCTGATACTATTGGTTTGTTTGATGATTTGACAGACTTGGATGATTATAAATGGCTGCAAGCAAATTTATTGAGTAAGGGTGTTAACAGTGTTTTAACCGCAGAGGTTCCTCTTATTAAAGACCCTAAAGCTCGGTCCGATGCTACTGTTATTACCCCTGATACAATTCTTGGTTATCAGGATTACTTCGCGGAGAATATTTCAGGCAATATATTGCCTTTCTTCGCCCCATTTACTGAATTTGATTTGCATACCTTAGAAAATCAGCCTGAAGCAATGGATATCATTTATGATAGAACTAGAGATTTAATCGCTACTTCCGGTAACTCTGCTCTTATGAGTATTACTGATAAACCCTCTATCGCTTCTGTTAAGGCTTCTCAATATATTTAGGCTGCTAGAATTGATTACCTTACCAGACAATACGAAAGTTTCTTAAATGAAATGATTAATAAGAATTTTGATTTGAAATTCCAATGGAAAGTTTCTCTTTGGGGTGATATCTTTAATATTCGTGAGGATATTAAAATCCTTAGAGAACAAGTTGTGTCTGGCTTGGAAGGCTTTATTCCTAAACTTCTGTCGGCTAATGGTATGACTGTTGATGATTATCAACAAGCTAAAGCTTACCTTAAAGCTTTAGATATTAAAGTTGAAAAAGTCTTAGACCAAGAAAATTTAATCGCTAACCCTGTTGGTAGACCAAAGTTGAATGACGATGAGATTACCAATGATAATACTGGTAACTCTTCCAATGCTGGAACTAATGTTTCAGACATTAAGGAGTTTTCATATAATATCAAAAAGTGCCAAATTTGCGGAAAAGAACTGAATGAAGATGAAGATGTAATTTGTAACGAATGCTTGGAAGAAATGTATGAGTCTCGTATTAATGATATAAGCACGTTTACTCATATGATTCCAAAGAAAGTAAAGGATTGAAAGTGTGAATTTGATTAAAACATTTAAAGAGGAAAAGTGGCGTATTAAAGAAAACCACGCAAATTTTGAAACTTGCTGTAATCATAATCCTTTAGACTCTAATACCACGTTGCAAAAAAGCACAAAAAAATTAATGGTTTCTCCTGATAAATAGTTTTACATTTGTTCACAATGTCAAAAATGTTTCGTCTTTAATATGGACGAAAAGGGAGAATTAATAATTGAGAAAGCTTGATTGTTCCCTTTTTTCAGTCTTTCGTAAAGGAGGTCGATTAAATTGGACCCTACAATTATAATTGCTATAATTTCCTTTATCGGAACTTGTGTTGGTACTATTGGCGGTATTATTACCACTAATAAATTAACCAATTATAAAATCGAGCAGTTGCAACGCAAAGTGGATGCTCACAATAATCTAATTACTCGTACCTATGAGTTGGAAAAGAATATGGGAATTGTTTTCCAGAAAATCGAAGAAAATAAATCTGATATTCAAGATATCAAAAAAGATGTCAAAGGAATTATGGAGAAACTATAAAAAGGAAAGTGAGAGGACAATAATATGGTAAGTAATAATTATACGCCAGAGATTGTCGAAGCTTTAAATGATTTGTTAGGAAGCTTCTTTCAAATGAATTCTATCGCTGATAATATGGCTTATGCTCTTGATTGCGAGCTTAATTGCCCCTGCGCTTCTTAGGTGTTTCACTTGAAATTCGCTCATGTGTTTCCAAGTGATACCTTCGCAGATAAATTGAGTGAAGTAATGATTCAAGAAGGTATTCGCCCTATTCGTAAACCTCTTAATGGTAATGAAGATATTTATGAAAATATCGAATTGCTGTTTAATGATACCTACACAGAAATGGATTCTTTGAAGAGAAAAATTCTTGATACTATTGAATTTTTAGATTACAACAAGTCATGTAAGGTTTTTGTAATTGTTCTGGAAAATATGACAGAAGTTGCTAGCTCTCTTCTCCATCAATGTGATATTTGGAGACAAAAAGCTAAACTGTACAGCACTTCCCCTGAATTATTTGACGCTGAATTCGAAGGATTTACAAAAATCTAATTTGTAAAATAAGTTAACTATTCAAAATAGGATATTATACAATGGGCTATGTTTATTTTATAACCAATGGGGAAAATATTAAAATAGGATATACTAAAAATTCAGTTCAGAAAAGATTAAAACAATTAAATACTGGCAGTGATAAGCAATTATATATCTTAGGATATATGAAAGGCACTATGGCTGATGAGGAAAACCTTCATTCTAAGTTTTAGCAATATAAAATTAGAAATAATGGAGAATGGTTTGAGCCATCAGATGATATATTGGACTATATTAATGTAGTTAACCTTGTTCCTAATTGCTACGTTCGGAAGAACGAGGCTTGGAATGACAAAGTAATGGCTATGACTTCTATGTCATTGTCATTTACATCATGAGGAGAAAGGAGGAAGAAAAATATTGGATAAAAAAGTTCTGAAATTTGAACTTTCTCCGCAAAGTTTGAAAATTAAGAATGTGTTAAAAAATGACTTTATTGCTATCGACGTTTATGCAATTTCTGATGTCTACCCTAATAGAAATAACAGCTATTTTCCTGTGTCTGCTATGCAAAACGCTAAACCTACCTTTTATAATAAACCCGCTCTCGGCGCTTTTGATGTCGCTCATGATGATTTTAAAGCTCATGAAATGGAATATAGATGGGATAATGAGTTACAACAAGATTACTTTGACTTTACTAATGGTAAATGTGAAGTCCCACTTGGCGTAATTCGTGGCGAAGATTTGGTTGAAATTGTCGAACATGACGGTCAAACTTGGGTGCATTTTACTTGCGTCCTTTGGGCTAAATATGCTTACAAACAAGTTAAAAGATTGCTTAAGGATACTAAAAAGAAAATTTCTGTGGAAATAGAAGTCCTTGAAAGTCATATAGATGAAAATAAAGTCGAAGTAATAGATAAATTCATTTTTGATGGATTTACTATTCTTGGTTCTGCTGTTACTGAAGCTATCCCTAATGCACATTTAACCATTCTTGATAAAATTAATGACGCTGTTTATCAGAAACAGGAAAAATGTTTATCTTTCGCTTATAAAGAGTTGGAAGATAATAACAATAAAGATAAAAATTCTGGCTCTGATACAGATAATAAAAACGAGGATTTCGATTCCACTATTTCTGATAACGGAGTTGTTAATGAAAAAGTGGACGAAATCACAATGGATAATGAACAAAGAGGGGAGGAACCAAAAACAATGACCTATGAAGAGAAAAGACAACTTCTCGAATCTTTTCTGAATAGCGGTCTTGATGAGAATGCTTCTCATTATAGTGTCACGGAAATTAACGATAATGTTGTTTGCTTTAGCCTTGATGATGAAAATTTTAAGGCTACTTATAGCATCAACGAAGAAAATGTCGCTAATGTTGATATGGACGCTAAAGAAAAGATTGTACTCTCTAAGGATGAAAATCCTGAAGATGAGAGTGGTAAAGAGACTGAATCCAAGGAATGTGAATCTGAAGACGGCAAGTGCGAAGTCTGCGGTAACAACCCTTGCACTTGTGCGCATGAAGATGACGATGGTAATAAGGATGATGGTCATAAAGAGAATGAGTCTAAAGATGACAAAAATGATGATGACCATGACCATGATGATGATAATGATGATAACGACGATGATGATGGCAAAAAGGAAACCGAGGCTGAGGATAACGATGGTGAAAAGAAAGTCGAAAATTGCGAAGACTCCGCTCAGTTTGCTGCTACTGATGTAATTGTCGATGAATCTCATGCTGACCATGGACAGATTGAAGGTGAAGAGCTTGGTTCTCCTAAAGTTGATACTGATATCCTCAAAGAATACGATGATGGCAGTATTTTAATCGGTCAACCTTCTGGTGAAAGTAATGTTATTCAGGATACCCACTATGCTGTCGGCGATGAACAACTTACTGCTGATGAACTTTATGAGAGATTCAATACTCTTAATACCTCTTTCGCTGAACTGACTGAAAAGTATAACGCTCTTAATGCTCAGTTTAACGCAAAGAAAAATGCCGAACTTTATGCTTTGGCTTGCTCTTTGGTCGATTCTGAAGAAGACTTGACTGAGGAAAATGCTACTAATATTAAGGCATTTATGAAAGAAAATTGTGATAACAGTACTTATGCTTCCGATGAGGAACTTAATGAGGCTGTTGACCATAAAATTGCAGATGCTCTTTATGCTCAGAAGAAACTTAGTAGAAAAGCTAAGGAGAAAGAGTTCTCTGCTGATATCGTTAAGGATAAACCTGTTGTTACTGAAGTGAACGACAGCGCAAATAACCTTAAAAATGCAATGAAAAATCTTAACAAGATTTAATTAAAAAAGGAGGATAACTTTATTATGAAATTTATTGAGAAGATTTTGATGGCTTCTGAAGATGTTAAAAGCTATCTGGTTTCTGGCGTTTGCAAAGACAAGGAACTCGCTGATGGTTCTTTGGTTGAAATTGGCGACCTTATCGACCATGAGGTTTATAAGGGTCTGAAGGATATGAATACTCGTGAGATTAAGCCTTATGCTGGCACTGGTCGTGTCGGTATCGTTGACTATGTTGGTGTTTCTAAGGGCGAAATCATGGGCGTTATCTACAGTGAGGGTGTTAAGACTTGCGGTCTTCCTTGCCCTGCTGGTGCTCATACTCGTGTTCGTTGCCCCAAGCTTGGTGATGAGTTCTATCTCGGCGAAGATAATTTTGAGTCTGCTCCTACTGCTGGTCAGTTCGCCATCGCTGGCTCTGACGGTCAGTGGGCTCCTGCTGCTGTTGCTGCTGATGATAAGCTCTGCGTTAAGATTGAGTTTGGTAAGGATAAGATTATCGGTGTCAAAAACGAAGGTAAGAAGTTCTATTGCACCGTTATCCACGAGTAATTTTAAATTGTTCTTAAATAATTATTTTTGAATAACTTGAATAGTTTAAAATAAATATTGATATTTACTTTATGATTTTTATAAATTAATTAAGGAGGATTTTGTTGTTATGAAACAAATTTTTAGTTATAACAAATTCAATGAAGACATCGCTGATGGTCTTGTTGAAACTTGCTATTCTTTGGCTCAGAAGTCCATTGAGGGTAAGAATAACACCCCTGAGTATATTGAGGCTAATAAGACCTTTAACCAAGAGTTTATGAAGTATTGTGTTGAGAATGCTGGCATGAAGTGGAGCGGTCTCGATATGATTAAGAATCCTATGGTCTACAAGAAGAGTGGTTTCCTTGAGACTTTCGATACCATTCTTGCTGGTGCTATCACTCCTGTTGTGCCTACTGTTGCTGCGTCTGGTTATGAACAGCTTTATGATGTCACTCAGGTTGGTTTCGGTGATGTCGCTAAGTATGAAGTTGATAGCAATGAGCTCTTCATTGTGAATAGCCTTGCTGAAGGCATTGCTCGTGGTGGTGTTCAGACTGCTTCTAACACTGAGTATACTATTTCTGCTAAGAGAGAGCAGATTTCTCTCTATGTTGACTGGTATCATGTGGCTGCTGGCCGTCAGGACTGGGGTAAGCTTCTCCAGAAGATTGGTGCTTCTTTTGCCGCTTATATTCAGGCTCGTCTTGCTAAGGTAATGGCTTCTATCATTACCAATAACACTGATGTTGCTACTAACAATCAGGATGGTATCGCTGGCTATATGGCTAACGGCCTTACTGATGAAAACTGGCTCAAAGTTGCACGTTTGGTAAAACTTGCTAATGGCGGTGCTGATGTTTATGCTCTTGGTACTTCTATTGCTCTTGCTTCTGTCCTTCCTGACAGTGCAAAGGGCTTCCGTTATGGTGAGGATAGCGCTATTGTTAGAGATGGCTTCCTGCCTGATTACAAGAATGTTCCTATGATTGAATTGGGTAACGCTCTTGTTCCTAACACCATCAATGGTGAGCCTGAAGTCGTTCTTCCTGATGATATTATTTACATGCTTCCTCTTGGTATGAATAAGCCTATCAAGGTTGTCATGGAAGGTAATACTGTTTCTGTTGAGAAGGACCCCTTGTTTGCTGCTGACCATACTTACGGTTTCACCGTTGACATGCGTATGGGTATGGACGCTATTGTAGGTAGCAAGATTGGTGCTATTACTCTTAACTAATATCAAATTATAATCTAATTATAAATAATTAATTATAATAATTGGTTAATTTTGTAAATTCTGGTTGCTCCAGATATGTTTAAAAGGTTTAAAAGGAGATTGTAAAAAATGGCTGTAAATAAGAAAACTATTAAAAATACAGAAGAAGTTGTAAACGAAACTAATAAGGAACAAATTGCTGAGAATGCGGAGACTTCTGTTAAGGAGTCTCCTGCTACTCAGTCTTCTATCTCGTTAGAAGATATTCAAGCGATGATGGCAAAGTTCCAGTCTACAATTGAATCTTTGAGTAGTGAACTCAAGGAAGAGAAAGCAAAGAACGAAAAGTTGGCAGAAGCAATCAAAGAATCCACTTTGAATGATAGAGAGGGCGATACAGAAAGTTCTTTTAAGGCAAAAGAAGTACCGGATAATACTTCTAATACAACAGAAAGACTTCTGGAAATTCTTGGTAATAGAAAGAGTGACAAGGAAATTGTTATTGTTCATAATCGTGAGTTGCTTGGTGGGCTTTCAACCGCTATTCAGCTTACTGGTTTGACTATTAATTTCCATACTCTCGGTGAACAGCGTGTTCTTAGCTGGCAACAGTTTGAGGAATGTGTTTCCAAATATCGTAAGTGGTTCGATAAAGAAATTATTCTTTTGGCTCCCGAATTCGCCGATGTTGCGGAACGTTATAATGTATCTTGTTTGAAGAGAGAGGGTCATGCTGTTGTTACGAAGGGAGACCTCGTAAATATTTACAAGAAGAGTGAGCGTGAACTTGAGGATTACATGAATTCTTTGACTGAAGCTGATAAAGACTTTATTTGTTCTTACTGGCTTGGAAAGTGCTATGAAAATGATGCTAAATATCGTGTTAGAAGTAAAGTTGAGCTTCTGAACAGAATTTCTAACAAGGGTGTTTTTGACAATCTGTTGGCTCAAATGAATTTTGATTCAATAAGACATTAAACAAATAAGGAGGGTTTAAATGGGCATTTTGTTTAGTGATGTCTATCGAAAAGCAATAGCCTTATTTGATGACCCAAGGATTACGACAGCGTATGAAACTAATCCTTTGCAATTTAATAAGATAATGTACACCTATTTGCAAAATGCAATATCTATGTTTAACAACCCTCTAAGCGTTTCTTTACGTTTATCTCAATATAAAGAACCAAAAGGTATCATGCAAGTTTTTGAAGGGGATGGTAAGAATAATAAATTCGAACTTGACCCTGAGTTTGAGATTCAGGATAATTCAATATATAATTATATTGAAGGAGAATTATTGGTGCAAGGCTCGATTGATAAAGAAGCTCACACTGTAGAATTCCCTGATGTGTTACCTGAAGGCAAGCAATATGCAGTTGAGCAATATTATGTTGGTGAATTTACTGACAATTTTGAAGGTTTAACTAACAAAAATGTAAATGGTACAAGTTTAGTGGTAGGTTATGTTAAAGATATTCTTGCTCGTTTGCTTGTAAAGGCATGGGGAGAAGAAGAACGCAATTTGTTATTAGATATTCGCAATTTAATGCAAGACAGCGATTTCAAGCTTATGTCTAATGACCGTATCTTAAAAGCGAAAAATGAATGGATAGACCAACTTGATTCAGAAATATACAATTATCAAAATAGACTTGCGTGGCAAATCCGTTTTATGGGTGGTAGTAAGTTTATAGGAAGGGGGTAAAGATGGATAAAGAAGCAAAGAACTTCAAAGTAGTTTTATCTATTAATGAGAAAATTATATGCTTAGAAGAAATAATTTCAAAATTGAAGAAAGTTCTTTATGTATATGACAAATCTCAAGAACCCGATTCCACTTATAATTACCGTGTGTATTGTGGTGGAATAATGATGTATGTTTCGTCAAGTAATATTCTTTTTGATGGTGAATTAGTAAGCATTATAATTAATATCAATGCTATTTTAACGAATCAATTAGATAAAGGACAGATTAAGAAGTTAATATTTGAATCAATCAATTATGCAGAGTATTTATTAAAGAAATACAAAAACGAAGGCTAAGGAGATTGTAGATTAAAATGGCGATTTTAAATACTACTGATATTATTGATAGCAGTATCATGCTCAAAGCTTGTTTAAAGCATAATATGGTTGGAGATAATTATTATATTCAAAATCTGCAATATAAACGCAATTAGGATTGGGAATATAGATATAATACTGTTGACATAGAAGAAGAAAAAGACCGACAAATTGAATACACAACCAAAATGCCTGAATATACACCTCTTGAAACTGTTGTTATAAGAAATGTTAAGGGTGAACGTGGTGAAGATTTGGGTACGGACTGGGCAGAAATTTCTTTTAGAGATTTGAAATATCCAAATCCTCTTGGAAAAAGATATCGTTTTTCTTTGGAATTTCAGGATTTAAGCGTTATGACAGAGGAAGAAAAACATTATAATACGAGTGTTTGGATTGCTATAAATAATTCTCCTATAAATCCACGGAATTCTTGTGTAATTCGTAGATGTAATGCTAATATTGCATTACTTGGGTCTTCAACAAACAGTCAAACAGATGCCACTGAAATAAGGTATGAGCCTATTGTACTGGAAAACGAATTGAAATATATGAACCAGTATTATAACAAAACTTTGGTAATACCTCAAGCTGAGTGGTATGTCACGATGCAATTAAATTATTTTTCAAATGCTGTTAAAATTAATAGCCGAGTTATTCTTGGTGGCACAGATTAGAACGACATTGAAAATAATGCTATATATAAAGTTAAAGCTGTTATAAAGAGTACATCCACCAAAACTTTTGCAAAAAGTGGTTTTACTGGATTAGAAGATATACCTTTCGTGGTCTTGGCGTTGGATAAAGATTTATGGAGCGCTAATGACGATGCTGTAACACGTGTCGCTAATAATGCTCCTTTATATCTTATTCCAAAAAAGGAAGACCTTCACGATGAGGAGTATCATATTACTCTTAAAGATTGTGACGATTATAAAATAATTCTTGGCAATAGCAAAGAATGTGAAACTGAATTAAGTTTCAAAGGTGGTACACTTCCCACTCACTTCGAGTACAAAGTTGTTTTAAATGGTATAAAAGAAGAAAATTGGTCTAAATATTATGAATTTGAACAAACTGGTGATAACACCTTTAAGATTAAAAATTTAAAAGCTTGCAATAGAGGTACATTAGATGTAATTGCTACTTGTATTGACCCTGATGTTGCAGGGGTTACTATTAGTGAGACTTTTAGTTTTAAATTGGGAGGTTTTTATTAATGTTAGATAGTAGTTATGCACCATCTGCATTTAACCGTTTTGTAAATTTAGATGGAGTAGAAGATAGAATAATTTATTATTTGTTATCTCCTAATAAAAAAACTCCTGAAGAATTAGAACAAACTCATATTATTTGGAAACTTTTATATTATAATGATGCAGATGCTCTTAATAGAGAATTGCCTACATATCAATAGATTACTTCTTTAATATGTTCTGATGATATAACACAAACCGACAAACGTATTTTTAGAAGTCCTCATTTTGAAGATGCTTGGACGGTTGAAAGTACGTTATTAAAAATTTATATCGACCAAATTATTCCTACAGATAGATACAAAGCTGTTGTTAACTTTGGAATTGATATAATTACACATAATAAATGTATTAATATCAATCCAAGTGATGATGATAAAACTTATCCTGTTGATACGGTTGACGGGGTTGAAATTCCTATTACTGGAAAAAGTCGTGTTTCTACTTTGTTAAAAGCTGTTTTGTTTTTGCTCAATGGCGCTCATGTACAGGGTGTTGGCAATTTAGAGTTTTCAACAATGATGAGTAGATTCCAATAGGCTCAATATGGAATTTGGAACAACAGAAATTTTGAAGGAATTAAAGTTGTATTAGGATGCTACATGAGTGGGGTGTCTTAATTGGCAATATCTAAAGAGTTACAAGCTAAAATGGAAATGTACGAACAAGCCTATTTCGGTCTGGATTTACCAGTACCATTTAAAAGCTTGTTAATTTATCCAGTTTTAACGAAAGATTACTATAATTTTTATGCTAATTTATCTTGTTTTACTCAAGATAAAAATATTAAAGAAATAAAAGTTGTAGATGAAAATGGAATAGAAACCACTAAAAAAGTGGCTAATCCTGAAGGTATTGGTATGTCTTATATGGCATATTTAATATAGAATATGGAAAACCAAGAATATGGGCCCATGGTTACTTCTTAGGTAATTAATATGTTCGAACTTGTGTTCCATGAAAAAAATGGTTTGTTTTGTCCTCATTGTGGATTCAAACGAACTTAGTTTGAAGTTATCAAAGAATATGCTAAATTTCAAGAAACATTACCTGATAATTTAAGCGAAACTGAAAAGAAAGTTAAAGCTCTTGAGTTTATTAATAATTATGCTATATGTCCAGAATGTAAAAGTAAAATGAGAGATATCTATGGAATTCAAACGGGTGCTAATGGCATGAAAAAATTATATATATACGATATAGTTTTAGAGCCTAAAGAACTTGATGAATTTATAGCTATTATCACGCATCAAAACATTTTAGATTATGATGGAGATAAGTATATTGACCCTAATTTAAGAGAAGAGATGGAATTAAAGGCGAGGATGTAGAACAAGAATTACACTTCTCCAAGTTTGGAAAAAATGCTTGTTTGTATATCTATTAGTTCTTCATATACTATGGAGATGTTAAAAGAACAAGTAAGTTTGAGAAAACTTTCTTTAATGCTAAAAACCATTGATGCTAAGGGGTATTATTATGCTTAGATTTAGGGTGCTATGTCTCGGATGGTTTAGTTCAAGGATGGAGACATTCACCATTGGATATTTACTGATAACAAGAAGGATATGTCTAAGGAAATCATGACAATGAATGATTTCCAAAAGAAGTTTGCTTCTGTTACATAATGGGGATTAATTTCTCCAACTGATTTAAATCAGGAAAAAAATGATTAAAATAAATAAGGAGGATATATATTATGTTATTTTTAGCTGGTGTAGGCCGCGCCACTCTTCTTGATGGCGAGCGCCTTGTCGCTACTGCAAATACCTTGATTGACTCTAGTATTACTATTGGTATTAGCTTCGAGGACCTGCGTGCTGGTATGGGCAATAAGCTTTATGGTCGTTATGCGCATACTTCTACTTTTGACCTCAAGCTGACCGATGCTATGTTCTCTCTTGAGTATCTTGCTATGAATACTGGTTCTGAGGTTGAACTTGGTGGTGACGCTATGAAAGATGAGAAGCTCACTGCTGATGCTACTGGTAAGGTTACTTTGTCTTATAAGGCTGTTCCTATGGTTGGTAACACCAATGTTTATGCTTATATTAAGAAGTCTGGCACTGATGAAGGTTATCAGCGTTATGCCGTTACTGGTGATGGTGTTAATGAAGTCGCTCTCGGTGAAGCTCTGAAGGACGCTGAAGTTTGTGTTCGTTATATGTATCATAATGACATTGCTTCTAAGATTACTATTAGCGCTAACTTCATTCCTAAGACTCTGACTTGCATTCTTGAGGCTAATCTTTACAACGGTGGTTCTTGTGATGTTGAGACCTCTACCCTTGCTGGTAAGGTTATCATCAAGGTTCCTCGTTTCATGCTCAATGGTTCTCAGGAACTCAGCATGAGCGCTTCTGGTGTTTCTAACACTTCCATTGAAGGTTCTGCTCTTGCTTCTGGTTGTGCTGGTTGTGATGGCGACGGTGTTTATGCTGAAATCGTTCAGGTTCTTGAGAATAAAACTGCTGCTGATATGTTCGCCAGTATTGTTATTGAGGACAAAAACCAGACCGCCAAGGCTGGCGATAAGATTGAACTTAACGTCTATGCTTGCCCTGTTGATGGCGCTCCTATTAAGCTGAATCCTGACCAGTATAGTGTTACTGTTACCACTGGTTCTAGCACTTATGCTAATGGTATTGTTACCGTTGCGGATACTAGTGTCGTTACTGTTAAGTTTGTACCTAATGACAAACTTTCCGACACTATGAATATTACTGTTGCTTAATTTAATTAACGAACAGGAGATTAAAATAAATGCTTTGCAGTAATGCACAGCAGGAAAATGGTGGAAGAATAACGTGCAGAGTCGATGGGAAAGAACCTCATCGGCTCTGTCCTTATCAAAAATATTGTCATTAGAAGTGCGCATGGGAAAATTCTCCTGCCATGACGAGCTGTGAGAGGAGATTAAGAAATGGATGAAATGAACAGCGCTTTTGATATTGAAGTTTCTCCAAAAAAAGAAAATAAAGAGAAGCAGATTCAATATAAGAAGTATGATAAAAACAAGCACAACAAGGAAATTGTAAAAGAAGAAATTGTTGAGCCTGTTAAGCAGGAGTTAAAAAGTGTCACTGAAAAAGAAGTTAAGCCTATTGCTGAAAAGTCTAAATTAAAAGAAGGTTGGGCAAGAGGTATTGTACATAGTAAGTGGAAGACTTCTGCTTGGGTAATTCTTGAAAATGGTATAGGTCTCACGATGAATGGTTTTGGTAAATACTCTATTGGTGAGACTGTTGAATTTGAATTGCCTTCTTGGTACAAAGATTTACAAAAGAGTAAGTAATGACAAATAAACTGAGGATGGGGTTAATCCCATCCTCTTTTTAGACGCGAAAGAGAATAAAAATATCATTTTATTTGGTAAAACAGGCGCATTTTTCCTAGTAAAATCAAGGATTTTGAAAAGCATCTTTTTGATGAAGATTTTATTTGACAAAGATTTTTCTCAAAGTCCTTGACAGAAACATTAATATTTGTTATTATATGTATACAAATAATAATGTTATAAATATATCGAGGCAAAAATCTACAATTAAAAAAATTGTATTATTTGTATTATAGAAATATAATATAAGTTCCTATAATAACGTAGGGGGTAAAGTATGAGTAAAAGCAAAGACAAGATTAGAGTAAGTTTTAAAAATTCTGGTGCAGCAGAAGATGTAACAGGTTCTTGTACAGTTATTACATGGGGAAAGCCAGAACGAACAATTCTTGTCGATTGTGGATTGGTACAAGGTAATCAGAGTCTTTTGAAAGAATATCAGGCTAATAGTGCAAGATTTACATTTAAAGAGAAGAATGTAGATTATGTATTTGTGACTCATTCGCACGTTGACCATTCAGGTCGTTTAAGCCTTTTAACCAAAAGAGGATTTGATGGAAAAATTATTGTGCCTGATGGCAATAAAGATTTAATTCGAGAATTGCAATTAGATAGTGCTAAGATTATGTTAAGAGATGTTGAAGATTTGTCTCGAAAACTTAAAAGGGAATATTCCCCAATTTATGAAGAGTCTGATGTAAAAGATATGCTTACTCATATTGAAGAGTATCCTTTTAAGCAAAGAATTAAATTAGACGATGAGGTAACATTTGAGTTTATTCCTTCTGGACATATTATCGGCGCTGCTCAATTGATTCTATATATCAAAAATGGTAGCGTTACTCGTAAAATAGCGTTTACTGGTGATTTAGGTAATATTAGAACTGAAACTTATTATGCAAATAAGTTTGAACCTATTCAAAACGCAAATTTGTTAGTGGGTGAATCTACTTATGCCAGCAAAGAAAAAAGTGCTAAAGCAAAAGATAGAGAAAAAGATTTAGAAAAGATTAAAGCTTTTGTGTATGATGTTTGCATTGATGGAAAAGGAAAGTTGCTTTTTCCTTCTTTCTCTTTAATGAGGAGTCAAGTAATTTTAACTATTCTTTACGAAATGTTTAAAGATGATAAGAATTTTAATATCCCTGTTTATGTTGGTTCTCCTTTAACTTGTAAAATTAATAAAATTTTTAATGAAATTTTAGAGGGCGAGCAACTTAAGAGATGGATTGAAGCTTCTTCATGGGATAAGGTTAAATTTATTAGCAATTATGAAGAAATAGAAGAAATTTTAGCAAAGTCCGACCCAGTGATATTTATCAGTTCCGCAGGAATGCTAAATGCTGGTTTTTCCGTGGGTATTGCTGAAAAACTTCTTCCAAGTGCCAAGAATGGTATTGCGTTTATTGGCTATTCTGTTGAAGGTTCTTTAGCTTGGAAGATTAAACAAAAGAAGACTAAGACTGTAGCTATTAATAGTAAACAAATTCCAAGTCGTTGTAGAGTAATTAATTTAAATAGTTTTTCAAGTCATATGCAAAGAGATGAACTTTGCGATTATTACAGTGGGGGGTTTGGAACTAGCGGTTATGGTAAAGTTGTTCTTCAGCATGGTAATATGAAAGACAGAGTTGAACTGAGTAAAACTTTGTCGGAGCTTATTAGTAAAAGAAATAGGACGGATAAGGTTGTTGTAGCCAACAAATCAACAGAGATTTTATTGTAATTAAATAATTGTATAAAAAGCTTTGCAAAGCTTTTTAAATAAACCTATTGACATAAGAGGTCAGGGTTGCCAGAGAAGTTGTATATTGGGCTACCATCCAGTGATGCAATGGAGGCTTATTAGGGTTGTCAGGTTTCCACAGGGTAGCAATTAAAACTGTCCGACCAACATACTTTCATGCGTGGTTTCAAACGGAAGAGAAAGGCGTTTTAAGGTGTCGGTATAAACCTTATCACCTTATATACCATGTTGTATATTTAGGCCAGCTACGAGGCATAGTCTTGCAGCTTTTTAATGTGGTGTCCATAAGCGCAGGATGAGGACTTAAAGAAAACCAAATTTACGGGTTCGTAAAGCGAGTCTGAGCCACATATCTCATGTACCATGTGTACAAGGAGTTCCTTAAGACGTTAGAGTTTAGTTTTAGCGTTTTATGCAATAAAGAAGAACAGGACAGGGAGTAATTAACCTTTTGTTAAAATCTTGTTTGTTTAACAATTACTGTTCCTTCAAATATATTTTTTTAATAAAATAAAAGGATTAAAAGGTATTAAAATGGATAAAATTAAGAATGATACTTTAGATGATTTGTTCTGTTTAGAGGAACTTGGTCCAGAAGCTAATTTACAGCTTCCAGACCCTATTTTAGTTTAGAAATATAGGTCACTTAAAAATAGGGAACTGTGGATAACCAAGGACATTGATGAAACTTTGTTTCAAGAAATGCAGCAAATTATTCGCTGGAACAAAGAAGATGCTGATAAAGATATTCCTGTTGAGAACCGTAAAAAGATTTTTATTTACGTTCATTCTTATGGCGGGGATTTGTATTCAGCGATGGGCTTTTTGTCTGTTATGAAGCTTTCTAAGACGCCTATCGTTACTGTTAATCTTGCTTGCGCTATGAGTTGCGGTGCCATGATTCTTATTAATGGTCATAAAGGTCATAGATATTGTTTAAAGAACTCTACGGCACTCCTGCATTCTGGTAGTGCTATGCAACGGGGTGATTTTAACGCAGTTCAACAGCAAAATCAGCAATATAAAAATTTGATTTCCAGAGTTCATAATAATATTATAGAAAACACCACTATTTCCAAGTCTACCTTAACTAAGAAGCTTAAGACTGATTGGTATTTGGATGACACTCAATAGTTGCAGTATTCTTTGGTTGACCATATTGTTGATGACATTTCACAGATTCTTAATTAAGGAGATTTAAAATGGCTTTAGTTACAGATAAAGTACCCGAAGGTTATCTTCGTGAAATGCGTCAATTAATGATGGATATTTCAAATGGTGACGCAACTTGGAGTAATGCAAACGATATTCGTAAAAAATATGGTTTGCCTTCTTTGACTATTGATACAATTCGTAGAGGTGCGTTGCTTTATTCTGAATTTAATGCTTCAGGATGGGTTAACGAACCTGTTAATAAAAACATTCCTACTAAGAATACTACTACTTTAGATAGTAACGGTGTGAGAACAAGTGAAAAATTCGTAGCTTTGTCAGAAGATGAGCTTACGGATAAAACAGCTCTTTTAAAAGCACACGGGTATAATCCAGTTCAGTTTGAATTGCTTAATGCTAAAAATAGTGTTTGGCAACAGGGGGATGGAAAGGGTGGTTTGAAGAATCTTTATTCTTCTCGTATTACTGTAAAGCCTACTGATTGTGGCTTAGATTTAGAAGAGCTTAGAAAATATTTTGAAGGTTTCAAGTCTCCTCGTAAGACAGAACATATTAGAGGAGATATTAGTAATAAACCAAATGTGGTTTTCTTTAGTCATCTTGATGTACATTTTGGTAGAATTTCTCAGCCCTATGAAACAGGGGTCGAGTATAATATGGAAATTGCAAGACAGAATATGCTTTCTACCACTAAGAAGATGATTGATTCTGTACATTGGAATAATGTGGGAAAGATTATTTATATGGTTGGTAACGATTATCTTAACAGTAGTTTTACTGGTTACACAACAAGTCAATCTCACATGCAGGATAACGAAGGAACTTTTAATACTATCTTCAAAAAAGGCACAGAAGCTTTGATTGAAGTTATAGATATGCTTAGTAGAGTGGCGCAAGTAGAAGTTGTATTTGTTTCTCGGAATCACTCTCGATTTGAAGAATTTGCATTAATGCAAATAATTGAAGCGTATTATAAAAATGTAGAAGAAGTTAAAGTTGATGCAACTCCTTTTCCAAGGAAATATATTAGAGTTGGCAAGACTCTTCTTGGTTTGACTCATGGTAGTGATGAAAAAGACCGTATTAATGGTTTGATGCAGACCGAAGCTAAAGAAGATTGGGGGCAGACATCTTATCATTATTGGTTGTGTGGTCATTTACATCACAATGATTGGGCTTTGAGAGAAAATTATGGCGTTTCTATTTTCATTCTTTCCGCCATGACAAAGATGGATAATTGGACTACAAAGAGTGGATATACTATGGCTGATGCTGGATGCATTGCTTTTGTTTTTGATTATGATAAAGGACTTAGTGATATTAAGTTCTATTATGTTTAACTAAAAATAAGAGAGAATTTATGGGTAAGAAAAATAAAAATTAGGCTTTTGATTAGTACAGAGATGATGAATCTGAGGAGAGAAAGCCTGTTAAGAAAAAATAGACAGTGAAGAAGAAAAAAGAAGAAGAGATTTTTGAATTCGAAGAGGATTACGAAAAGACTCGAAACAGAAATAGATATGAAAACCGTAAAAAGAAAAAGAAGCATTATGAAGATAATGACTACTATGACGGTTGGAATTGATTGCCCTTACTTAAAGTTTGTGGTTTAAAAAAGTTTTGAATGATTGAACTGGATAATCAACGTTCATGGGAAAAGAGATAGCTTAACTGAGTAAGGTTGGGCTATCTCTTTTTTTCCCATTCCAAAAAGGTTAAAAGAGGTGAAAAATGAATAAAGGAAAAGCTTTTGAAAAGGATTTTCAAGAAGCGGCTAAGAATGATGAACTGTTTGTGTTAAGATTACATGATACTTCTTTATCTTGGTAGCATGAAAAAACTTCAAGGTTTCAACCTGAGAACCCCTGTGATTTTTTGGTATATGAACTTCCCAATTTATTTGCTATTGAGTGCAAAAGCACTTGTTATAAATCTTTGACTATATAGAGAGACATAAAAGATAAAACCTCCAAGATGATTAAAGCTCATTAGATTAATAGTTTGGTTAAGTTTGCTCAATAGGAGGGGGTATTCGCTGGTTTTTTATTTAATTTTAGAGATGATGAAGACATTTCAAATAATGTAACTTATTGGTTATCTATATAGAATTTTAGCAAATTTTTATGTGAAAATGATAAACGGTCTATTAATAAATTAGATTGTATTCAATATGGAGCAATTATAATTGAGCAAAAAATAAAGAGGACTCATTATACTTATAATATAAAGAAAATGCTTGAAGATATTAGAAAGGAGGAAATTGAATAATGTACAATAAAATTTTTGATGAAGAAAAGTGGAAGCAAGTAAATTAGGAAAATAAAACCATTATGGAAGATTTTCTTCTTGAATATAAAGCGAGAAAAATGAAAGATTCTACTTTGAAATAGTACAAAAATGATTGCAGAATTATTCTTTTGTTTGTATTAGATAATTGTGGTAATAGACCTCTCACAGAATTAAGAAAGAAAGATTTTCGTAATTTAAGTTTGTGGTTAAGTGACACTTTGGGGGTATCTAATGCTCGTACTAATAGATTGATGTCATGTTGTCGTTCAATGCTTACATATGTTGAAGAGGATGATGATTATGATTATGATAACAATTTAGCAGCAAAAGTAAAAGGTCTTCCCAAAGAACATGTAAGAGATATTGTTTTTTTAGATGATAGCGTTATCTTAGAACTTGTTGAAAAGTTAATGGAAAAGAAAGATTACAAGAAAGCTACATTGGTTGCTTTACTTTACGATTGCGGTTCTCGTAAAAATGAAATTGCGCAAGTTGAAAAAGAAAGCTTTTATGATGAGAGCAAAAATCTTACTAACAAACTGATTGGAAAGCGCGGTAAAATTTATAGGGCAGTTTATCATTCTTTAACTAAGAAATGCGTTAAGAAATATTTAGAAGAGCGAGGAGAAGATGATGTAAAAGAACTGTTTATTACAGAGGGTGGTTTTCCTGCAAGGGCAGAGGTGCTTTATGATTGGATTATTTCTTTAAGACCAATAGTTGAGGAAATTACTGGTAAGCCTTCAAATCTCAACGTTCATACGTTTCGCCATAGCTTCATCCAGAATTTATCGGATGGAACGCATTATTTATGCAGGGAATAGAATTTAGGTAAAGTACCTCTTGATAAAATTAAATTATTAGTGAATCATTCTGATATTTCCACTACAGATTCTTATAGAAAAGATACCAGTCTTGAAGAGATTGGTGAACTGTTTGGAATTGACATGGATGAATAAAAGGATTAAAAGGAGAGAATAAAAATGGCAGATGAAAACAAACTTTTATCTGGTGAAAAACAGGGCGATTTGGCCCAAAATGAACAGAAAAACAAAGAAAAAGTTGAGAAAATTACTGTTGCAGAGCTTATTAGACAAACAAAAAAGTTTTTAAATGGCGAAATTACACCTGAAGAATTTTCTCAACTTGGAGATAATATGACAATTAGAAGTTATCTTCCTATTCTTGATAAAATGAAACTCATTATGATTTTAGTTTTTACCATTGAAAATGAAGATGTTGAGGACGCTTCCCTTAAGAGTGTTATTATGAAGAGACATCTGTTCTTTGATGTATTGCTTGGACAGTATGCAATGGTAGATGTTTCTGAAAAATCTTTGTGTACTTATACTTCTTATGATTTATTATATCCTTTGTTTTCTGAATTTATTTTAGGCTTTTGTAAAAAGGATTATGATGAATTTGTTGAAATGTTAAGAGATGCTATTAATTTTAACAATCTTAATAATTTCAGCGATATTTTTGAAAATCTTGATTATAAGGAATTGCAGAAAGTCGCTGATAAAAATAGAATGATGATTGATGCTCTTAAAGAAAGTAAGGAAATGGTTGAACATCTTAGAGAGCTTTATGGAGCCACTTCAGAAGAAAATAAGAAACTTACTAATGCACTTGAAAAGGCAGTTATTGATAAAATTAATGCCGAAGGTGCTAAGGAATTGGAAAGTAAAGAATCTTAATATAAAAAAGAAATATAAAGCTGCATCATTTTTTGGTGCAGCTTTTAAAATAAAATAAGGAGGTTAATATATGGAACAAGCGTTACCAAATGCAGTTTCAAACGCATTAAAGAAGGAAATAAAAGAAACTGTAGATGCAACTAAAAAGATGTTGCCAAGTAGAGTGATGGCAATTAAAATTGAATTGTTAAATAGTTATACAGCAATATATAAAAGTGTGTTTAAAAGTGTATTTGATAACTATTATGGAGATTTATATGACGAAGACTCTTTAATGTCTTCTTTGTATTTTGGACAAAATAGCGATGCTACACCTTATTGCACTTACAACACAGCGAAATTTAAATTTAGCAATAAGAACTATAGGGAAAAGAAAAAATTTAATCCTAATGCTGTATCAGAATCCACGGTAAAGAATTTTAGAAATGAAGACGAAGCTGCTGGATTATTTATTGATTAGTTTTTTTAGGATGATGATTAGGAGTTTTTATCTTCAAATGGTAAAATGGATGAAGATTCTCAAGAAGATGTACTTGCAGATGTTAGATTAGATTATTACAATTTTAATCCTACTAACCAAGGGATAGACCCAAGCGCATTACCTTCTATAGATGAAACCTATAGAGTAGCTCGTTTTAGAGCACAACAAGAATATGAAAAATAGTATCTGGTTGAATTGAAGCCAATGATTTATAAAAAATATGGAATTCAATTAAAATAAGGAGGAATAATACATGGAAGACTTACTGAAAAGTTTGGAATAGAGAGTAGAAGATATTCAAACTAAAGCGTATTCTGATATAAGAAAGACTTACGGTTTAGATGAAAAAGGTAAGAGTACTGGTTAGGCTATAGATACAAAGAAAGCCCAAGAAGCTACTAAGCGTCTAACTAATAATGGCACTCAAACTAACGATGTTATTGATATGTTGAATGCTCAAAGAGAGCAACAAATTTCTAATATGAAAAAGTCTACGGAGACTTTAAAAGCTAGTAGACAAGGGCAAAACAACAAGAACAAAAAGAAAATAGCTGTAAATGATGCTAAGAATCAATAGTTAGAACAACAGGGTATTGATTATATCAATTAGCAAGCTGATATGGCTATTGATATGATAAAACAAGCTGAAAATTTTCAAGGAAGTGTAGACGAGCAAAGGAAAGCTTATGAATTTATTTATCAAGCTTTGACACAAAAGGCACAAGAAAGAGGTCAAGAGCTTATAGATAGAGCAAAAAGACTTCAAGAAAAGAAATCTGGTTTTACGCCTATTGATACTTCTAAAGAAGAAGCCAAATTAGCTACTGCTGTTCAAAAAATGGCTGTAGATGTTGGTTTGTCTTTGAATTAGGGGATTACCAACACAGGAACAAAAAAGCCAACTGTTGCAAAAGCCACAAAAAGCAAAACAGTTAAAATGCCAACAACTCCAAAAACAATGGTTAATAGTGCGGTTAAAGCTGATTTTGTAAAAGCCATTTCTTCTAAAGATTTTGATGCTTTTGATGGAGTGGAGGCTATAATTAATTAGCTTTCCAAATCTATTCAAACTTAGAGGAATGTTACTGAAGAAACGGCTAAAAAAGAGGCAGAAAAATACAGAAGCAGTTTTAATTTAATTGCTAAAAATTCTGGTGGAATTTCTGGAGCTTTGTCAAAATAGCAAATTGAATCTTTTGGTGGTACTTTTGCTTCTGACAAAGAAAATATTCAAGGTCATTCTGTTGAAGTCTATAAGAGTTTAGATGCTTTAATTAATGGCTTTAACGAAGGAGCGAAAGCTTCATTAACTGGTGCTGAATATAGGAACAGACAAAAAAGTAGAGCTGGACAAGATGTATCTAATATTACGGGTGGCGGTAATAAGGGATATGGTACTACTCGTGATGCCTTAGCAACATTTGTTGAAGAAGCAGAAAAGAAAGGTTATTCTGTTTATTTTAGAAGAAATGGTTCTGAAATTCAGGCTATGCTTCTTCCTTTAGACAAAGAATACAAATCAACAGATTGGAAAAAAGAGAATAATATAAAAGTATCTTTTGCAGTCGGTGATGGAACTGGTAGAATTGCTGGTGGTAGAATCAATCAAGCTGAAGTTGCGACAGAATTTATCCCCACTGGAAAATTAAAAGAAGATGGCACTCCTGAAGTAAAGGGTGTCAAAGTTATGGAAACTGCTGAAACTTTACAAGTTAAAGATGCAACTTCTATTTTAAGAAATATAGATTTTACCAAATATTCTTCAGACCAAATTTCTCATCGTTTACAATCAGGTGCAAATAGAGCTATTAATAAAGTATCTTCTGTTACGATGGGTTCTGAAGCAAGAGAAGACATCCAAGATTCTAATACTCGCTATTCTGGTAAATTAACTGAATTAGAAGCTATGCGTTCTACTCAATATAGTATCGCTAGAGAAATTCAGTCTACTCTTAATCAAAAAGATGTTAAAGAGGCATTAAGTGGCTATTTTACAGGAAATAACGAAGGGTATAAAGCAAATTACAATGCTTTTGACCCAAGTAAAGAATTAACTGACGCTATGGCTAATGCTTGGGCGTTGGCTATGAAAGAAAATTTAGACCCAGATACTATAGCTGATGAACTGGTTAAATTCATTATGACCAGTGATGCTTTTAAATATTATAGAAAAGCGGCTAAAGAAATTGGTGCGGCGATGCCAAGCGATTATACTGGTGAATCCGAGGGTAAATTTGCTCTTGGTAAAAATTACACCGTATCTTCAAGACAATATGTTCCTTTTGGTCAAGGTATAGACGCAACTCAAAGAAGTTTATCTCAGGCTTTTGATACTTTAAGATTGTCTGAAAAAGCTCTTGCAAGTAGAGAAGCATCTTCTGATGCCATGAGTCAAGTTGTTACTACTACTCAGCAAGCTTTGGATGCTGGTATTGATAGAACAGATATCACACATAAGAGATATAAGAGTTATGGTTTAACTCAAAAAGAATTTGATGAAACTGAAAGAGCGTACTATCAATCTTTCAATCCTCAAATGGCTGGTGAAAGCGATAAAGATTATACACATAGAATAGATTCTATGTTGAAAGATATGACCGATGTTGCTTTAGTTACAGACAAGATTATTGCTGAAACTGAAAGTATTCAAAGGAATGTGTCTAAGGCTACCAATACTGAAGATATTGTTTTAGATTTCTTAAATCAGTTTGGTGTAGATATTGATAGTCTTGCTTCTGGCGATTATCAAACTGGTTCAGTTATTGATATTAATCAAACAGTTGGCAAAGACCAGTTTAAGATGTTCTCTAAAGATTTCTCTGTAAATGAGGGGGATTTACTGGTTGGTCTTGAGAAAACTGATAACGGTTGGAAATTACTGGTTGACAGACTTAGACAAGTTGAACAAGGTGTAAAGCTTGTTGATGAAGGTGGTAGACGTTTAACTGCTGATGCAGAAAAACAACATGGAGTAAGTAAAGCTGATTTTGTTAAACAGTTTTGGGCTGCAAGAGGTAAGAATGCTATTGCTGATGCTGATTATTTGACTTTGCTGAATGATGATGTAAAAGAACGTAATTATTATTCTGAGTTCATGGGTCAAATAAACACCATTATTGATAAGGCTTTGGAACAAGGCTCTTCTCTTGAAAACATTTATAGTAATTTACCTCCTCTCCTTTAGAAGATGTTTGAAATTCAAACTGTAACGGGAGAGAATGGAGAAGAAAAGAAATTACTTGTTGATATTACCGATGAGAAAAATGGTGTTGTTACAAACAAGCGAGGCGAAGATGTTTTTGCTAATCCAGAGGAAACGTTAGCTTCTTTTAAGGGAATCGAACAATCTGCATTGGCAATCTTTAAACGGATTGGTAAGAGTGCTTCTGAAGCATAGGCAATATATGATTCTATTAAAGGATTAGCTTCTCTTGGCATTGGACAGCACAATATTTATCCTTATTCTAATGCTTCTGGTTATGGTAGTGCAAATACACTTGAAAGAGATGGACGTGTTACTGATGACTGGAAAGTAAGAAATGCAAGACAAAGAAGTTTAGATTATATTACTAAATCTGCTGCTGGTCAAAGTAATCTTAAAGATAGAGAAAAAGTTATTGCTGGTTTGAAGAGCTTAAAAGCTCAACAAAAAAAACAAGATAATACATATGGCAAAAAAGGTTTGGAGGCTCAAAAAGTTCGTAAGAATTTAATTGCAGCTAACAAATCTCTTAATAATGTTACAGATTATACCACTGTCAAAGGAACAAAAGATGTTGAATTTAGAGTTCAAGATGGTCAAGTAGTTCTTCAAGCTGGTGATTAGGTTTATTCTGATATTCTTACTGACATCAATGCTTTAAGACATTCTGGTAAGATAAGTGCGGAGGAATACCAAAACTTCGCTATGGAAAGAGCACGTCAACTTCAAAAAGAACTTTCTGCTTTAGAGGGTTCTGAAGGCGAAGCTTATGCTCGTGGTAATATTGTATTAAATCTTTCGGATTCTTCCATTGGTGGAAAGAAATATTTACTTGGTGATGCTGGTGCGGCTATGTCTCCTGATGGAGAATATTATTCTGGCGCTATTGATAGTGCCAACTCTGCATTGCTGCAAGCTGCTACAGAATCCCAAGAAGCTTTTGAAAAAGCGAAGCAATATGCGGCTGATGTGTATCATAAGATTGGTAATACAAAAGATTCCGAGCTGGTAAAACAAGCCACTCATAATTTTGTGCCTTACTCTGCTTTTTCTGTTGCGGCGGGTACTTCCAAACTTGCTGATTTAACTGACGAACAAGCTAATACGGTATATATTTTTTCTAAGAGATTAAAAGAGTTAATGAGTAGTGCTACTTCTGCTACTAAACAGGATAGACTTGAAAATGTTAATAGACTGTTTAGTACATTAATGGCAAAGTCTACTAAAGAGAGTGGACAAAGAGCTATTACTGCTATGTCCTTAAAGTCTCGGTTTGAAGATGGGAAATTTACTAATAAACTCTCCGAAGAGGATTTAAATCAAATCGAAGAAGAAATTATTGGTGCTATTATTGGTGAAATAAAGAGCGGCAATAATACTTTTACAACTGAAGTTGGTCGTTATCCTTATACTCAAGGCATGGAAGGGTATACCGCAAGACTGGGCTTAGATGAATCTGCTGGTGATACAATTAGAGTTAGTGCTGGTTTGGCTGAATTGTTCCGAGGAGACTTTGACGGTGATAAATTCCGTATGGCTCTTAAGGTATATGAACAATATGGTGAAGATGAAAAACTTGCAGAGGATTATATCTTAAAATACAATGATACTGTTGCAAGTATTATGAACCAGATTCAAAAGCAAAAAGCTCAAAGTAAAAAAGTTGATATAGATGGTAGTTGGAACAAGATTGCTCAAGACTTGTCTCAAAAGTGGAAGAACAAAGAAGCTTCCGAGCAAGCTAAAATGGCGTTTGAAAACGTCGGATTGTTCTCTGATGCCGCCACTAAGACAAGAGAATCTATGTATAAGACAGGATTTGCCGATAATAATGGTGCAACTTCTGCTGTACAATCCGCTCTTATTAGAGCTACTATGGAATCTTTTGAGCAAGATGCTATTTCTTCTAAAAAGATTTATGCCAGATTAATTGGTAAAGAAGGAATGAGCGAAGACCAAGCTTTATTAGCTGTTAAAGATTTGGTCAGTGCGATTCACGAAGGTCGTTTTGCTGATACTGATGACCAAAAAGGCTTTTTAACTATTGCAAAGAATCTTAATGTCCTTGATGAAGTAATGAGTGGTAAACAGTTTGAAACTGTTGCCTCTCAAATAATCGCTGGTGGAGATAAAGCTCAAATTGAGGCTCTTACAAAAATGGGAATAGCTTCTGTTGATAAGGAAGGTAAATTTGCTTCCTTTAACGGAGCAACCATGGCTAATCTTGTTGAAGCTTTTAATAGTTTTGAAGCTTATCTTAAGCCAATGGGGTTATCACTTAAAGATGCCACGAATTATTCTAAAGCATTAGACCCTTATCGCATGGTTAATGGAGAATTAAGAAAAGATAAAACTTATCTTAATGGCAATGGCGAATGGGTAAGAGCTTCTGAAGATGAAACAGAAGAAACTGTCGAAGGTTCTGTTATTAACGCAAAAGGCAATGTTATTGTTAATGCTCAGAATGGTAAAGTTGTTGTTAATGCTGGTAGTATTGATGTAAATGGTGCTACTGAAGTAAATACAAACGCTCCTACTGTGCAAATGAACCAATCTACTTCTCAGCCTAATTCTATTGATAAAGCTGCTAATTTGAGAGATGCTGGAGGAGAATGGGCTAAATTTATAGCGGCTGATGTTGTAAGTGAACTTGGTGAAGGTCATTCCAGAACAATGAAGGTCGGTGATAAGACTTATTCTTCCGAAGGGGGGAATCTTAGGTCTGTTACTCAAGTGACAACTGCGCCTTATGAAGATTACAGTAAATTCCCGAATACGACACAATCTGGTAATAAAGCTTCTGCTTTAGGTACATTTGCTCACGCTATTGTTGAAAACATCGACAATATGACTGATGAGTTAATGGAGCAATTAATAGATGAAGTTAGAAAATCGCCTCAACTTGGCGGCGCTGGTTTATCTGTAACAGCGGAAGATTTGCAACGCCAACAGGGTAGAGCCCGTGATGTTGTTAATGCTGCAAGAACATCTGGTGCGTTAAATAGTTCCACACTCAAGGAGCTTAAGCTTGGGGGCGTTATTGGTAATCGTGCATTTGCTGGTACTGCGGATGCTTTAACTTTTGGTCAAAAAGTTAATGGTAAATACGCAGATGTAACGGTTGCAGACTGGAAATTCTCTAATAGTGGTGGAGAAGATGACCCACGGATGCGTGCGGCTCGTGTTTTACAAGCAAGTACTTATCTTAGGATGGCTGAATCTGAATACAGTCAGGTTGTTGAAAAGTTAAAACAAGCTCAATCTGAAGGTAAATCTTTTGATAGTTTATCAAGTGATTTGAAAGTAAGAGTTGCTGAACTTGGATTCGAAGGCTTTGATAAAGACTCTGGAGCGGGAGATATTTCTGCTATTATTGAAGATGGCGAAGCTCGTGTTGAAGCTTTTGCTCGTTCTTTCGTGCAAATTATTAGAAGCTTTACAAAGGATGGTCAATCTTTCGTTGAAACAACTAAGGGTAAAGCTGCTTCTATGGCAACTGTTGCCGAAGGTCTTGAAAGAGGCTCTAAAGGACAAGGTATTCAACAGGATAAAATTCTTGCTGAATCTCAATTTGCTACCACTGGTTACTATCAGAATGGTGAAAAATTAAATAATAGACCTCAATTTATTACCGATAGAATAAATAGAAATGCAGGCATTCAAACTTCTCAAGGTAATAAAGATATTAAGGACTATCTTAATAATCTTAAGCAACAGATGAAGTTGCAAGAAGAGATTCAAAGAACAGATTTAAAAGTTAATAATTCTTCTGGATATGAAAAGATTGAGCAACAAAATATTCGTACCGCTTTAAGTGAACAATTGAATTTATTAAAGCAATAGGGTACTGTATATGCAGAAAGAGTTAAAGAACTTAAAGAAATGGGCTATAGTCAAGAAGCCATTAATAAGCTCGAACAACAGGAAGCTAATTTGCAAGCTCAACATCAAGTTAAGCTCACTAAAATTAATGCTACTTATAGAGAGCAAAAAGGTGTACTTGAAACTATAGGAAAGACATTTACTAACAGTTTTGCAAGATTGGTAAGTATTGATGTTGTTGCTAATCAATTAGCAATGACTGTTAGAAATATGTTTAATCAAATCATGAATAGTGCTAAATCTCTTAATGCAGTAATGGTTGACTTGCAGATTGCAAGTGGTTACAGCTATAAAGAGATTCAAAGCATGATGCTTGATTTTAATACATTAGCTCGTAAAGTCGGTAAGAGTACAGAGGAAGTTGCTACGGCGGCTAACGACTGGCTCCGTGCTGGTTACGAAGGACAAGAAGCTTCTCAGCTTGTTGAAAATTCCATGAATCTTAGTGTTCTTGGTATGATTGATTCTGCCAAAGCTACGGAATATTTAATTTCTGTTCTTAAGGGTTGGAAACTTTCTGTTGATGAAGTTGGAGAAGTTGTTGATAAATTAACTGTAACAAAATGCAGCGTATGTCAAGTAATTGGCATAGGACACAAACCTAAAAGCAGGTAATTCCTAAAGCCTTGCACCACAACGTAATCTGTGAAGATAAGCGTGATGGGACGAAAGTAGAAAAAACGCAAGGATAAATATATGGTTAAATCCTAAGTATTTGTAAATGGAAGTTCATGCAAGTATATAAGTATATTTACTTATAGCTTTCAACGACTATCTTTTGAAAGAAAGATAGAGCAATAAGGCTAATGATTGCTCGAAATGGTTTGCCCCTAATTTTAGGGTGAAGAAATAGTCTGGTCACGTCCTGAAAGGGAGTGGGTTAACAAACCGCATATAATAAAGCCGATTATATGTAAACATAACGCAGTTGATATGGCGGC